TTTAATATGTATAGGGTTAATCCGTAGATTATCACGCTTTCGTCTGTTAAATTGGTTTTTATATTGTTTTCTATTTTTTCTATGTTCATTTTTTTGTCCTCCTATAAAATGATGTGGGGGGGGGGGTTTATTGGTTGTCGATTACTCGTTCTAAGTAATTTATTTTTAGTTTCAATATTAAATATTCGTGTTCTAGATTGTCTCGTTGTTCTTTTAAAAGGCAGAGACCATCTAGGTCATCTAATAAGTAATTGTGTATTTTGTGTGGTATTTCTTTGACTTTTAAACCTTCTGTGAATTCTTTATCGAATTCTAAGTTTAATTTGTTGGTTTTTATTTGGAATTCTTTTTCTCGTATTGTGGCTTTTATTGTGTTTAATTCTTTGCCTTTTTTGTCTAATTGGGTTATTAATTCGTTTAATTCGTTTAAATTTTGGTTCATTTTTTTGTCCTCCTATATTACGGTTAAGTATACCGTTATTAAGAATATTGTTAATGTTGTTATGTATGTTATAAGGTTTGGGGTATGTATTGTGGTTATCCCGATGTCGTCTATTATTTCTATCATGATTTTTGTCTCCTTTATACCTATGGTATATACTATAATATGTATTGAATAATATATAAATGTTTTTAATTCATGATAGAATAGAACCATATCCACCACCATTTTAAATAAAATTACAATGAATAATTTTATATAAATACGTCTCATGTTTTCATTTTATTAATGATGGGATGTTGTTTAACAATAGAACCTCCTTTTTATCCTAAAAATTAGTCATTTGGTATACATGATTTAGTGTTTTTTTGTTTTTTTGTTTTTATAGAATCTTTTATATAGTAATGGATACATATTATATATTATACCACAAGTATTATAGAAGGTGAAAAACATGGTAAAAGAAATATACAACGAATATGGATTAATACCTTCCGATTTTGAAGGTTTAGAAGATGATGATTGGTATTTAATGGCAGAACTATTAGAAGAACAATTAACTAACTTATTCAACAATAAACAAGACGATAAACAATATGTAATCACAGGAATCCTCGGATTATGGGATGGTAAATACAAATGTTACTCAGAAAAAGTATTTACCTCCCTAAAAGACGCAATAGACGAATGTAGGCAAGGTGTGGACGACATTATCATTTATGAAGAAAAATATGGTAAACTATTCGTAGATGGTTTACACCATGATGGACGAAATACCTATGAAATAAAAGAATTATCCAAAAAAGGAATTAAAATGAAAGAAAACGGGTATAATAGAGACATTACAGAAGTAAAAGGTGCAACAAAGAATGTACGGTTTGTTAAATCGTATTGGTAATTGTTTTGTGTCTTTTTTCTTTCTTTTTTTTTGAAGGAATATTTATATACTAATGGATACATATTATATATTATACCACAAATATTATATTTTGTGGGAAATGAATGGAGAATCCGAAAATGAAAAACATCATATACGACCAAAAAAACACACCATACTTCTCAGGATGCATAGAATACGAATACCACGACTATCTAGCCGACGGTAAACTAGAATACCATTTCTGTTATGATAATGGCGATTTAATATCCGTCCACGTATTTCGAGTATTCAAAGATGAAAACGGTTTTTACTACAAACCACCCGAATTAGTCCGAGGAGAATTCTCCACGGATGCAAAAACAAAATTTAACGCAACATTTTGGAAAAAACTTCCATTACACGCAAATTTTGACACGGGAAAATGGACACGACTTAGTATTACCCGATGTGTAGGTGGAAATATGCACATGTGGCATGCATCAGAATCTGTAAAATTACATGTTTAATTCATTACTTATCCTTTTTTTTGAAAATTGTAAATTTTATTTTAAACATAATCCATAACCATGAATGCTCAAGAAATAAATCAACTACTAAACTCTTCAAAAAATAATTTTATGGAAAACGTAGAATTATATTTTGTGAATAATCTTCAATCCTCATCAGAACATGTTCTAAACAATCCCTTTTCTAATGATGTCTCCAAAAAACTTTTGCTAACATCAATTATTCAGGCAACTCTTTTAATCACTAGTATACTCTACATAATTTACACAACTCTTCAAAAAGAGGATAGGAATTGAATAAGAATTTGGTATTAATTTTTGGTGGTTTGTAATGGCATGGATGGATGATAAGATTAGGAGCAAGTCTTTGGAGTCGGATGTTCCTAATTATTATGAAAAAATAGTTAATAATCCTCAACAGAGAGAAATTACTTCTACTTTATCTTATCCGAGAGATAATGTTGCAGAAACAACAACACCCCTCATTGCTAATTTATTAAAACAATTATCCGAGAACTTAAATTTAACATATGATATAATACATAACATTGAAAAACAGTTAAACTCTGAGGGTACTACCGAGGGAACTATTCAGTTGAACATGGAACAGAACTATTTAAGTATTTTCACTGATAAAATAAATCCTTCCCTTTTACAACAAATAAAACCGTACCCATGGATAATGCTCAATAATAACAATAAGATAGAAGTACGGATTTTCATGGAAAATGAATCTGGTAATAAAAAAAAAGATAGAGGTTAGATGAAATTGAACCCTACTGCATATTGTAATGTTGAACAAGCAATAAGAATAATCATTAAGGAAACACCATCACTTTTTGAGATGATGGAAAATACTAAAGAAGAAATTTTATTACATGAAAAGGAATGGGATATTCATACCGATAAAGTAGGAGCAGATTTGGTGGAAACAATCACCTATAAAAATCATGATGTGGATGATATTCTACTTTGTGTAGGTGAATTAACATTAGCCGACACTGATTCAAAACAATTGTTAATTCAAGAATACCTTAATTCTGGAGACGAAGGTAGAAAAGTGCTCGAAATAGCCGAAGAGTTGTTGAAGGATGGGGGACAGAATTTTATGCATAAAATACTCATACTTTCAGATTCGTATATGGATGAGTTATATAATTTAGAACTTGTATTACAGGAAATGGTAGGTGAAAAAGTATGATGAAACATTATGAGTCTTATGATGAAGCTCACAGGTTATGTCGAGTGTTGTCTCATCATAAAAATTTGTTTACGGTGGAACCTGAGATAATTATTTATCCTGATGCATGGTATAATAAGTTTTTTGAAATTTTGTTGAGGGATAAAGATGATTCAACTAGAAATGTTGTTTTGAATGTGGATGAGTTGAGTAGGATTGTTGGGAAGTATATGTCTGATGGTTGGGTGCTCTCTGAGATGGTTTCTGATTCTGAGGATAATGGTTGTACTCCCCTTAGGTTAAAGTTTAAAGAGGTGTGATGTTATGTTCTTGTTTGTTAAGTGTTGTGTTAGTCTGATTGTGTCTTTGCTTTTAGTTACTGTGTTGTATCTGTGTGTGGATAGGTTGGTGTTTTCTGTGTTTTGCCATTCGTTGGATGAGGCTACTTCTTTGAATTTGATTTTTGTTGGTGTTTTGTTCGTGTTACTTTGTTTGGGTACTGTTGATACTGTTTTTGGTATTTTGTTTTATTTGCCTTGATTTCTTTTTTTTCTTGTTTTTCTTGTTTTTATTTTTTTTGTTTTATTGTGGATTGTAAACCTTTATATACTATAAGATACATATTAAATATTATACTACTAATATTATATATGGTAGTTTCAAACACCCAAAAAAAGGAGAGAAAACCACAATGGTAAACATAACATTCGATATGCACACCCTAAACCTCATGGAACAACACATAAACAACCAACACGAAACAATAAAACAACTAAAAATCCAAAACAACCTAAAATTATACGAACTAGAACTAATAAACGAAGAAGAACTATCCAAACGACTAACCCAAAACAAATAAAAAAAGGGAGACCACACACAATGGAAATAATAAGAATGATAAGCCAATATGCCAACCCTGAAGGCATAAAATACATCAAACAACGAGTAATAATATCACACAACAATGAATCACTACAATTCGACCTACAACGAGACAAATACACAAACATAATCACCGAAGTAAAACCACTATTCAACAAACAAAAACTAAAAACACAAAACCAACTAATTATCGCACAAGCCTTCGACAACGAAATAGACGCAGATTTGGACATAAATCTATTCATGTCCGAAGTAGGACAACCCCAAAAATTCCAAAAAACCGTATACATAAAAGACCAAAACGAATACGGCACACTATGGAACAAAGAACCAAAATGGTTAACCTATGAAATAATAATAAACACTGTAGAACCTAACATAAGTTAGGTTCCAACTTAACCCCCATATTAAGGAGGAGAATATCATGGAAAAAACATGTACAACATGTAAATATTATCAAATAATACACAACCCATACGCCCTATCAGGTTTCAGTAAAGAATACTGTAACAAACATGACGACAACCTACAATTCCTAGAAAACAAACCATGCGAACATTACCACAAACCTACACTCACAGATGAAACCATAACAGAAATAATAGAAATACACAAAGACAACATAGACACACTAAAACAAATAATCGACGGCAACAAAGAACTAACAGATGAACAATTAGACACATTACTGTACCACACACGAAAAATAGACACAACATTATCAAGACTAGAAAACAACTAAAAAAAAGAGAGGAGGCACCCATAAAATGGCAATAAGTAAATATGAACAGATTATAATAGAAAAATATGAAGAAGGGAGAGTAGGGAGAGTAATGAACCACAAAAACCAAAGTGAACTCACATCTCCCATCGCTTTATCTTATTTTCTGATAAATGTGAACGAAAATTATTACAAAATAGAGAACATTTACATTATCAACGAAAAAGGTGAAAAATTACTTAAATTAAAGACAGAGAACTTTAAGGATTTAACCCATGACAAAACAACTACTATAAAATTCAAAGGTAAAACTTACCGTCGACTCAAACCCAAGTATGATAAACAAAATTTCATAATTAAATCCACATCTAAGGGTTCAGTACATCAGAATCCTTATGATATTTACATTTACTACAAAAACATAGACTATGAATATAAGGGAAAAAAAGTGAAAAACATTTATGACCATGCAGGCGTGGATGTCAGATATAGTGATTTGGTGGAGAAGCATGTGGTTGGAGGTCAAGATGTGACTATATATGTTAAAAATTTGGTTAAAGGTAAATGGGAGTTAGAGAATAAAGTGAAGCAGATTATTAAACGAGACTTTTTGAGTGAGTGTGATATGTTCTGTCTTATGGATGAAGATGTTATTAAGTCTAAATGTGATGAGATTTTGAAGTTGAATCGGCAGATTCGTAGGATAAATGATATATTGATTAGTATGGCATCCGAATAATCTGATTCTTTTTTTATATTTTTTTTATTGTTTTTATGGTTTATTTTAATTGTATTTGTTGTGGTTTGTTGTGGTTTGTTTGCACGTTCTTTTGGTTATTTTTGATGTATATTTTTTTTTGTTTCGTTTATTCATAGTTACTCTATATGTCCTGTTGCTTTTTTAGTTTTTTGGGGATGTGGTTTGTTTGGTGTTGTGGTTTGGTAACCTTTATATACTATGTGATACATATTATATATTATACCACAAATATAATATTTTATTTGTGTAACAAGGAGTGACGAAAAATGGCAACAATAACCATAACCCCAATAACCCGCATAGAACGATTATTAGACATAAAATTGGATGTAATAATCACATCCGATTGTGAAATCACAATCCAATGTGATAAAAGATGTCGTCTATTATCCCACTTACTACACAAAGTAAATCTAGATGTCCACTGTGACAAATACGGATTCTTCAGTATAAACACGGAAGAAATCCCACTAAACAAACTACTAGACGGATTAAACATAATAGCCGACAATCCTCAATGGATAATACATTTCTGTGAAAAATACTATGAAAACGAATTTATGATGTCAACCACATTCGGAACACAAATCCCCGAAGAAACATCATAAAAAAAAGGAGGAGGGGAGAATTAGATTAAACACCCCCACCCCTAAAAAATACTAAAACATAAACTGGAGGAAAGCACACATGTTAAATGCACAAAAATTAAGACAAAAATACCAAACAGAAATTGAAAACCACAAAATAAACGGAAACACAATCAACGACATTTACACCCTACAAAATGAACTGATAGAAAAATCAGCAAGTGAAGGTAAAACATCCTGCAAATTTTACCCCCATGGAACAATATACGAAACATGGGAAGAAGAAATAAAAGCGTATTATGAAGATTTAGGTTTCACCTTCAGACTTAAAAACCGTAGTGGTGGCATATTTCAAGACAATATGGAAATATGTTGGTAAAAAAAACTGGAAAAAGCAGGTTGGTGAAAAACATGCAAAACCAAACAAAATATGAAACAATACTAGACGAAATAAAAGAAATTAACAATAAATACAATTTACTCGGATACCAAATAATGCTCCTAACCGATACCCTTGAAAGATTAGATAATGAGAGTGATGTTGGGGAGATAACTGATGAAATTTTTGATATGGTATTATCAACGGTTCGGAACACGCCGTATTACACGGATGAGTTCACAGAAACGGTTTATACTATTGTCAATGAGGTATTACCAGATATTGAAGCAGAAGTTGGTAGGAATATTGATATAGAAATGTGAAACGAATTATGGAGGATGGTGATATTTGATGACTCTTGAAGATAGGGTTAAATCTGAATTGGAGGCGTGTCCCTTTGAGTTAACGGATTCTCTTTTGGGGGATGTTGTTAAGTCTGTTAAAATGTTGTATGGTGTTAATCCTACTGAGCAACAGATTAGGGATGTTGTTAATGGGCTTCGTTTGTTTCAGTTGTCTTCTTTGTTAGACCATGTTGAGTGAGTTTTTTTTTGTTGTGGGAGATATTTTTATGGTTTGTCCAGACCCATGTAGTGTTTATTTTTTTTGTATTAGTTTCATTTTAATTCACTTCAAAATTTTTTTTTTTTAATATTTTTTTTTGGATAACCTTTAAATACTATATGGTATATACTATATATTATACCACAAGTATTATAATAAAAATATTTGTGAAAGGAAGGAGTGAAAAAAAATGAAATACACCAAATTATATCAAAACACACAAGAATTAAAAACGTTCATTGAAAAAAAACTCAAACAACAAATCGACTACGAAACATTACTACACAACATACAATCACATCTAACCCCTACGGAATTCAGAAAATACGTTGATTCAGACATGATTGACATATTCGAATTAACCCCTATAACTACTATGTTAGAATCAATAGAAGAAGGAACGGACTTCGAATCAAGTATAAATTCCACAAATGAAATAATAAATGGATACCCAATACAATGTAACGGCAAATACCATAACTGGGTAATAGGATTATCAGATTGCATGGACGAAACAGAACAAACAGAATTCTTAGAAAACCTAACAAAAAACTGGCAACAAAAATATCGTTCCTACAACGCAGACCAATTTTTTGAATTCTTAAAATCACTAAACCCATTAGTACCCCACTATGAAGGATTAGAAAATGATAAATACATTCAAATTTCCGAATACATGTATCAAAAAATACATGAAGACAACATCTTACAAAAAGACGAACTAGAATTCTACAACCAAGAAAAATACTTCGAAATTGTCCCCATACTTAACATGTTAGAAACGATTCAAGCGAAAGATGAACTAATATTATATAGTACTGAGAACATTAAAGAAAATTCCCTAATAAACTATCTTGATTCCGATTTAGATGTACTAAAAACCAAATGGAAAGATGCCTTTTTTGAATTTAAATGTCCTAATCAAACAGAAAATGCATCAGAATCAGAAAAATTGTCAGAAAATGTATCTATTCCATTTTCAATCAAAGATAATATAATATTTGACTTAGAAAATGAATTAGGAGAATGTTTGATTGATTCATTAAATCAAATGGACAAACAAATTCATTCCATTTCAGAAGGAGAAACAATCCGGTTTTATTATGATACCGAGACATTCCCCCACGAATTCAATGAACAATATGAAATGTGGATTTATGATTCATTTTTAGTATTCTTTGATAAAGATGATAAAACAAGATGTGCCTTTTATTTCATTAACAAAATAACTGATATTGTTAAAATATTCCAATCCCAAAAAGACATATCAGATTTGATAAAAGCCACTAATTAAACCCCTACTTTTTTTTTAAAATACTCAAATAATTTAAGGTTATTCTAAAATAAATAATGTTACCTTATAGAAAAACCATTTTTAAATCAATTACCCTACATCAAACATAATTTTTTTATAAACCAAACTATAATCCCTTAACCTTCAGAAAAAACACCACCCACCACCCTATAAAATTAATTGAAAAAAATGCAAAATACAAAAACAGAAAAATCCCTAAAAATCAAAAAATAAAAAAACACATTATCGCCCTTGAAAATTTAAAAACGTATTAATGTCCGACCAATGCTAAACTAACAACTCCCATAAAAAAAAAGATAAAAAAAGGGAATACACTCTCTAATATCCCCTAAACTACACTTAACTCCATATTTTCTAACAGAATTAATTGCATGTTATCATAGGAATAGTTTAATTTCTTACCTTCGTCATATTCTATGTTTAGAATTGTTTTGTTTTTGTTTACTCTTTTGAGCAATACTTTTTCTAGGTTGGATACTTTTTTCACAATATTTTTGGGAGTTTTGAATAATAAGTAATATTTCTTATCGCTCTTTTTGAAGTTTACGTCGATTATTGGTTCTTCATACATAATGCTTATTTTTTTTCTATTTCTTGAAGAGGTTTACATGGATTTTTGTAGGGCGTGTTTCTGTGTGTGTTATTTTTGTTGGTTCTAAATGTGCATGCTCCTCATTGTCAATTTGTTTTGTGAGGATTATTTCGTCTTTGATGTTGGGTTCATCTTTTATTGTTGTGTTTACGGGGGTTTTGTTTTCTTTCATGTTCTTTTCACGTTTTATTTGTTTTTGCTACTACTTCTTATAATCAGGAATATATTTATATACTACTGGTATTATATATATTAATTGTACTTCAGTGTGAAGTATAATCACTAAAATGTTTCTAATCACATTTTTTTTAGTCTTTTAGTATGTTAGGTCTTTTTTATTTTTTTTAAAAAAAACCGATACCTTGTGTTTTTTGTATTAAAAAAAATTGTTTATTAAACCTTTAAAATTATACCTTAAAAAAGAATATACACCAAGTTATTGGGGAAAAATGGCAGATAACATAAGGAATAACAGTTTATATTCATTGTATGTGGTTTCTTATGTTCCTTCTCTTTTTTTTTCATTGTTCAAATCTTCTTCTATCAATTAACTCTTGTTTTTTACCTTTATTCCATCCACCACTTGCACTTTGGCTATGTCCCACTTGCTGTACATATCCTGTGATACGGTCGTACCATTCTACTTCTTTTGTTTCTCCACAATGTATGCAATTGTTTTGCAATCCTTTCATTAATGTTCCACATTTGTTACAATAGGATAATGCACTACTGTATGCCCAGAATCCAATGTCACTGTTATGACATATTTTATCAGTCAAACTTCTTAGGCTCTCTGGGTCACTGTAGGATTCTCCCATGAATGCATGGAATATGTGTCCACCTTGGGTTTTTGGATGGTATTCACTTTCTATTTTTATTTTTTCAGGTAATGAAAGTTCTGTGTCTACTGGTAAGTGGTTACTATTCGTATAATAACTTGCTTCCGTTCCACCATTGTATATTGCCTTGTCAGGGTACATTTTTCTATCCATCGTTGCAAATCGGTAAGCAGTACTTTCTGCGGGTGTTTGTATTATACTCCAACGGTAGGGTGTTTCACTCTTCAAGGTATTAATATGGTCATTAATGTAATCAATTACTTTATGTCCTAATTTGTTACTATTAGGGTCGGCTACACCTTTACCTGTGAGACTGATTAACATTTCATTTAATCCTACAAATCCAAAAGACAAAGTACTGTTTTCCACTTGGTAATAAGGTTTACCTTCAAACTCTTGTGTGAGGAAAGGTAATAATTTATATTCGTTCAAGCATTTCATTGCCCTTTCTCTACGGGTTAATAGGATGTTCTGTGCGTTTTCTAACTGTTCATCTAGTAAATCAAATAACTGTGTTTCGTCCTTGGCTCTGTACGCTAATCGTGGAAGATTTAATGTAACATATGCAAGGTTTCCACAACGGAGTGTGTCTGTTTCCCAGTCTCCAGTCCAGTTATCTGAGAGTCTTGTTCTGCAACCCATATAATTTGCGTGTTTGCCCATGTACTCGGGGAGCATGTTGATGTAGTAGGCAGTTCCGAACTTGGCGGATAAGTAATGTACTCTGTCAATGTCTTCTTCAAATTCGGGTTTAAGGCATTCTTCTCTTAAGTAATATATTGTGTTTGGGAAGAGGTGTGGTTTTCCATTGGCATCTCCTTTTAATAGTACTTCTGTGAACGCTCTTTGTATGAGTCTTACTTCTTTTTCATAGTCTCCATATACTCCGCACGCTTTTCCTCCTGGTCCATATGCTGTTTCGTTTTTGAGGAAGTCTGGTACTGTGAATTCTAATCCTACACTTGTGAATGGTACTTGTCCTCCACGTGCTGCATATGCCATGTTTAGGTTGTATATGAACATTTCAACGCATTGTTCTATTTGTTCGTATGGTAATCCGTGTGCAAATGGTGCCACGAATACGTTCCATAGACTGAATGCCTGTCCTCCACTCATGTTCTGTTGAGCTGCGAGTAGTATTTCTCCACTGTGGTTCATTACTGTTTCCATGTGTGTTGGTGGTCGTGCAATACTTGTGTGGTCTCCTGTTCCGTCTACTTTTAATCCGTATTTGATGAATAATCGTAGGTCGTGTTGGAGGCAGTTTAGTGGTCTGCTTGCGAAGTAGTCTAAGTCGTGTATGTGTAGGTCGCCGTTGAGGTGTGCGTCTGCGAGGTTGTGTGGTAGTATGTTTAGTAGTGTGTATTGTTTGAGTGATTCGTCGGCTACGTATTTGTGTATTGTTTCTGGGTTTTGCATCATGTTGGCGTTGTCTCTGTTTCCATTGTTGATTAGGTTTTCTATGTCGTATGATGTCATTCCCATTCGGGTGTGTTTTCGTCTTAGGCTTTCTAGTCCGTTTTCCATGAGTTTTGCGTTGGTTAGTTCTCGTATCATGGGGCTTGTTACATAGTTTAGGTCTATGTTTTGTAGTATGTTTTCGATGTCTGTTGCTATTTTTTTCGCGAGTTTTGGTGTGGTTTGTGTTTCTCGGGTTAGTGTTTCTGTTATTTTGTTTTTGTCGAATTGTTCTATTGTGTCTTTGTTTGTTCTTACTTTGATTGTTCTTGTATTTATCATGCTTTTTTTCCTATATTTCTTTTTTTTGCCCCATCTTTTGTTCGTTTCCCCTCTTTTTTTGGTGTTGTGGGAGGTGGATTGTTTTTTTTTTGTGGGGTGTCTTTTTTTATTTGATTGCTTTATTAGTTTATGTTGTTTGTTTTAATTTTTAGAATTGGTTTGTGTGTTATTGAACTTTTTTGGTGGTTGTGTGTTTCTTTTTGTGTTGTTTTTTTGGGATTGTTTTTGTTTTTAGGTGTTTTTTGTTTTGTTTTTTTGGGAGTTGGTTTTATGGTGTGGGAACGAATTGCTTTTTTTATGTTCTCGTAAAATTTAGTTTGTATACACATAGTATTGCAGAATTATTATTATTTTTTTTAATGAAAAAGAGAATTGTTATAGGAGTGCTGTTAATAAATGGTGATTACTTTTAAAAATGAAGATGTTATTTTGAATGTTTTAAATTTGAATGTTTTGGGTGATAATTTGAATTATTTAAGGTCTGTTTATGAGAATCGTCCCGAACCTTTTTCTAATGTGGTGTATTCCTTTTATTTGAAGTTGTCAGATAGCAAGTATTATTTTGAGCCGTTGTCTAAGGCGTATAGGTTGGTTCTTAAGACTGTTTATGATTTGTCTGTTCGTGGTTTGTTGAGAGATGATTCTGTTGATTATATTGTGGGTTTGGCAATGAAATTGTGTGGTGTTGAGGGTACTACTTTGTTTATGGGTCATGTTGATTTTAGAAGTAGTGATGGTCGTTTCATCATGGTTAAGGATTTTTCTAAGACTGTGAGGATTGTTCCTAAAAATTAGTTTTGTCTGCTATTTTTTTTTTGGGTGGGGATTGTGGTCTCCATTGAGGAGAAGGTAGTCTTACTCTTGTTCTTGTTTTTTTTATACCGTTATGTTTTGGAGATGGCGTTATAAAAATTGTAAAGAAAGGACGCTATCTTCTTCTCTGGAGATTGATTTAAAAACGAATTTCCTATCGATAGGGGATGTGATATTTGTTGTTATCACAGTTATTTGTTTTATTTTTTGTGTTTTATAAAGTTTGTGGTTCTTTTTTTACTGCTTTTTTTGTATTATGTTGTTTTTTTTATGTTTTATGATAAAGTATATATATGTTATTGTAGTATAAATAATATTATATACCTAAAGTATATATACAAATTTGTACAAAAAAAAGAATAAGAGCAAAGAACGAAGATGACACTAAAAGAAATACAAAACATCAAAATACAACACCCACCTTATATTAAAATACAAAACACAACACCCACAACAATCAAACATATACAGAGCAACTATAATAAAACACAACCATTCACTATAACTCTACTAATAGACAACATCCAATCATACCACTACAAAATAGCCAAAATAACCATACAAAAACAGAACCAAGAAGACAAAAGAATAACATTATACACAACAATGACCCAAACAATCATGGACATAATAATACCCGCCAACAAAGAAGTAGTACTCATAATAGACAATAACGTATGGTAACAACCCCCCACAAAAAAAAGATAATATAAAAGAGGCATGAAAGTACAATGACAAAAAAACAAAACAATAACATAACAACCATCACAGAAAAAATATATACAATATCACAAAAAAGAACACGAACCAACGGAGAAAAATACACATACCACAACTACACATTACTCATAGACTACAACATCATTGAATTACTTGGAGCGAAGACCCATATCTACATGTACAAAGAAAACAATAAAATATACATCACCTCGGAGCAACCGGATGGGAGTGTATTATCTAAGAAACTAAGACTCAACCAACAAGTAGGCACACCCAAAAATAAACCAGACAAGAGAAGACATTCCTTCATAGTACCTAAACTCTTCTTCAAAAATGCATCACAGAATTACATGAAATTCACAATACATCACAACATAAAAGACAGATTCTCCAACAAACCCTTAACAGAATTACAACTACAAACAGAAAAAGCAGAATAAGAATTTCGCCCAAAAGGAGAAGAGATATGAAGAATTCAATGTTTCTCCCATCCAATAAATTAAAATGAAATAAACACAATATACTTTATTATAAACTATAATATGAGGTGCAAATTATTATGAAAAAAATAAACAATATCAAAACAACAAATGAATATGGATTAATAACCACAATAAACAACAACTCACTTAAAACAAAAATCGAATGGAACTTACCCAAAGAAAAAGTAGAATACATGGGTACAATACCACTACACAAAATAACAGAAAAATAAAAAAAAAATAAGGAGGATGACAAATAGTCCTCATAAAAGAGAAGAGAGTAGGAGATTTGATTTAAAGATGAATCCAAAAAAAGAAAACAACCTAATCACCACCCTAAAACAAAAAATAATCCGTTATCAAAGAGCAAATAAGGAGTATTGGGATTCCATATATGACCTAGAACAATACACCACACAAAAAATAGGCAATGGAAAAAATAATGCCACAACCGAAGTAATAGATGACACAATACAACTACAAGTAAGTACAATCACAGATGAAATAAAACAACTAACAAATTATCTCACAAAAGAGAGCATACCTTTCGAATTAGAAGAAGAAAACAACATATTCCACTTAACAATAGGCATATATGATATGGTGTGGGATGAAAAAAGGGAATATGCAACTTTTCAGAAATAACTGAAGTAAAAACAGAATAAAAAAAAATGGGGTTCAATGGGATGGGATATTAATTGAAAATCAAAAAATACCTTTACAAATACTCACAAAACAATGGCACATCGAATTATATTATCTACGTGAAAAACACGTATGTTGCTTCAAGAAGAACACTTGAAGAAATAACACCCATATACGAAGAGTGCAAAAACAACAAATTCTATGAGCCTCTAATGAAAAAAATCAAACAAAAATATGCAAAGAAAAAACACCACAAAAAACACCCAAACTCAATTTACATATACCAAAACCAAAACGGAACATACTTCATCCAAAAAGGAAAACAATACTTCTGCTCTTCAGATTCCTATGAAACCATACAAGAATACAAAAAACAACTAGAAAAAAATGGGTGGAATAAGGATGCATTAACCTACAATCACCGACAAAAACATAACTTACCACGATACATCCAATATGCCAAAAACAACACCTATCGCATAAGATACAATGGTGGACATTATGGAATATTTAAAACGATAGATGAAGCCGTTAATGAAAGAGACTTACTCATAAAAAACAATTGGGAATATGATTTCATAGACCTATACTAACAAAAAAAAAGATTGGGGAGATAAAAGAATAATATGCCACTAAAAATAAACAAACAAAAATGCACAGGAAAACAAAACTGTCCAAACAACGGAGTATGTGTTGCAATCTGTGCTCTAAACAACATAACCTTCCACGAAAATTACCCACAAATAAGTCAAGAATGTGCAGAATGTGAACTCTGTGCAATGAATTGTCCAACAGAGGCAATATACAGGGAGAAATAACAAATTATGATATTAACAAAAGAAGACTTCAAATTAAGTTACAACGATAAAAAAATAACATGTATCGCACTATTCGCCAGTATGCTCATCATATGCAACATACTCGCAACAAAAACAAGCCAAATTGGATTTCTAACAATAACCTCTGGGACAATATTGTTTCCATTCACCTACCTTCTTGGTGATGTTATCACAGAAGAATATGGTGAAAAAGTAATGATGAAAACAGTCCTTCTATCATTATTCGCTAATTTGATAATGATAGTTACGGGCATTATAGCTGTAGGATTACCTTATCCTTCAACATTCACGGCACAACCTCACTTTGAATATATATTTACTTTCGTGCCACGAATTGTTCTAGGTTCATACATCGGTTGCTACTGTGGACAATATGTTAACGCTCGTATGATGACAATTATGAAAGAAAAAACAAATGGAAAATACTTATTTGCAAGAACTATTGGTAGTACTATTGGTGGAGAATTAGTTGATACAATACTATTCCTAACTATAGGATTCCTTGGTACAATGTCTTTCTGGTCATTATGTGGCTTTGTAATGACACAATACATAACCAAAGTACTTATAGAAACAGTATTACAACCAGTAACTTATGAAGCAATTAAGTATGTGCAGAAAGAATAATTCGAATTTGGATGTATATATAACACATCCTATTCCACAATTTTCAAAAAAAAAAGTTAGGAACTTGATATGAAATGAGTTATGAACTGGCAAACAATACAATTGAACTTGATGGGAAAACTGTGTTAGTAATACATGAAGAAGAAAAGGCAAGCGATTATATTGAATTTTCAGTGACTGATGATATTATTATGGGTGTATTTCTCAATAAAAAAAACATAGTCCTCGGAATAAACACAAACTTATCTACTAATACTTACTCATCAAACAGATTGGTTGAAATATTCAGAGCAAAACAGGGTGTAGAAGAAACAACATCTCCCACAAACAAGGATAAATTCCTTGAATGGTGGAATAATGTGTGTTATAAAGAACCAAATTCGTTCACAGAAATAGCAGTCCCATACCATGAAATGAAATACCATTTCACCGAAACAATAGAAACAGACAAAACAGAAAATACCACCTGGTATGTTTACTATCTTAATCCTCCTATAGGATTGGAAGTTAAATTAGGTGATGACCACCTAGTATCTTACAGTTCTCAAAGAATCGAAAAAATAATGATTATCCAATCAAAAGAGGTTGATTACAACCTAATGATTTGCTTATACGATAAAACTGATTCCTTTGTTGAAGATATTGATATTCACACAAACCTGCCTCTTGAAGAAATTTCATTCATCTTTGAGTATGGTGATTTGCAATGTGCCCGTACGACCGATGAGGAACAGCAGTTATATGTGAGTTTATGGGAACAGTTAAGTCCATACAATTCTATCGATGAAAACAGAAAACTGTTGGAAGAATGGATAAAAAAACGAGATGGGGGTTGATTAAAAAAATGGAGTGGAGCAATGATATAATAACTATAAGTCTAATCTCACTGTTTTGTATAATTATAATCTGCATACTCTTTTATGTGTTACAATTCATAATCGGGTTGTTAATTGTAATCAGTATGGGTGGATAAAAACAATAGTTTGGTTAAAGTTGGAAAAAAAATATGCTTTTAAGTGAGTTTATATGAATTATACACTAAGGACAGTAAATATGATTGTTGGAGGAAAAAAGGATGGATAACGAAGATTTTATGGAATTTATTAATAATATGATGAGTAATAGTGGTTTGGATGAAATGACTTCAGAACTTCGAAAAGCAAATAAAAAAAGAATAAATGAAACAAGAGGTGATTTAATTGATTTTCTACAAGCAGACAGATATAAAATTATTATGGACCACCAACAAGCCCAAATAGGAATTCCTAAGTATTTGAGTTCTGACGAGTATAAAGATTCAATTGATTTGGCTTTAAAACTTTCACAATTGATAAGGTTGATGATGGAAGAGGAACAATTTTAGGGGTGTGCTGTTATGATGGATAATGAAAAAACTATGGAAGAAGTAAAACAATTAAGTGAAATTAATATGGATTTGGTATTTCAGATGGTAAATTTGTGTAACAAAATCACAAAGCAACTTTATAAAATGCCTCGGTACATAGATTTGGACAACGAGTCAAGGGGGGTTGTGAATGGTTTTGTAAGAAATCTGTTGTTGTATAATCATTATGCCAATAGTGATACGAATTGGAATCATAATCCTATGGAATATAGTTCTGAGGAATGGGACTGATTAGGATATTGCTTGGGTAGAAATATGAATTTACCCATGTACAAATATTTTAGAAAATATTGCAATGGTAGATTATATCCAAAATAAAGGTTTTATAATAAAGTATAATATGATGCTTATTAGTGTGGGAGGTTAAGACATTGGAAAAAGTTAGAAAATACATTAAAAAAATAGTGCCTGTAGAAGCCGTTCAATACAATGATGAATCGATTAAGGAATGGATTGGTGAAAGAGCTGTTATATCTTATGTTGATGAATTATGTATAACGGCTTCTCCCACAGATAAAAGGGTAATTGCCTCTTGCACTAAGGGTGATTATGTTGTGAAAGAGGAAGAATTGGATTATTACACAGTTAAAAAGGATTACTTCGAAAAAGCCTATGAACCATATGACGAATCAAAAGAAAATGAACAAATAAATACCCTAATTCATAATTTGGTGATGATAATGGATATTACAAAACCACATCTTGAAAATAAGGATTTGGAATTAATTCATACCATCGCTAATGACAGTATATGTAGATTGGAAGAGGTGGCACATTATCCAAACACAAAGGAAACTGGAGAAAAATAATGATGATATACTCTCCCAAACAAGATACACTCACACAATCCAAACACAACACCAATTTCAAAAGAATCTATGATGATGCAGTGATAGAACAATCATTATGGTACATTGGTGCTTCAAGATTATATCAGGTAAGAAATGCCAGTAAACATATCAAAAAGGAATTACTTATGGAAATGACTCAAGAAAATGAATACTTAATCCGAGTAGATATACAACATGAATGGATTCCTGAAAAAATGGAAACCAAATATAAATCAGAGTTCCACGTCCTTAGAAAAGTACAAAAAACCATACCAGAACAAACAATTACAAAATGGGTGGTGGTTGAATGAAAGATATGAATACAGAGTTTATGGAAAGAGAAGAGAGGAGAAGGGGATAATGGTAAACATAAAACCCATAAAATTATTAGAATACAACAAATGGAAATATAATAACCACTATGATGGCCCTGAAGATTATGGTGGAGCAGTATTCCATTTCTTAGAAAGGTGGTCTGAAAAGATGGAAAACTATATCACAAACAAACCCCGAGAAGCCATAATACCAATACTAACATATATTGCAGATGATTGTTCATACATGGTAGGAGATGGAATAACTGGATTCCAGTTTCACATGGCAAAAGAAATATTGGGAGAATTTTGGGAATATGGGTATGAACTGAAAATAGCTTATTCCATATCGGAAACTAAAAGAAGGTTCGATATTCGCAAGGAAATCGAATCAGAAAAAGTTAAGGAAGAAGATATTAGACCTGAACCCAAACTGATTGAAGAAAAGTGATGGGAATGATTAATTATAATTTGATACATTATTTACAAGGCAGAGCAAACAAAAGAGAATTGGATGAAAAAACAAGATACTGTTACATAACAACCAAATTAATTATCAAATATGAAAAATACAATGGAAACTACACTATAAACACATTAGAATCCCTCATATCTAAAAGATTACTATTTGAGTATGTAGATTTTAGAGCTGAATTGATAACAAAAAATAAGGTAGAGTACACGATTAACATGCCGGTTGAGATGTTACCTTACTTTATGGAAATATTATATGACCTTAGGCTAAATGACTATCCCTTTGTAATAGAACGTGAAAGTATAATACATAGCTATTCATGGGAGCGAATGCAAGATATTATATCTGAACCCAAAACGATTGAAGAAAATGAGGTGGGGATAAAATGAAAGATATATCCACAAATGAAAACCTTATTAAAAAGGGCAATGATGGAAAAACTTCATTATCTATAGAAAATATTGCCACAAAATACTCAATCAATGAGGAGTATGTTGAAATGTTATTTGCATCATGGGATACAAATGACTGGGAGGGAGTGAAACACATACTAATGGTATTTGAAGATACCATATCATTTGAAATTTATCCTCAGTTTCTAAAAGATATTCTAAAATATATCCACCAATGTCAATTCCCCTTACAAACTGAACCAAAAGAGGAAATGGATAAAATTGAATCCTTGAAAAACATAATATCTCTCCACCAGCACTATTACAAGTGGTATGTGGTAGATGAGTGTGGAACAACAGAGTGTAATCCTGAATTATCAGATAAGTTTTTCAAAATGTACATCACAAAAAAATTTAAAACAGAATTAATACTACGGGAACAACTTGAACTTTCAGAGAGTTGGGTTATTCACTTATCAGAAAATATACTGAAAATTTATGGTTGGGATAAATCTACTTTCTCAGATGTATCCAGATTATGGGCTTTGCTTGAAGAAATAGGATGGAACATTAACTGTGATGTGGATTTTAATGATGGTACTGTTAAATTTGTTGTGAAACTGAAGAACATGAAAGGAGAAGAATGAACATGAATGAACTAATACCTCTGGAAGAAGCCATGCATGATTATCAACAGGCAAGGGAGGATTATCTTAAAAAGGTAGAAGAAGCAGAGAACTTTTTCAAAATAGATAGACAAATATTTGAATCCATACTGCGAACACATTTCAATGCCTCAGAAGTATATGTGTCTGGAAATGAAGTCAAATTCATAAGGTATAACGATGAAGAACAAAAAAGACTCTATGAAGAAAATGGTGTGTTCTATGATAACATACCAGAAGAAGCAGAAGAGTTCCTAAAAACCAGGAAATATATTCATAAATATATTGAAGTTAATGAGGGTGTATTAAAGGAGGAAATCACTTTCAATATTGATTAAAAACGGATGGTAGTGTATTATGGGAGTTACTTATGAACGGTTGAAAAAGCTGAGGGAAAACAACAATTATACTCAAAAACAAGTTGCAGATTATTTAGGAATTAGCCCAAATACTTTTTCAAAAATGGAAAAAGGACGAAGAAACATGAACTCAGTCACTCTTGATAAATTATGTTTATTATACAATTGCTCATCAGAATATTTATTCGGAAAATCTGATGATTATACAGGAAATAATGAAACTGTTACAAATCGTGATAGGTTGAAAATTCCCTCAGATATTGAAAAAATTGATTTATTTGCAATTTCTAAAATGAATCAAGTAGCCAGATATTTAAAATTTTTAAGAAAAATTGAAGAGGAAATTGTTTTTGAAATGAGGGAAGTAGGTGATTAATAATGCATAAAAAGGAAAATATCCTAAGATGGATTCGTGATGAAATAAAAACAGACATCGGAGAATATGTGGAATATGATGGTTTTGGTTCTGTAAAAGGACAACTGCGACTCAATAGTACCTTGTTAGAACACATGAATTATCAACACAACAAATATATTCACATCATAAGATTTGAAAATGAACCTTTCACAGTGTACATGGATTACAGCAAAGATATGAAAAAACTGTATATTGAGCCAGATTATAGGGATGAACCTCCAGTATACAGGGGTGTTTCACAAAGGTTAATGAATGAATTAACACATTACTGTGGAATAAGTAATTATTTTGTTTCATGTGTCTATTATGATTATGAAGAAGCTTGTCTTTGTATACAAGAATGCAAATCCAATATCAATCCCCAATGTTTGACTGATTATGAATTGGATTATATTGCGAAGAAAGTTCTGGAAAGAATGGAAGATTATGAGGGTGAATATTGATGGATAAGATAAAATTGATAAACATAACCAAACTCAAAAACAAACTCATATATGGTCTTGACGATGATAGGGAATGTGCATTATGTGAATTATCATCCCCTAAAGGATGTCGTGCTGGAGATGAGTGTAACTTCCTTTTTGATGAAGATATACTTGATACAATACTGGAAGAATGTCAAATTTCAATGTCGGAGGGATTGAGTGAATAATGCCAAAAAAGATGACTATAGTTGAAAAATGGAAAGAACACAGAAAAAAACTCAAGGGTGCTGAATTACCGTACATACCTTACCTCGCAGAAGAACTTTGTATCTATGATGAAATAACGGAAGAAATACACAAGAACACGGAAGATGGAAAATTGTTAAGGTGGTTTGTCAATAATATAAGAAAATAATTCATGAAGGTTGGATAAATGACTAAAACAATACAAAAAACAAAAGACATCATCAAAGTCGAAGGATACATAACAGATGAAGAACTAATAACTCTAAGATGGTTTCACAGATGGACAGAAGCCAATGATGAGAAAGAGGAAACAGAGATAGAACATGTCATCAAACACAACCAAAAATACAACAATGAAAAATTCAATGAAATAATACAAGCCTTGATGACAGGATGGGACACAAAATTAATCAATACGTTACCGTTTGCAGACAGAACCTTGCTAACATTATTTGTGGTACTGTTATACACTGAGGAAGGTTTAAGTCTGGAGGAATGCCTTGACTTTTACTTCATTTCAGAAAACACTCCAAAAATTGAAACAGTACATGAGGAAAGTAAAAGAGAACCAGAGCATTTAAGGTACAAGGTAAAACTGAAAACTAAAATAGTGGGAACATTCAAGGAAGAGTTACAACTGAAAACAATAAATGAACTGCTCAAAGAAGGCAATCCTAACCAGTCATATGACAAAGAATATGTACAATTATATGAATATCATAAATGGTTAACCTCTGATTTTGGTATGGGAGATGATGAAATACAGTATCTTCAGTTCAATGAAAAACTGTTTGCAGTAATACCAATATCACATACAACAGTATTGTTACACTTATTGTACAACACTTGGATTGACTGTGAAGACCTTGAAGAATTAACAGAAACATTGGGAGTGGAAAACTACTCTATAAGTCCATTGAAGAATAGTGGAATAACCTATGACTCTAACAATACACACATTGATTCTCTGAGAATAACATTGGAGTTTGGTATTGGAAACCCATTCGATGAAGAGATAAACATATGGTGAAATAAAAAAATGATAACTGATGACATTGAAAACTATGAAAGAATAGTTTATGAATACAAGGATACTGAAAGATATGCAGATAGTGTGGAGGATAACTTGCTCCGTTTATCAAGGATGATAGAATACCTTGAACCTGTTCAGAACCAGTTGAAGAATATACTCATGGGATATTTTCTCAAAAAAGGGTTAAGTGATATTAAAAAGATAACCATTACCTCCGGAAGTATAGATGTAGTTATAGATAGGGAGTATGTGATTCATGATTCTGAGTTGGAAATCATTCAATCAGTAGGTAGACCCTTCTCAATATGGTTCAATGCTGATATTACAGTAACTTATGTTCTTGAAATAGGTGCTAAAAAAGATAATAAAGGTGACAACAATGGGGCATGAGAAGATAACTTCTGCTGAAGAAATCATTGAAGACCAGATAACAAGAATGAAGTACAAAATAGAAAATCCATACTATGACATGACTGATGACCAACTATTTCTGTTGTACGAAGCGAATCTATTACTATTTGAAGTGAATCAGAAAAAGATAAATGGTGAAATAGAAACTGAATTATCCGATGAAGAACTCTTCAAAGAAAAAATGGAAATATGTGAAATGCTTAGAAACGAGTCTTATGAATTAGAAAAGAGAGGAGTATTATGAAAAGTTGATAGGGGGCAACTATGAAATGACTGTATCTGAAGAAGATAAAAATTATTTCTCTGATTTGTTAGAAGATATTTGTCATGAATGTCATGACTGCAAACACTTATATCTTGATTATGAGTATTATGAAAACTTAGATGATGAATTTCCATGTTTTGAATGTTTTAAAAACCAAAGGGTACATTTTGATGAGGATAATCCAAAACCATCTTGTAAATACAAAGAGGAGGTAACAAGAAATGGAACTCAAAGGAACAATCTCTGAAGAAGTACTAACAGAGATAGACAAATTATGTAACAATCAACAATTAGACAAAAAAAGCAAAACATACAATAACCTCACAGACAAAGAAAAAAAGATAATCAACCTTTTACACGAAGATACATTGGTTGGCTGTTGGGGTGGATTGTCAAAAAATGACATAATATTGAATGTTCTCGTATTCATGAAAACCGGAGACTATAATGGCATAAGAATGAATGACATTGTACTAATAGGTGGAAACGCATACTTTACTCTCATGCTCATAGACCCTCATGAATCATGTGCGAATAAATATGTGGTACCTCTTGTATCTTATGACCCTAAGAATATATTCTCAGAGGATGTTTATTTTAAGCTATGTATGAAGTATCGTGTTCCATTTGTAAATGTGTGGTTGTATAAACAAGCGTTGAAAGAACATGATGATTCTGTACTTCGATGTGTATCAAAGAAGATTCGTGCTGTGATTGAAGATAAGTATGATGTGTTCCGAGCAGAAATATTAATTGCAGTAGAACATGAATTACTCGTTGAAGAGTGGGACTAGATAACTGGGAGGGGGCAACAAGGAAATGACTAATGAGATTAATACTGAAGAAAAAATACTGAAAAAATTAGAAGAACTAAACAAAAAACAGCAACTAACAAACGAGTTACTACTCGCAAATTACCATATACTACAAGAACATATACAAAGACAAAATTCTCCAGTAGTATTACTATCAGAAGAATTAGATGATTACTTCACAGAAAATATACTCAAAGATTCTACAAACAAGAAATTAGATGAAGAAATAGGAGGATTATTCAAAGACCTCCCCGTATGCTCACAATGTGGGTATCGTAGGTTCATGGTTCCATTCACACTAAGTGAGGGAAGAACTACATGGACTTGTAGACATTGTGGGAAAGATACAACAGTTGAAGAAGATTTTAAAGAATATTTTAACAGGCGTCAATCATGGAAAACGAGGACGCAACAAGAAAATGAATGATTGTGAAACATTGATTGCTAATATTATCTTTGAACAGGGTCTTGAAGAAACATTACTCAAAAACATTCCACAATTACGAAAACTTGATGAAGATGGAACACCCTACATCACATACAACAGACCCATAACCAATGAAAATGGGGCAGAAGTACCTATAAGAGATTATTTTGGAGAAAACTTTTGGTGTTGCCTCGTAGAATTGTATGGTGATTATGGAGTTACTATGCGTACTGGTTGGATAGAGGATAAACATGCATTCTTCAAGATGATAAGAGAGGTACACGAATGGAACAAATAGAAGGAGATTAAAATGACAGAAGAAAATGATAAGTCTGAGGTTGTGTGGTAGTGATGATTGAACAAAAACTCAATGCAGTAGTAATGATACTGGTATTGATTGCCATCATAGTTACAGGAATTATTGTTGTTGATGATTCCTCAAAGGATGAAACAGAAAGATACAAATATTCAAATAATGTCATCCTTGATGATATGTGCTATGAAGAATACAACAAATCTTATACCGAATGCAATTATACTGAAAAGAAACAAATTATCAGAAAATACAGATTAACACAATTTGAACATGAACAGGAGAAACCAACACGGATAATGCCTGTATTTATACCAACATAAAAAAATGGGATAGTGATTGAAGATGAAATTCGAGGAAATATTACCACAACTTAAAAAAGGAATGAAAGCATACCGTAGGAAGTATGCAGAACCCGCATGGTCTTTTGTAAATCATTATGTTTACTTTGAACATGAAGAGGTTATGCGAAAATATTATAATTCATCGATACCTACAAAATCCTACCTTGAATACGAGGACATTGTTGCAGATGACTGGGAAATACTGAGAAACAAGACAATGAAACCTATCACCAATACCCGAATTATAGAGTATACTCACATCACCTCAAAAGATTATGGTGGCTATGAAATAATTGTTGATGAAAAGGACACACCACCAGAACCACCATACCTTTATTCTCAGGAAGTGGAATTATGCACAGACCCCATGAAATGCCATATATTGTATGTTCCTGAAAACAATATTGTCTGCTATTATGACTCCTTCAAGGAAAAACTATTCATAACTTATGATGACTCCGAAAATCATTACAAACTGGATAAAAAGATGATACAAAGAATAACAGATTACCTCAGATGGAACAATTACATTATCTACAATTACCATTATGACTGGGAAGGAAGCATACTGTGTATAGAAAAGGAAGGAGATTAAAATGACAGAAGAAAAGGATAAAAAAGATTTGAAAAACATGAGAGATAAAATACAAGAAAACATAAAAAAAATACTTAACTCTGAGTTTGGAGATGAATTAACATTCGAGTTTGGGGATGAATTAACATTCTATCCACCATGGGGACATTATGAAACACTTGGAAAAGTAGAGATTGATGGCGAATGGAAAGATATAATTAATCCATTCATGGGAAGACCAGAATGGTTACCTAAACGAGAACCACAAGTGCCTCATAATATCAATAAAATGTTTGAAGAAATGATGGGAAGTAGTGTAGACAAAGACACAGAACAATTGGTTACTAGTGTGAAGGCTTGGAGAAACCTCTTACTCGCAAAACAAATAATAAAGGAGGATGGTGAAACATTCACACAGGAAACAATAGATGCCATCGGATTGGTTATGGGAATGACCAACCTAATCAAAATGCTAAAAAAGGAGTTGGAGTGAAAAATGATAATTCCAGATGGTATTGTAGGTTTGAGATGGTGTGGTGATGGTGGTGAACAAAAACTTGAAAAATATTTAAAAGATAATTTATATGAGAAAGAGTTTATTGAAAATATTTTAAAAACGGTTAGTAGTTTAACTCAAGAATATTTTAACAATGTAAAACCATGTTTATCTGTTTATAATGACCCAGAATTAGGTACAAAAGAGTTGCTAATCAAAATTCATACAGGTATAGATGATGTGGATAGTTTATTTGAAAAAGAATTGCATTATTTATCAGAACTTACTAAATTAGAACCTGATTATGCTAATTTTATAACAATTATAATTGATTAATATGAAAGTGAAAATTACACCAACTGAAAAAGATGATGACTTAAAAATCATCATAACATCCAAAGGTATAACTGCTTGGATAAACCACACACTGCAAGGGTATTATATTATAACCAATTTTGGTAGTGATGTTAAACTAAGAAGTGAAGATGAAAGCATTAGGAATAGAATAAGATTGTTTGAGGAATCGAAGAATTTGGTTGCGTTTATGACACCGACAAGAAATGAATTTGAAAAGGAGTTCGTGACAGTAGATGACTTATAACAAAGATTGTCCTCAAAGGATGTGGAATGAAAGAGCAACACTTAACTGTGAGGATACTTCTTTATTAGGTGAATTACTTGAAGAATATAAAAACAGAACGAGGAAACTTAAAATGATGAAATTTGAAGATGGATACAAAAAACTAAAAAAGATTTTAGATGATGATGAATGGGCAGATGTAGATTTATGGGAAGATAAGGTGGAATTAACAGTTACTCTCGACCATATCAGTGCTGACCTGTTAGGTTATGCAGTATACCGTTCCAAATCACTGGGTAATGATGTTGAAAAAGTAATAAATGTAATGATACAAGAGTTCTCAGAATATTTCGAAGACTAATATGGTGATTTATTTGCAAAAGGAGATATGAGATATGTCGGAAATGAAAAATGATGTTGAAAGAAATTTGCAAAGTATTTTCTACATTTATCAACAAGATAGGAGAAGATTCATGCTACAGAAAAAACAAGCCGAATCACGGATAAGGGAAGTGTTGAATCTTTCAGATGGTTGGATTATTGAATTATCCGGTAATCGGTTGAAAATAATTCCTTGTGAAGGTCATTCCATTTATGACCAGAATAGAATCTGCAAATACTTATGCTTCGAGAAATATGAATACTTCGAGAAATATGTAAAAAATTTTTCTGTAGTAACCGATTATGTATCCGAATCTGTTCAAATTACAATGGAGCTAAAAAGAATTGAAGATGATGAGGGTGAATAGGTGGAATATGATGGATTGGAAAACTTTCTTTGAAAAACATTGTACTCTTAGTGATGAATACAACTCTCCAGAGAACACACATGGCTATGAATATTCCTTAAAAGGTAAACCTGTTAATTTAACAGTTTATGGGGAAAACATTCTTTTTCATAGGGATTCTGTTAATTTCATACAACACCTTGTAAAATACAAGTCAACAATACAACATCACCTATATCTTCACAGTACAAATGGTGATGAATATTATTTTGAATGCAGTGATTTGGTGTTTAAACAAATGAAAATCCATGGAACATGGATAGTTAATGTGGAAGTGGAAGATGATGGAGAATGACGAATTGTGTAAAACCTGTATTCATGTAGTTAAGGATGGAAACAAACCAGTTGCTTGTCTTACACTCATAGAATGTGTGAACAAAAAAATTTGCATGTTTTACAAAGTACATCCACGTTATGATAGAAAAAAAGAATGGATATACTTCATGAAACCATTATGGAATAAATATGGAGAATTGAGGTGATAGGGTACTCTAAAAAAGGAGAAATGCCTTTCAAATAATTTAATACGGGTGGGTAATGAGAATATGTATATGTTTCTCGGTATTCTTTTTTAATTACATAAAAATAAAATGGTGATGTAAAACCTCTCCATGTCTACGTCTACCCCACAATTATAATTTCCATTTCATTAATTACATTACATGTTATGGATGAGGACTATAACTAAATGTGTGATGAGTAGTGCGAGTTCCAAAGATTAACTCTCTCAGGAGAAGACATCACCAGTAATACCTTGATTTTTACCCCTAAAAAAAAGGATATGAACAAGAACAATATGAACATAGAACACCTAAAGGAGGCTTGTTTTGTAGGAGGTGCAAATCCTCCCCCACCCAATTTTTCAATGAACAAATAAGACGGTGAAAAAGATGATGGAAGAAAAAAGAGTTAAAGTCGAACAAAAAGATTTTAAAACCCAATTTGGATTTAGGACTGATTACAGAGCCACTGTTGCCTCTTTAAAAAAAGCATTGGAATACTTTGATGATGAGTTGCCAATCGGAATTTTGTATGATGGCGGATACGGATATTGTGATATTCACGAAATCATAATTGAAAATGGATTAGTTAAGTTAGTAGGGGATTAAATGGAATGTACATATAATGTAACAAAGAGTCATATAATGGTGATTAATATGATATGTGATTCTTGCATATATAATGGATGGAAAACTGTATATAATGGTAAAGTTATGAAAAAACTCTGTGTCTCGTTACATGAATTTGTAGAAAATCGAACGTGTTGTGTGGACTATAAACAGAGAATAATTCGACAGTATGATTTCAAAGGAACTAATAAAGCATACTGGTTGGAAAAAGGAAACCAAATATAAAGAAAATATGAATTTAGAGGATGATGTTATAATGAGAGAAAGGTTTAGACTAAAGAGTGGTAAAGTATATGACCAGATTGCAGACAAGTATCTTTCATTGACAAAATGTATTAAAACTCTGAATGAGTATGATGATACTCTTGAATCACTGTCTTTTGTAGTTCAGGAGAATGTTATGCTTAGAAAAAAACTTGACCAGTTGCAAGAAAAGAATTGAAATATAAATTACTGGAGGAAATGATATTATGGTAAGAAATTATGATGAGAGGATGTTAATTCATCAAAATAAAAGAAGAGCAAAGTATGGTATAGGACAAAATTCAACAAAAGAAAGTAACAAAGAAGAAACAAACGAAGAGTATCAAGCATTCCTTAGAAAATATGAAGAGTTGACAAAAGAATGAAATACAAATATCAATTTTATAAAAACAGGAAGGACATACTGAAACAACCAACAAATGATAACTATTGGATTCATGCTTCTAGAAAAAACATTTTACACCAACAGGATGGATTTTATCAGTTAATGTATCCCTATGTTATGAATATTGGAAAAACTGTGCTGGATGTGTTTGGTGCGTTCCCAGAACAATTTTATTGTGATGATGACAGAACATTATATTTCACTGTGAAAATAAACAAAATCAAGCAACATGTTAGTGATAATTATTTGGAAAGTATTTCCGAGATTACCGTTCCAATGTATTCTGAGGATAATTCTCTTTTTAAGTTGTGTCCTTATATTATGAATAAAAGCACTCGTTGGAATATTAAGTATTTGACGTTACTTTATAAGGAATGTGGTGTGGATTGTTTGTGATGGTGTTTTTATTTTGAAGTTTCTTTTTTTTTTGGTTTGTGTATTCTTTTTTTTTTATTATTGTTTAATTGTAGTTGTGTGTGATTAAATGAAAACTTTGTTGTGGTTTCTTTGTTTTGGTTGTTGTTTTTTGTGGTTTGTTTGTGGGTGGTTTGTTTTTTGTTGTTTTTTTGTTGTTTGCCCTATATGTCTTGTTGTTTTTTCTTAGTTTTGTTGTGGTTTGTTGTTTTTGGTTGTTGTGTGTTGTGATACCTTTATATACTATGTGGTATATATTATATATTATACCACGAGTATTATATTTTTTGTGGGTAAAAAACAACAAAGGAGACACAAAAAATGACAATAAAAAAAGACATCACATTATACAACTTCATATCAAGTTTTTATGACCTAAAAGAAACATTCCAAACAGAATATGATTTTAAAAACTTAGAAAAAGAAATAACACAAATAGAAAAACAATTCCAAATAGAAGGTGACTAAAATGGCAAAAATTAAATTAATGACAAAAGAATTAGAAAAAAAAATACCAAACTTCAACAACACAGACACAACACCATTAAAAGACAGAAAAATATATGCCCATTATTTCCACCCATTACGCAATTTCCATTGGTTCGTATACGAATATGACAAAGAAACACAATTATTCTTCGGATATGCATTCTTAAACAACATCGACTTCGCCGAATTAGGATATTTTTCCCTAACTGAATTCGAAGAAATTAACAAACAATTCCCTATAGGTATAGAACGAGACAGAGGATTTAAACCTCAACCAACAGACGAAGCCGTCCAACAATACCCGATGTTAACAAAAATAATGAACTATTAAATTCACCCCCCATATAATTTTTTAAAGGAGATGAAAAAAAATGGATAAACAAACCTATGACACAATATTAAAACTGATATTTTCTAAAAAATCAAACCCATCAGAAATAGAGAACATAAACAAAATATTATCATATTTAGAGGGAGAATTCGACGAAGCGAAAGTAATAGAATTCATCACACAAAACAACCGATACGACCTTAAAAATTATGAAAGCACGGCACAACCAGACTATGACACAATCATAGATGATTTAATCGAGGCAAAATTATTCACACCCTCTTCAGAAAATTAAGGAGCAACCGTGGAGGATGGAGTAATTTATTTCCCTATTTTTTTTTACTCTCACCACTTAATAATTATTTTTTTCAAATCCTTTGTGTTTACACCCTATTATACTTGTGCTCTATCGAGTACTCTTCTAATTTTGTTCATCATTGAAGAAGGATTATATCTCCTTCTCCAATTCATCGATTGTTTGTTTTAATGTACCCTCTCTAAGTGATGTTTTGAGGAAATCTTCCAATAACAAATAAGTAAAGGTTTGGTACCTCCTATCCGTTTTTCTCAATTCCTCAAAACAGTGGAAAAATTCCTCATCTGAAAGGTTTTTGAACGTTTTGACTGCTTTTTGCACTTTATCTTCAGTAGTGCCTAATTCTTTTTCAACAGATTCCCATAGAGTCATAGCCCAATCGGGACCACCATCTTCAACCGTTTGGATGGTAAATATTTCACCATCAATCAGTTTGAAAAGGTGGTAATCTTTCTCTTGATTTTTTCTACTACCTCCTATGGAACAGTCGAGGTACAAAACATCTTCCTCTAAATCGATATTGCCTGAGGAAACTGGTAAAAATTCTCCAACTAAGCTATATCCGTTTTTATAATCTTTGTCGAGGCGGGTGATGGTTTTAATCCACCCACCATTATATCTGTTAAATCCTTCTAATTTTTTGCCAATATTGATTATCATTTTTTATCCTCCTTCATTATGGTTATTTTTTTGTATGTGTATCCTTCTGATTCTGGTATGAATGTGTATTTTGCACCATTTTCTACTAGTTCGTTTGCTTTTGGTCTTTTTTGTGGTAATACTATGTATAATTCATCATTGGGTTTGAGTGTTATTGATGTTCTGTTTAGTGGGAGGTTGAATGTTTTTGCGATTTCGGGGTGTCCTATGGTGGATGTTGCGGTTTTTCCTGCTTTTATGAATTCGTTTTTTGTGATGGTGGTGATTTTTATTGTTGCATCTCCTTTTATCATTGAGGGGGAGAATGCGTTGGATATGTATTTCATTTTTTTTGTGTCTCCTTTGCTTTTTTGTTATAGTGGTACTTGGTGTGAGATGTACCATATTTCTGTGAATTCGGTGTTGTCGGGGTATTGTTTTATTTGTTGTTTTATTTTTTGGTTTCCGTGTATTGTGTGTTTTTTGTTGTTTATGTTTAGTGTTATTTGTGTTATTTTGCATTTGGTACTTTGTAGTGGTTTTTCTTCGTCTTTTATGATTTGTAGTAGTTCTTCTTTTTTCATTTTCAATTTCTCCTATAATATTTGTGGTATAATTTATATTATGTATCTTTGGGTATATAAATGTTTTTAATTCAGAATGAAATATAATACAATTGCCTTCGTATGATGCCTCCATAAAAATAATGAAATAACTAAATTAAATTCATACTTAGGGGTGTGGTGTTGTAGTATTATTGTCTTCTTTGTTATTTAAGTAACACTAGTTTATTTTTTTATCATAAATTGTGTGTTTGCCCTATATTACTTGTTGTTTTTTGGTTTTTTTGTTGTGGATTACAAACCTTTATATACTAATTGGTATATATTATAATATATACCAAAAATATTATATTGTATAGGTGAATCAAAATGTTAGTACAAATCCAAATAAAACAACCAGATTGCGTCTCAAACGACGAACTGGCACCAATAAACCTATTTCTGAAACATGAAATAGACATACACGAAATAGAAAACATAATCCTCAAAACCGGAGCCGACAAACAAAAAATCATCACCAAAATTCAACAAAAACTCGAAAACAAAGAAATAGAAGGAAAACTAGACCCATACGGACTAAACCAAGGAACATACAAAATATTCGTATCCGAAGATTACAACGCACAAAACTACTACATACAAATACAAAAAGAAGTAGTATTCGTAATAGGCGAATTCTACACCTCAGAATACAGAACACAAAAAATCATGGAAATAAACACATATTCCCATGAAATAAAGGAGATACACCACTATGACTAAACTAATCAAATATGGGGACATAAAAACAAATGTCCCCGAAATAATATTATCCAACATAATCCAACGAGAATTTCCCGAACTAACAGGAGGCGAATCATTAGAACTTGCACACACAAAAGAACTGTGGAACATTCCTAAAGACATTCTAATCCACAATGGATGGGACGAATTCATACGAGGACAACCACAACCATACTTAAACGAAGAAGAAACAATAGAATTCCACGACAAAAATCCAAACTACCTGAAAAACATAATAAACCAAGAAATCATAAAAAAATCCATGGAAGAATTAACCGTCTTATACTCATAAGAGACGGCGTTACAAACCCTCTTCCACCCATCCAACCCTCCAGTGCAACAAAGTCCCACCCATTCCAAGCAGTAACTTTTAAAAACTCTTTTCTAAAGGTTATTTTCTTTTTTTAAATTGCCCTTATTAATATCAGAGAATACTTTATTTTTTAGCATTAAAACAAGAATTTAAAAAAAAAGGAGTAAACAAAACAATTCACGAAAAAAGAAGAAGAAGTAAAAAAAAAAGGAGTGAACAATTATGGATTCAAAAACACAATCTCAAATTATATCTATTTTAGGGTGTTACGCTCTCCTAAGCCTTCTCTGCTTATTTCTATTAATCGGATTCACAAAGTATGAAACCAATCTTATTCTCGCACTGATACCAGTCACCACAACTCCTGTAAGTATCCTCGGTGGATTCATAGCTGGGAAATCATTAACAGAAAAACAAGAAGAAGACTTCAAAGAACTAATAATATCCTCCCAAGATGAAGAACTTGTAACTGAAAACGAGGGAGGAGCATGAATCAACAGGATGTAGAAGTAGCGATAGAAGTATTAAAAGAAAGGCAAAGTGTACAAGCCAACCACCTGAAAGATGTTGATGAATGCTGTGGTAAATTAAAAGGTAGTACCGATGCAGAATTCCGTTCCCTCACAGAAAAAATAGTAAGAATGGAAGCCCACATCGATGATAATTGCAGTGGTGTGGAAATGGAGTTCAACACTCTTGATGAAAGAGTTAAAAATCAATGTGAAAGTATTCAGGAAATTAAGACAGAACTGCTCGATATAAGGAATACTTACAAGAAAGTGACCCTTGAAATTATTGTGAGTGTTGTTGTTATGATTATTGCATTGTTTATACATCTTTAGTACATGTGGTTTTTTAATTTTTTTTTTCTTTCTCTCTCTTTTTTTTGGAAAATGATGGAGTGCTTATTTTATTCGTCATGATTAATGAATATAAATCATTTTATAAAACAGTTAATGGTAATGAAGGGACTAAATGTAATTATGCAACTCGTTTAGACCCTTATGGAAAAGGATGTTATTATAATTGCAAATATTGTTATGCCAAGTCTCTACTAAACTTCAGAAAACTATGGCACCCAGAAAATGTTGCACAAGCCGACATACAAAAAATCAGAAAAAAAATAGATAAACTAGAAGAAGGCACAGTAATACGATTAGGTGGCATGACCGACTGCTTCCAACCCATAGAAAAAAAAGTTAAAAACACACTAAACACAATAAAAGCCTTAAACCATAAAAAGATACATTACTTAATCGTAACAAAATCAGACCTACTACTTAACAAAGAGTACATGGAAATATTGGATAAAGAATTAGCACATGTGCAGATAAGTATCCCCTCCACAGAAAACAACATACTATCACAATTAGACAACGCACCACCATTCGAAAGAAGAAAAGAAACAGTGGAAACATTACACTCTGAAGGATATGATACATGCATACGATTATCACCATTTCTTCCTGAACACACAGATATTCATAAAATAAACAGGATACAATGTGACAAAGTATTAGTCGAATTTTTAAGAGTTAATAGTTGGATTGAAAAAGCAATAAAGGACATTGTAGATATATCCGAGTACACAGTTAAACAAAGTAACTACAAACATTTACCTTTAAACAAGAAACTTGAATTATTAAAACAAATAAAAAAACCACAGGTATCAGTATGTGATGATGTGGATGAACATTATATGTACTTTAAGAACAATTTTAATCCTAATCCACAAGACTGTTGTAATCTCACATTCAAAAAACCATCTTATATTATGGAAGAGAACATAATTGACTCTGCAACATTCATGTAAAAAAAAGGAAGAAGAAGACCTGAAAGAAAAAAAAGGGTAATACTCTAAAAAAGTGGGGATAACATGAGTAAAAAAGGTTCTCTAGAAGAAAGATATTTAGTAAAATACCTTGAACAACACGGATATGCTGCCACACGAATACCTGCAAGTGGTGGAGCCACTAAAAGTGACCGACCCGATGTCCTCGCAGGAAACCACAAACACTGTTATGCATTTGAAGTGAAGAGCAGTAAAAAGGATAATATCTATATTCGAAAAGAACAAATTGAAGAGTTAAAACGGTTCAGTTACAAATTCGGAGCCACACCATTAATTTGTGTAAAATTCACTTACAAACCCTACACAATATTAACTCTAAATTTACTTCAGAGAACGCCACAGGGTAACTTCAAAATTAAACGAACTGACATAAACAAAGGACAAACACTGGAGAAAATTATAAACAATGGCAAGTAAAGGAGGAGGTGGTGGAGGTGGTGGAGCACCATTCATAGATGAAGGGATAGATGACTACCCAACCTACCTCAACACCGAAACAAGAAATAATAACGATACTGGAGCAAGGGAGAGTGTTGTTACAAGAGACTGGAAAGATGCATTAAATGAAACATACTTCCTTGACAGAGTAAAACAAAAAGAAGAGATAAAAACTCTTCAAAATATGGCTAAAGAAATATATGAACAACTCATAGAAAGGGATAATATCCTCCATGATAGGTTCACCAGAAGATATGAAAATGGTGAAAGAGTAAGAGTAGAGGATAATCGAAGATTAGCAGAGATGGAAGAAGAGTTATTAGACAAAATCTATGAATATGAAACATTCCGTTACGAAAATGCTCCTCAATACGAATCATATGTTCAAGGAGTTATGGCAACAGAATCTGCAAGAGGAAGAAGACAACTTAAAGCACCAGAACGCAGAACAAGAATAACTTCCCCTAATTTAATAAATCATACATTAAGGTAAAACTCATACATTAAGGTAAAAGACAATCTTTCATTAATTTTTTCAAAGCGAAGGGGCGAGGTTTGGATAAAAAAAGAGGTTTGTAGAATAATAATGTATATATAGGTGGAGATACAAAACAATAATTATACAAAAGTTAAACGGGATTACTTCTTCTTAATTAAATAGGTGGTTCAACAATGTCAAAATATGGTTTATGTAATAATACATATCCCATTTTGGCATAGGTATCACCTCCCTTCTTTAACTTTTCCTTGTATAGAATATAATTGTTTATAATCTAAACTATTTTTAAAAGTTAAACTATGTGAGTGTAATCTCGCCTTTTTTTTGTACGAATTATTGTTTATGGTAAAAAAAAGGTTTATATTCTTTTTTCTACACTATTATATATGTTTTCATAGTATTTAAATGTTTCTTATTTTCTCTTTTATCCCAACGCCCGTTCTTTTAGAGCATAGTTGAAAAAGAAGTATTACTAACTCTTAAAAATCAATTTTATCAAATCCAACTGCTCTCCTATAAAAAAAATTTCCTCATGAAAATAAATCGAAAATGGGCAATGCCCTCTAAAAACACATTTACCATCAAACCTATCAAAGAATTAATTCACAAAACAATCCAAGATTACTCTTCAACCAACAACAACCCGATAATCATAGACCCTTTCGCTAACAACAATACCATAGCCACAGTTACTAACGACCTAGACCCACAATACAATACAAATTATCATATGGACGCTCTTGATTTTCTGAAACTATTCGAAGAAAACAGTGTAGATATTGTATTATATGACCCACCTTATAGTCCAAGACAAGTAAGTGAATCATATAAAAAACTAAACCACTCAGTAAACATGACTACCACACAGGCAAGTTACTGGACAAAACAGAAAAAGGAAATTGCACGAATAACTAAACAAGGTGGTGTTGCTATTTGTTGTGGATGGAATAGTGGTGGCATAGGCAAAACTAACAATTTTGAAATGCAAGAAATACTTCTCGTTCCACACGGGGCTCAACATAATGATACAATAATAACCGTAGAAACAAAAAAAAAGAATAACTAATACTCAAATAAAAATATGATGAATTACTTGTCCTTATTCAGTGGTATCGGAGGATTTGAATATGGAATCATACAAAGCAAGTACGCTAACCAATTAAAATGTATAGGATTCAGTGAAATAGACAAATATGCAAAAAACATCTACAAAAAACACTATCCAAACCACACTGACCTCGGAGACGTCACCAAAATCAGAACAGAAAACATATCCCACTTTGATTTCATGGTTGGAGGATTCCCGTGTCAAGCATTTTCTCATGCAGGAAAAAGAAGAGGGTTCAACGACACCAGAGGAACGCTCTTTTTTGAAATCGCAAGGATTCTCAAAGACAAAAAACCCAAATATTTTTTACTCGAAAATGTTAAAGGTTTATTATCTCACGACAAGGGAAGAACTTTCAAGACAATCCTTAGGACACTCACCGAACTGGGGTATAATGTGCAATGGTCGATATATAATAGCAAAAACCATGGAGTACCACAGAATAGGGAAAGAATATTCCTTAAAGGATTTCTTAGAACAAGATGTGGACAAGAAATACTATCTATCAAAACAACAAATGAACACCCTCCAAAAAATACCTCAAAAAAAAATAAAACAGAGCACATAAAAAGAATAAAACTAAGAAACAATACTAAAAAAGGTTATGTTGAGGCAAGTGTTGGAGACGGAATAGTACTCGGACAAACAAACTGTCGAGGAAGAGTGCAAACACAACTAAGTCCTACAATACACACAGAATGTGGAGTAGGGGTGTTAATGGAAAATTATCAAATCAGAAAGTTAACACCCATAGAATGTGAACGATTACAAGGATTTCCAGATAATTACACACAATTAGGAGTAAACGGTGAACTAATAAGTGACACCCAACGATACAAATGTTGCGGTAACGCAGTAACCACCACCGTCGTAAGAGATATATTAAATGCATGGAATATGAACCTATCTTAACATAAACTCTTATAACCTGTTTAAACAATTTTTTTTTAGAGAAATATAACCCAAAAAAAATTAAAGAGTTCGTTTATGAAAATTGATAAAATAAAACTAGATGAAATAATCCCAAGTGAATACAACCCAAGGGTAATGAGTCCATCCGAACAAAAAAAGTTAACACAAAACCTTGAAGAATTCGGACTCGTTGACCCCATAATTATCAACCTAAAAAACAACCACATCATCGGAGGACACCAACGATACAATGTACTTCGAGAAAAAATGGGGACAGATGTCGACTATGAAGATGGGGAGTTAAAACTAATCCGATTAGGAGACATAGGTTGGGTATTTGAAGATGATAAACTCACAATCAAAGACGAAAACCATGAAAAAGCATTAAATATTGCACTAAACAAGATAAGTGGTGAATGGGACTTTGGAAAACTTGACGAACTCTTTGATGAACTAAATGTGAACAATTTCAACCTAGAGTTAACAGGATTTGACAAAGATTACTTTGGTTTTGACATTGATTTCAGTGAACAACCACTAGATACCTTACCTCAATTGAGTCAATTTGAAAACACAGATGAAACAATCACTGAACAAACATCACAAAACGAAGCAACGGATAGACAAGAATTACAAAATGAAGAACCCGAAGAAACAAACGACTCCGAAGAAGAGTATTATATGATAAAAATAACTCAAAACGGATTATCGGAGATAAAAAAATTATTATCCGAAGAAACAGTTGACACATTATTATCTGAAAAAAAATATGGAATAGAAATAATTAATGAAAAATAAACCCTCCATCCACGTAGCACCTTGTACTTACCAAGCGTCTAAGTTTGCAGTGGAACATTATCATTACAGTAAACAAATGCCATCTGATAAAAAGTTACTGTTTGGGGCATGGGAAGATGGAAAATTTATTGGTTCAGTAATTTATAATAGAGGTTCTCGGATGTTATACGCAGAATTCACTCCTCAAAATAGGGGTGGTGTTTGTGAGTTGGCACGAGTTGCTTTGAAGGAACATAAAACTCCTGTTACTAAAATAATCAGTGAAACAATTAAACTAATAAAAAAAACACAACCACAAATTGAAGTAATAGTGAGTTATGCAGATAGAAACCAGAATCATTTGGGTGTTATTTATCAAGCGGGTAATTGGATATATTTAGGTACAATCTCACGAAAATCATGGATGATGATTAATGGTGAAAAAGTACATGCAAGGAGTGCTAGTTCTAGGTATGGAACATCTAGTCTTAAGTGGATTCAACAACATATTGATAAAAACGCATATTATATTCCCGATAAAGGAAGACATAAATATTGTTATCCTCTCACTAAGAAACAACGCAAAATCTTAGAATGTAGACGGAAACCTTATCCTAAAGAATTATGATACTTAAATTGGAAGAACGAAATTAATAAGGAGGACTAGGAAAAAAGATGGAAACAGTGTATATGACGTTTAGTGAAGCTTTGAAACATGTTAAAAATGGTAAAAAATTAACGAGGGAAATGTGGAATGGGGATGGGATGTTTATAACTATGCAAGTGCCTACTCCAGATAGTAAAATGACAGTGCCTTATATTTATTTGAAGACTGTGGATGATGATTTTGTACCATGGGTGCCTAGTCAAACGGATTTGATGAGTGAGGATTGGAAGATAGTTTATTCATAGTAATATTGTTTATTGTTTTTGGTATGGGTTTGATTTTTTTTCCATGCTTTTTTTTTTACTTTTTTTTGCGTGTTTGGTAATAAGTGGTAAGTTACACACTGCATTCCTGTAGTGAGGCACATGTTCGATTCATGTAACACGCATTTCATTTTATGTTTTTTTTTTGTAGGGTTGTGGTGGTGGTTTTGGGGTTAAGTATTTATATCCCATACAATAGAGTATATATTATACAATTAGTATAATATGTTCTGTTTTCCCACACCCCTCAAAAAAAAAAGAAGAAATATTGAACACACAACAACTCACAAAAAAAAAGAAAAATGGCAAGCAAATACAGTTCAAACACGACAAGTGGCTACACCACATACACATCACCCAACAAAAGCAGTGCAACAGATAGTTACCCTCAAATCAAATACAGACAAACATATGACACAACAGAATTCATACAAAACGTACAACAAAACAAAAACAACACAGACCCAGAAATCTCATGGAGAGTAGACACACCAGACGAAGAAGCCCTAAAAAACGCAGACATGTACATAACGGAAAACGGAAGTACATTCGCAATAACCAGAGACACACACACATTGATAAGTTTAAGTTCTGCCAGAGACGCTAACGGCGAATCATTAGACAACATGAGAGCCATAAACGAAATTGCAATAGACAAAGGCGGAACCAACTTCGACAGTTTCGAAGGGAATTGGGATTTCTACTTACACTGTGGATATAAACCTGTAGGATGGGTAAACTGGGACTCTCAATACAATGACGACATGATGAGCCAAGGATGGACACCAGACTATGGTACTGAAAGAATAATTTGGTTTGAGCATGACCCGAGTGTAGCGAAACAAATGGTAAAAGACAACATAACACTAAATGAATGGGCAACAGGACGCAATTACAAAACTTTTGATTAAAACATAAAATAAACAATGAGGTAATTATATATGAAATATCCCATATCATTCCAAGAATTTGAAAAAAAAGTTAAAACAATGTTCTCCGAAACACCTGCCAGAGGACTAACTAAACAACAAAAAACAGAATTACTCGAAAACTTCCTAAAAGAAGATACAGGTTTCATGGAAAGAGCATATAGTGCGAGTGGTGCATTATATACTCAAAACATAAACATGTGGAACGAAATAGGCATGACCGAAGAACAAATAATTGAAAGGTTCATGGCTTATCCTATACGCAATCTCCGGTTAATATTGGAATTGGACTGAAAAGAAAGAGGTAACGTAAGAGGTTTTAAATTAAATTATTATGGCAAGTAAAAATAGTGGAAATGGTAATGGTGGTGGAGCATCATATGTGGACACAGGAATAGATGACTATCCCACTTATCTTAACACCACTTCTGACAGTTTTATGAACAAATATGATGAGTTAAGAGAAGAATATGATATAGATGTTCCTTCTGAACAGGAAATGATACAAAGTAATATATCTCAACTACAAGAACAGTTGAATCGAAACAACTCTGAATTAAGAAATTTAATTAACCAAACCACCACAACCACAGATACCAATAAGTTAGAAGATTACCGTTCTGATGAATCCGAACTCCGAGCCGACAATGCAAACCTAGACCATGCAATACAATTGCAAAAACAACAAATCAAATTAATAGAACGCATGGAAAACATCATGCAAACAATTTCACAAGGAGTAACACCTCAAAGAGAAGAGCAACTAAGGAATCAACTAAACACACTACAAAACCAAAGAACCCAACTAATAAATGACTTAAACGACACAGGAAAACCATACTGGTAGAACACCCCCAAAAAAAGAAGGGTAATACCATTAAAAAAAAATCCATCCCCAAAAAAAAACCATGGCAAGTAAAGGAACAAACCAAACACTACAATCCATACTCACACCCATACCCAACGAACCAACACCATACGATGGACACACAACCTACAACTCAGAAAAAACAATACAAACCATAAACCAACTAGAAGAACAAACACAAAACGAAGGATACATCTCAGAAGAGCATGAGAAATTAATGGAACAACTACAACGAAAAAAAGAAGAAATCATAGAATACACAAACACCATCCAAAGATTCACCAACAACAAACTAGACGTATTTACCAAAGCCGAATATGGTATTGCAAAAAGAGAAAGCACATTAGAAGCCGACAGAATAATCCAACAAATCCAACAGGAAATACAAAAAAGACAAGATATTAACGATTCCATAAAAACAGCAAACAAGGGTAAAATTGCACGAAAAATTATTCGAGACAAAACAGGTAATATAGTACCTGTATATACAAGAGACCCTACTTATAGGGGACAAAACAAAGATAACACACGAACCGTATTAACATATAATCACAATACAGATAACAAGGAAAATGTGGTGACGAACACAAATTCTAACCAGAATCATGCTAATATCACAAATACCGTTGACGATAAAGAGTATAAATTAAATTTCACTGAATAATCTGGTTTCTTCTATAATTTTGTATTGTGAAAACAGGGTTAAATAGAAAATTATTTATAGTATAAGTTATATAAATATATTTAAAGAACGGAGATGGTCGTTTGACAAATATATTTATAAACGAAATACACAAAAATGTACAAATAAGGTACACCAAACAAGTAAAAAACTACAAACTATTCATACACTGGGACGAATTCTATATCAAAGTCAACCCAAAACACACAATAACCGAAATAGAACACATACTACACAGTCACATAGACTGGATGAAAAACATCTTAAAAAAATACGAAAAACAAGTAACTCACCTCCAACACAAGATTAAAAACGAAAACCTAACCCTCGAATACAGAACAAAAGAAGAATTACAACATCTTATAAACCAATACTTAAAAAAATACTCCTACAAAGGAACACCCAACCGAATATTCATCAAATCAGACATGAATAGAAGTTGGGCATCACATTCACAAAATCACAATTTATCATTTAGTACAAAATTACAATATGTTCCTAAAGAATTAGTGGAATACAATGTATATCATGAATTATGCCACTATGAAGAATGGGAACACACCCCACGATTCTATGAATTAATATCTGAAGTATACCCAAACTACAAAGAATATGATGAACTCGCAAACGCATATTCATACCTATTAGTACATAAACAATAACCCCCCACCCCCATTATCATATTTTTTCTTAATAATCCACCATTAATTTTTTTTGTAAATCCACACTTTTTCTTTTTTAACACACCACCTTTCCCATAAAAAAAGAAACATGGAAAACAATTTTTTTTATAAACCTATCGATGAGCACCATGGCAAGTAAAGGCACAAACACATTAAACAGTTTATGGACACCCCGAAACACAAACGGATGGGGAAATTACCATCGAGAAGACGAAGAAACAATCCTTAACAAAGCCGAACAATACAGAACAAGACACTTTGTAAGCAAGAAACATGAACAACTAGTAAAAAAACTACTAAAAACATACGAAGAAGCCAAACTACTCCAAAACTCCTTAATACAAAACCACACAACAAGCACACGACAAATACGACTAGAATTCCGAAAATTCGGCGAAAACATAGACCAACTAGAACAACTAGAACAACAAATACAACAAGAAATAACTGAAGCAAGGGGAAACACACCTAGAATAACCCAAACACAAAACACCACAACGATAATATTATAAAAAATCATGGCAAGTAAAAACGCAACAAGCCTAGACTCACTATATGGTGGAGACTTCCAAGGAGAAGGAGATAACTTCGAACAAGACTACAGACCCTTCAACGAAGACAACTTCGGAATATACATAAGAAACAGTGACTCCGACTTAGAATTCATCAACGAAGAAGTGCTCAAAGGAAAAGACTGGTACGAATCAGACACACCCATAACAGACGAAAAACTATTCGAAGACTACAAAAAAATAACACAAAAACAAGCCCTCCAAGAATTAATAGAAAAAGGAGGATACACTGAAGAAGGAGCAAAAGCCTTCTTGGATGAGTTAAAAAAAGAAGGGTACCAAATATTAAACAGTGATACTCTTGAAGGAGAACATTATTTTAATGTCAGATTAGGAAATCAACTTGTTAGTATTAGTTATGAAGGCATGCAAAACATATTCAATGAGGATGCACCATTTTCTGTTCCCCCACACCAATATTTGCAGTATTTCTCCACAGAGTGTCCAGACATTTACAAATTTTATCCTGGTCGAATAATACTCACAGACCATAGTTTAGACAAGTATGCCTCTTCAGAGGGCGTGCTAGGTGGAGCCTATAGTGAAACATATAATACTATAACTCTGAACAGTACCCTTCTGAAAACGTATGATTTTAAGAATACTTTTGAGCATGAGTTGACACACCGTCTGGATAATTATGGGGGTATGGGTGCAAGTGATAGGGAATACGCTTTCGCAGGAAGATATATTTCAGACCATCCTATGTTCAAGATTGCCAGTGAAATATGGACTGCTTCTGACTATAGTAATAGTTATTATGGTGTTTCTCCACATCCTTATTTTTCTGATATTTATCGTGTTGAAAATTTTGCAGAGTCCACCGCTCCTCTAGGTAATATATATACGGGTTCCAAGTCTTATGTGGATACACCTCTCAGTCCGAAGGGGCGTCGGACTTCATATGAGGATTATCAGAAATATAATAGTTATGGTGATTATATTGGAAGACATGTTCGTGAGGCTAAAACACCTAAAGAAATTATTAACTTCTTGAATGAAGAGTATTATAGTTATCGTGAAAGAAACTCTGAGATATTTGAAAAATATAAAGATTATAAAAGAAAAGAAAAATAATATAAGGGAGATGAACAATTAATTATTTATGGCTAGTAAAGGAGAAGGAGGAAGTGGTGGGGGAGCATCCTACGCCGATGAAGGAATAGACGACTACCCAACCTACCTCAACAGTGAAACTAATGTTTTGGAGTATGTAGAAGATGGAAGTACTCTTCCATTTAACCCACAGGAAGCGAGTAGGGACGAATGGGATAGGTATAAGGCAGAAATTGACGAAAAATATTGGGAACTAATAAATAATCCTGAATTCCCGTATAGTGGGGATGACGAAGATTTTCTTCATGAGTCAATCTACGCAGGATATGATGTTCCCGAATTAAAACAAGCCTATGCTGAACTTTCAGATTTCTATGAAAATTATTTCCTGTACAACCTTAATGGTGGTTATAGAGGACACTATGAAGAAGCATTGTCTGGGATTAGAGAGTACATGGATACAAGAACTGAATATTTAGAAGAAAATTATCGAGAAACGATGTCTAGAAGAAATCGTAGAAGAAACAGTGGAAGGAATAGGGTATAAAAAAAAAGACCCATTAAAATAATAAATTATCATGAAATTTGAAACCATAAAACTTAATCAATTACAACCCGCAGAATATAATCCAAGAATAATCACACCCGACGAACAAAAAAGATTAGCAGAGAACTTGAAAGAATTTGGACTTGTTGACCCAATAATTGTTAACTTAAAAAATAATCATATTATTGGGGGACACCAACGATACAACGTACTCTCCAAGACAAGTGCAGATAAAGATTTCTCTATGATACGACTTGGGGACATAGGATGGGTGTTCGAAGATGATAAACTCTCTATTAAAGATGATGAACATGAGAAAGCTTTGAATTTGGCGTTAAACAAGATTAGTGGTGACTGGGATTATGGGAAATTAACTAACATATTGAATGAGTTACAAGTTTCAAATTTCAACATGGATTTAACAGGCTTTGATGATGTAGAACTTTCCACATTCAATATTGATGAGTTAATACAAATTGACAATACATTGTTTGATGAAGAGTCCCCACAACTGCGTCATGATATAGACCCAAGTAATGGTAGGCGTGAAATAAGAGAAGAACGGACGAAGGAGCATTTGGAGAGTGGGAGTGAGGTACTAGACGAAGTAATGGTTAGTTCGGATGAAACCAATCATTATCGTTGCCCTAAATGTGGGTATGAATGGTAGAATTATTATGATTCAGCAAGATTGTGGAATGGATGTATACACTGTAATTGACAAAAGGGCACATGATTATGTGGGTGTAGATGATTTTCAAAACAAAAAAATGAATCTCTTGGTTCAAGCACATAGGGGGGAGTATGAAAAGTTAAAACAATTCCCTAATGTGAAGTTACTGATTGATAGTGGTGCCTATATTTACAACTTTTCGGCTAAATCCCAGTCAGAAGAAAAAACAAGGAAATTCATAGAAAAATATTTGTCTTTTGTTAAAGAAACAAAAAACGATAAAAGGATACAAGGTTACTTTGATATGGATTTACTTTATCTAGGTTTGCCTTCTATTCGTCATCTACGAGATGCACTTCTTTCCATCACTCCCAATATTATTGCAGTGTATCATCCAATATGGGGCATAAATGAATTCAAACATATGTGTCGTCAGTATGATAATATTAGTATATGTGGGAATGATGGGATTACGTCTAATGGATATACTCAGTTAGTTAAGTACGCTCATAAACACGGTTGCTACGTTCATGGCTTAGGAATCAATGACGATAGGCAGTTAAAGAAAACACCCTTTAATAGTGTTGATAGTGCGGGTTGGAATATGAGTGCCATCAGAGATTATTATTTTCATTCAGGTATACCTAAGACTCCTGAAACGAATAGGAAGTATCGTCCTTTGTATGAGCGAAAATATTTTTTGAAGCAATTGCAGAGGCAAGAGTTTTACAAGAATTATTGGAAAACTTATTTTACTTTATTAAGGAATAAGAGAAGAAGAGTGAATTAAACAAAAAGAAGAGAGATAAACAGAGGGAATGGATAATTTTGAGTGTAGCGGATAAATTTCATAGTCAACGGTTGGGTAAGGTGTTGGATAAGCAGAATGTTTCTTATGAAACAATGTTGAATGAAGTTAGTCAAATTGAACTTAAACCTTCTATTCTTTTAATGAGTGGTGGTCTTGACACAACAACTCTGCTTTATTGGTTATGGAATGAGAAGGTGCCTTTGCATGTGATTAGTTTTGATTATGGGCAGGAGGCAATTAAGGAGATTCAGATGGCTAAACGGCATTGTGAACGTTTGAATGTTAGTCATGAAGTTGTTAAGATTAGTTCTTATGCCATTGATGGTAATCTCGCTCCTAATAATAATCATGTTTTGGATGATGAGACTTTGGTTCCTGCCCGTAATTCGACTTTTTTGAGTATTGGTACTAGTTACGCTTTGCAACATGGTTATGAGAGGGTGTATTATGGTGCTACTGGTGATGTGAATCCTGTTTATTTGGATTGTCGTGCGGAGTATGTTCATCAGTTTAATTTGTTGAATATGATGAGTGATTTGAAGGTTGTTCAGATTAGGGCTCCGTTGTTGAAGAAGAATAAACATGAGATTTTGGAGATGGCTATGGATTTTGGTATTGACCTTCGTGATACGTGGAGTTGTTATTATAATGGTGAGCGTCCGTGTGGTGTTTGTTCGAGTTGTAAGGATAGGAAAAGGTTTGAGCGTGAGGTGAGGGATAGGTTGCAACGGAAGGTTCGGATGTTGGATATGTCTCTGCGGTTTTATGAGGATTGATTTTTTTGTGTTTTGGTAGGGGGTAATTGGTAATATTTAAATACTATGCAATACATACTATAATATATACGACAAATATATTATTATAGTAGGTGCAAAATTGAAATACAAAAAAAACAAAACCCTAACCATCAAAATAGACGAAGAACCATACAAAATAAACATAGTTTACGACAAAAGAATTAAAAAACACAGACGACTATTCGCCCACGACCACATAGTACTACGACTACCCGAAAACACACCCGACCAATGGGTATACGACTACTTCAATCACTGGAAACCAAAGGCATGGGCAAAAAAATACAAAAAAATAAACGAAGAACTAATACCCAAATTCCAAAAAGAAATAAACGAAAAAAACCTGAAACTAGAACCAAAAACACTAGAACAACTAAAAACAATAGTAGAAAAAAATATTAAAAAATATTGTGAAACAAACCCCAAACTAAAAAAACCCAAAAAAATAGAATACAAAGAACTATACGGGTCATGGGGAAGGTGCAACCTAAACAAAGACAAACTAACATTCAACATACTACTAAAATACTTCCCCGAAAAACACATAGAACATGTAGTATACCACGAACTAATACACACATACTGCCTAAACCACAACCCACCATTCTACAACGAAATGAAAAAAATATACCCCGACTGGCAAAAATGGGAACACGAATTCACACTACTATTATACCTTCTAGACACAAACGAAATATACCTATGGGAAAACTAATTTCCCAATCAAAAAACAAAATAATAAAAATACAGACGAACTAATAAAAAAAAGGAGAAATTTAAAGAATAATGGCAAGCAAACAAGGATACGGAGTCGGTGGACTAACAGGAGCAGGAGACAACACCCGTACAAGAGGACCAAGAAGTGGTGGAGCCGACGGAACAGCAACTGCAATGGTCACACCCGCAGGAAATGTAAATGCAGATGTAGATGACTTCATAGACAGACTTATGGGTCGTGAGGGAGCACCAGGTATAAATGAAAATGAAGGTACTCGTACTGTCGACGACAGAATAAATATGAGTAAGAGTGGAAATAACAGAGGAAACAGAGGATAAAGAGGGAATAATCAATGGCTAGTAAAGGAGAAGGTGGTGGAGGTGGAGGAGCCTCCTACGAAGACACCGGAATAGACGATTATCCAACATACCTTAACACAGAAGCAGGAACAACACCCGCAGGAGACACACAAGAAGAACTAGATAACTTCTTGGAAGAAATAGATGATGATGAAACCCATACATTTGACATAGGTTTAAGAAGGGCAATAAGGGATAATTTAGGGGAAATGGATGAGGCAGCATATGACCATGCAGGAAATGTAATAATCGGTGGAGAAATCCCCGTAGAAGACCTTCGAGAAGCCTATGAAACAGGAAATTATCAAAACTTATTTAATAGAATATTCCGTCCACGAAGTGGGGGAAGAGTAGTTATTCCTCAACCTGCACGACAAGAAGATTTCCAGATTTACCTTTAGATAAAAGCATCCTCTCCTCCCTATTATTATTTTTTTTTTTATTATTTTTTGTAAACTTTAATTTAACACATATCTTATATACATGATTGAAAAAATTTTGAGCAAAGTAACTAGGGATGGAGAATACAGTATACTCAATGATGAAGAAGGATACATTCTCGAAACCATAGACGCAGACGGAAATGTTCATAACCCAATATTAGAAGAAGATACAATAGAATACTCTGAAAAAGGAAGGAAAAATGTCAAAAAAAGACAATAAAGACGAAAATTATTCATGGTCAGAAAGGATGAAGAATGAAACGCAAAAAGCGTTCACCTACTTCAACACCTACCTTAACCTTGGACCAAACCGTACACTAAACAAAACAAGAGCCAAACACAACAATGACATAAGCCTACAACAACTAAAAGTGTACAGTAGTAAATATCACTGGGTGGACAGAGCCAACCAAAAAGACGAATACGACGTCTACCTAAGAAATGAAAGACTAAAACAAGAACAAGACGCTTATTTTGATAAACGATTAGAACAACTTGACCAATACCATCAAGCAACGGATGCAGTACTAGGACAATTAATGATAGACCTCGGACTCATACCTAATCCTAAAACAGGTGAATTTGAACCGAACAATCGTGTTAACAGTACAACCGTCGCTAATAGTATTCAGAATCTTTCCAACGCCAATGCTGTGACAAGTAAACTTGCCTTAAGATTCCTTGGATTACCTGAAATGATTCAGGACACACAAGAGGTTATTGTTGATGCAGATGTTAACACGACACGTGACGAAGATACCAGTAAAAGGTATGCTGAATTCACTGAGGCAATAATGGATAAGAGATTTATTGATAAACAGTTAGATATTATCAATGAAATGGTTAAACAAGAGGGTAATAGTAGAAAAGATGGCAAGTAAAAATGGTAGTGGTGGTGGTGCTTCCTACACAGACACAGGACTAGACGATTATCCTATTTATCTTAACTCTGAAACAGTGAACACTAATGGGTTAAAAGAGAAGTATCATAATTTTCATAGTAACTATGGTGAATCTGATATTGATATAGAGGGCTTAGCGGATAGGGTTATTAGTATTGTTACCCGAAGAGAATCTACTGGTTTTGATGAAATGTTCTCTTTTGACCAAGCTTTCGGTTTAGAAGTATATCAAATTCCTTATGAAAATCAAGTTGTAAATAGAGTTAACCGTACTATACAAAAAAATGGTGATATAACACCAGAGGAAGTTGTTGACCACATGGTTGAATCTTATATTTATCAGTATAACAAGGAATATCGTAATCAAAGAGATACGAATAAGTTTTTACGAGGCGAATTCAAAGAAGACCTTAACAATATGATACAGGAGAAATTAAATGGCTAGTAAAGGAGAAGGCGGGGGTGGTGGAGGAGCCTCCTATGAAGACACAGGAATAGACGACTACCCAACATATTTGAATAGTGTTGCAACAGACACAAACCCTGCAAGAGCAGAAAGATGGAATAATCCATCCACAACCGTAGAAGTAGATGGTGAAACAATAGACCTCACACCAGTCAGTAGATACATGACCAAAGGTGAAATTGACAGAGAATTAGAACAATATTTAACTGTTGATGTTCAGAGAAACAGGTTTAATCCCGAACAGCTAGGTCGTATAGAAGGTTTAAATTATCCTCGTGACAGATTACACCAACTGTATGATGCAGAATATCTTCCATACCAACATGCTTTCAAATCATACGCACAATTTGAAAGGTACTATCAACAAAATGTTCAACAACATGTCGAACAGAACCTCCAAGACATGTACCAATATCTAAGAGACCATCCGGATAGTGATAGGGTGACAGCATATGGTTGGTTACGTGACGGATACGAAGACAGATAAAAAAACTACACGACACACACACCCCCCTCTCGGAAAAAGGAAATTCCTCACTAAAGAAGAAGAAACATTAGAATAAAACCAACATTTTTTTTTATAATTGAACCATGACCGAAACAGAAATAGATAAAAAATTACCTAACGATTTGTACAACCCTGCCTCCATAAATATTGCAATGTGGGGTAAATTAATAACCAATGGAACATGGAAACCAAGAGACTTTGACAAAATAATCATAGAATTTCTTTATTATGCCATCCAAGGTAAAGTCTCCAAACTCATGCTCTCCGTACCACCACGACACGGAAAATCCACACTCATAAGTAAAATATTTTGTTCATATTTCCTTGCAAACTTCCCAAATGAGCAGGTGATTTTATCCTCTTATTCACAGGGTTTAGCCAGTGAATTCGGAGGAGAAGTAAAAGACATTCTTAACTATTATAGTGACCAAACACTTCTTAAAGCGGGACTTGCAACAGATAGTAAGGCAAAAAACAAGTTTCACATGCAAAAACCATTTGAAGGACAAATGTTAAGTGTAGGTGCTGCCGGTTCTATCCTCGGTTTCGGTGCGGGGCTCTTCATAATTGACGACCCTATTAAAAACATTGCCGAAGCGGAAAGTCCTGTATTGCAAGATAAATTAAGGTCATGGTTTGAGGCAACTGCAAAAACTCGTTTACAAAAACGTAGTAATGGACTACCACCCATAATGCTCATAATCGCACAACGTTTACATATCAATGATTTGCAGGGAATCATTCAACGAAATGAGCCAACAATTGATGCTAAAGAGGCATTAGAGATTTTAAGGAAAGGTGGGGCAATACCTCAAGAAGTATGGGTTGATGTTAACTTCCCCGCAATATGTGAAGACCCTTCTCGTGACCTTCTAGGAAGAAAAGAAGGAGAAGTCTTGTGGGAAGAACAAAGGGATATTAATGTGTTAATGGAAGCCAAGAGAAGTATGGGTTCTTACCTCTTCAACGCAGTATATCAAGGCAACCCTACCGTAAGACAAGGATATGTGTTCCGAAGAGAATGGTTCTACGATGAAGATGGAGTGGTGCCTACATGCATAATAGAAAAAGATGAAGTACCCGAAGGAATACCTCGGATGAGATACTGGGATTTCGCAGCTAACAAGAAAACCAAGGCAAACTATAAACCTGAAGGTGATGAAACTAGTGGTGTGTTAACTGCGTATGATGGCGAAACACTCTATGTTCTCGACCTTGTAAATGGGAATTTCACTCCGAAAATGGTTAATGAAACATTTATGAGAATTGCATTGAAGGATGGTAGACATGTGAGAATAAGGATTGAGGAAGAGCCTGGTAGTGGTAGTCGAATTCTTATTAACAGTTTTGCAAATCATCCTCGTCTTAAGTTATGGAATATTCGTGGTGATAAAGTGCGTGGTGCAAAGAATATTCGTAGTTTCGCTTTGGAAAATTTGGCAGAAAGTCGTTGTGTTAAATTCGTTCGTGCCCCATGGAATAATAAGATGATTGAACAATTAATTAGTTTCACGGGTGTGGAAGGTGAACGTGATGACATTGTGGATAGTCTCACCGGCAGTGCTCGACAATGGACTCATAAACGAACAAAAATTATAATGTAAAACATGTCAAATAGTCTTATATTAGGAGTATAACTTGTTAATCTAAGGAAAAAGAAAGGTTCAGAACAAAAAAAAGAAGAAGAAGAGGAGTATGACGAGCAAGGGCAATGTGACACTACAATCACAATTATCTGACCAATATATCCAAGATAATCTGGAAACATTCGATAAATGGGTTTCGGGTGATGGCAATCTTTTTAGCCCCGAACAAGAACAGTATATACTTGACCATATGGAACCATCAGAAGATGTATTGTATAGATTTAGCACTCCATCCAATACAAACTATGGAGATGAAGCGTATGAAAATGAACATGATAACTTGAAAATTGGAGATTCCGTATTCTTCACAGGAACACTTAAATCGTTTAGTGAAGATTTCTCTTCGTTTCAAGAGGGTGTTGTTGAAATATTCAGAAACCCCCGATACAGACAATTAAACAATGCTCCCTACAATATATTCATCGCACCGAAAGGTACTCCCATGTTTTCTCTTGACTATTATCAAGAAGAATATGGTCAGGCAGAACGTTTAGTGAGGGGTGACGGTAAAGGTGAGGGGTGGCTTGTTAAGGATATTAAAACAGTTAATTATTATGATTTCTTTGACAGGAAAAATACTACTCATGAAGAACTGAGGGAAAACGAAAAAGTACGCTTAATTTATATTGAAGAGGCATAAGAGTAAATTTTAAAAGAGACACTATAAAAAAAAACAATGGCAAGTAAATATAGTTCTATTCTACTTTCATCGGAGAGTACATTGAATCTCCGTGACCCTTCACTATCTTCATATTATGATATGAAAGAAATGGGGAAAGAAGATTTTATAAACACCAAAATGGAAGAAATGGGAGTGGATGAACCAGAAATTAAACAAGAATTAGCTCAGATTTATGACGCATTAACTGCAAACAGTTATGAAGTTCTTCCAACATTTTCCTATGATGGTGTTGATGGGATAATGTTCCGAAAAGATAATAATGTTTATTTTTTATCTGATGAATACAAGGACTACCTTAACGAAAAGAGAGGAACCCTTGATTATCAGACAGATTACTCTTTAAAAGATATTCTAGCAGAGTTTGATTCACATCCTCCATTAATTAAGTCAATGGGTGGTCTTGTACGTTTAGAAGACACCTTCCAAAATTATTATGACCCTTATAGTAATGAAATTACTCTCAGTACAACCATGCTCGACAATGATAAAAAAGGAACTTCTGGTTCAATAGGGCAAACTATTCTTCATGAACATATACATAGGCTTGATTTTGAACAAGGAAAACAACAACGTGAAGGACTTATATCTGGACATCCATATTTTAGGGCAATTTCAAATAGCAGTCCTGCATCGGCATACAGTAAATCTTACAAAGAAAGTGATAATCCATTAGATTGGCAAAATTACTTTGGAGAGAATTTGGCGGAATCTGTTATGCCTATGAGATATTATGCGAATAAATCTACAAGACATATGGCTATGATTAGTGACCCTGACACAGGAGAAGACATACCCTATGGGAACTGGAGGAAAACACACACGGAATTAGCAGAGGTTGCAGAGAAAGTTTATTCTTCTAATTCATTAGATGAGATAGTGTCATTCTTGGACAAAAAATGGGAATCATATCCACAACACTTAAAAGATGAATATATGGATGAATACTTTTAGACAAAAAAAAATATAAAACTTTAACGGAAGGAACATAAAAAAAATGGCAAGTAAATATGGTGGTGGTTCCACAACAACCGTTTCTGAGACAGAGGAAGAATACGAAGAAACATTCGACGAACAAGAAAAAACATACGACCCTTCATTAGATGAATACTATAATATGGAATCAGTAGATGATGTCGAAGATTTTCTGGCAGAAAAAAGCAAAACGGTTGACGAAGAAACACTTGACATTGACGCATACTACGACTTATACTATGACATACAAAATGCAGGATTCGAAATATTACCAGAATACGAACATGAAGGAATAAATGGAATAACATTACGACAAGACAATCAAATATATTTCATATCTGACAGATACCTAGAATTTGTGGAAGATGAAATACCAATCAACCCATTCGATTCAGCATACCGTTTTTCATCAATCTTAGATGAAATAAATAATCAACCAGATTTATTCCATGCAAATGGTGGAAAAGTAATATTCGCATATTCTGACCAAAACTATTACACAGAAGACAATGAGATTTATATAAGTGTTACACCATTGTTCCAAATAGGTCAAGGTACTAGTTATGATTTAGGACATACAATGTTACATGAGCATGTGCATAGATTGGATTTCGGAGGAAAAGGTGCACTTAATGGTGGTGGAATAATCTCAAATCATCCTTATTTCATGAAAATTTCGGATAAAAGTGCAGCTTCGGGGTATAGTTTAAGTTATAAAAATTCATCTGACCCTGATGAGAATAGGAAATATTATTGTGAAAACTTGGCGGAAGCGGTTATGCCTATGAGATATTGGTCAGATAAGAGTACACGACATCTTGCAATGATTGAAGACCCTTCTAATCCAGGTAATGACATGCCTTATGGTGATTGGAGAAAGTCTCATAAGGAGTTGGCAGAGTTGGCGGATGTTGTGTATAATGCAAATTCTGTTGATGAAGTGGTGGCATTCATGGATAGCAAGTTATAAACGGAGTGTTTATTGTTTTTTGTGGAAAAAAAAGAATTGAGAGTTTGGTGAAGAAGTTGGGGTGTAGGATGGGTTTTTTTTATCCTAGGTCGTAGCCTTTGTTTCCGTCACAGTCTATGGTTATGCCCTCGTTTAATGGTGATTTGAAGCGACTGTTATCTTCTACACGATAATGTAATTTGGTATTGTTGTCATATACCATTATGTTTAATTTTATGTCACATGGTGTTCCTTCTTTGTTACAGGTTCCAGTAAATGAATATCTCTCATATATTGCTTTGTTTGTTTGAGGGTTTTTTTCATGATTGTAATCTGTTATTGTAGGGTTATATTTTAGTGTGTGTTTTTTTAATGTTTCACAAAGATGGCAGTCTAAACCGAATTGTTTAAAAATATCATTTATTGTTGTCATAATTATCTTTTTTGTTTTTAATAAATGATATAATTTTTTATTAATTATTGTAATGAATTCTTTTTTTTTTCAGAGAAAAAAAACTATTAAATTCCGTGCCACAAACTAACAATGTGGCACAAAAAAAAGAGATATAATAGGAGAATAATAAAATAATGGCTAGTAAAGATGGTGGAAGTAATATTCAAATGGGAGTAGGATACATAGATGGTGAAGGAAACTGGCACAACACAGACCCACTCACAGGAGAAGAATTAACTGAAACAGAAACAGGAACACAAACTAATGAAAGTGCCTTCGGAAGTCGAGAACACTTACTGCAAGACACAGATGAAATAATAGATAATGTAACCCAAAAACTAGATGACCTCGAAAGACAAAGAGTGTCAATGGCAAGACAACTCGTACATAATATTGAAACAGAAAATTACCCATTTAATCAACTGAGAGAACCAACGGAGCAACTAGAACAAGCCTACTCCGAACTCATGGGTACATTATCAAGAGGACGAGATGTTCAAAACAGATTAAACACCATAATATCCTCAAAGGCAATGCAGGAAACAATACAAGCCAGAGGTTTAAACAATGAACGAATCAACAGAGACTTAGAACGACAAATAGAATATCTCGGAAACCAAGGGTACCTAGAAGAATTCTTTGACAGATATTATAGTGCACAAACAGCAATGGACACACTAGTCAGTGAAAGATACAAATAAAAAAAAAAGTATAAAACGACAAACAGGATTAACATAAAAAAGGGATTATGGCAAGTAAATACTCTTCACTAAACGCAATATCCACAGACTCCGTTGAAATTAAAAACCTCAACCAAATGGGTTACTTAATGGACAATCAAATAAAATACATTGAAACAGTAGCCAAAGAATATGGGTTCAACGCAACCTATGATAAAAAAATAGATTCTCTCATCCTATCAAACTCTGACCCTAATGCACCTAACGAAAGATTGGTATTTAGAGGAGCATTTCTTACTAATTCAAGGTTCGGATTAAATGACAATTTACCTGATGGACGATACACTTTGAGGGATGTTATGGAGTATTATACAAACTTAAATCCTAACATTAAAGGACATGTTAACCAAATAACATTCACTGGACCAAAATATAATCCAAATGGTAGGGAAGTTCTCGGACAATTCGTTCCAAGTGCCAACGTAATCATAATCACTGCTGGAAATTTACTACACTCAAAGAACAGTCCACAAAGTTTAGAATATTCTTTGAATCATGAGTCAATACATTCTCTTGACTGGGCATACCGGAGTAGTAATAGTGTGCGAGGCTTTTTCTCTAAGAACAAAGCGTGGAAAGAAGCGTCTGATGGTAAAACACCAACAGAATATGCATATGCAGTATCAATTGACCCAAGGTCTACGGATTGGAGAAAAAGGGCAGAAAACTTGGCAGAAGTAGGAGCATATGTTCAATTAGCCAAAAAACATGGTGAAAACATAATTGTACCTACAAAAGAAGGTCTTATGCCATACAAGACTTGGGCAAAAAAAGATGAAAACAAACAAATGATAAAATTAGCAGGCGAATTTATAGAAAACCCTAAACTCTATGCACAAACATATTTAGAACCAACAGAGCCCACACCACAAATACTCAAATAAATAAAAAAAAATAGGGAGAAAAGAATACTGTACTCTTTTTTTTATATTCCTATAATTTCACCATTTTTATCATATTCCTGATAAAAAATAGGTGCTTTCTCATATTTTGTGTCATTGAATGGATAACCGTATGCCACTACTTTTTGGTTTTGTTCATCAATAACCAATTCTTGAGGGTATATTTCCCCCTCTGGTGTGGTGGTCGTACCTCTTAACACAAGGAACTTGTTGCCATCTACAGTTTCATTCTGGTAATTATCATAAATATCAACAAAATCTAACTCAAATAATGCTTCTGTTAACTCAGGATTTAAATTAAATTTTTGAAGTATGTTTTTTAGTTTGGTCATGTATTCTTGTATGTTGTTTAAGAAGTATATAATTAATTAAGTCCCCTGTTGAAAAATGGAGTATGGACGGTGTTATTTTGGCACACAAATGATGAGTGTTTTTGGAATTTTTACACGTTTTTCATTAAAAGAGAGAGAGAATTTACAAATAAAAGAATCATAAAAAAAAAGGTTTTATGGCAAGTAAAGGAAACACATCACTGATGAGTTTAAGTTCCACCAAGGAGTTGGAAGATTACAACAAATACATAGACTCATATGGTGACTGGATAAGTAGTAGTGAACATCATCCCAACGAAAGGGTTATGATGATGAGAGAATCAACAAAACAAGAAGAAGCGGAAACAATAGAATACTTAACTGAGAACACGAGCCTCAATGAAGAAGATGCAACAAAACTTCTGAAAACTCTAAAAGAATTAGGTTATGACCAATTTTATATGGAAGATGAAGAATTTGTGGCATACTTTGATAATCAAGCATTACTCTTAGATTCAAGTGTACTCTCTGCAATGCACAACGGAGAATTAATTGTTACACCCGAACAGTTTTTTAAATATTACGCCAAGGATTACCCCGAAATTTTCAAGTATTATGGTGGAGCACAGATATTTTATGGTGACGACCAAGGAGAGAGTGGACATTACGACCCTGGAAATGATGTCATAATTTATGATTCTTTCAGTATTTTTGATAAAAAAGACCCATGGGCTAGTAGTGGTTATAAGAATGTGATGGAACATGAAGGAACTCATAAAGTAGATTATTTAAGTGGCGAATCTTACACTACACTTTCTGACCATCCTTATTTTAAGAAGTTGTCAGAGGAGCATAGTGCGTCAGAGTATGCAAGAGGGTTTAAAAATAATCCTGAACAAGAAATGAGGGAAATGTATCATACTGAGAATCTTGCATGTTCAGTTATGCCTCTGGGTACTGCTATTTCTAATCCTACTCGTGCAAAGGCTCAGGATTCTACTCCTGGTTCTGGTAAGGTGGGTTATGTTAATGGTTCACAGTATACTATTGCGGGGGATATTTCGTATGAGGAGCATGTTAGGTTGGAGCCTGAGTTAGACCATGTGGCTCGTTTGTTTCGTGAGTCTAAAACTCCTCGTGAGTGGTTGGATAAGATGGACGCTTTGTACTTGGAGCGTTATGGGTGAGGTTTTAGTTCGTTTTGTGTTGGCATGTAATGTAGTTGGGGGTTGTCCCATATTCCATCCTTGTTCCATCTGTTTTTAATTACTTTTTCTTTGTATTCTATTAGGGTTATTGATTGAAAGTGTTCGTTTACTTCAATCACTACTCGGTATTCTTCACCCTCTTCACTGCTAATTCCTTTGAATCTGTGTCCATGTATATTACTTTTATCATATTTTAATAGTTTGAACTTTTTAATAGGTTCCAACTCCAACAGTGCATCTGTAACATTCACATCAATGCCCGTTTCACTAATTAATTCTTTTATTTTAACCATTAACAAATCACCTCATCTATATAAAAAAAGAGAATCTAATCATATTTTTTACTTATAAACTTTATCATATATATACTATTAAACTAGATAACCATGGCAATAGAACAATTTGTAGTTACCCAAAAAAACAATGACTGGGAAGTAATAGAAAAAAGTGTCTTAGACAGGTATGTTATCAAAGAGGACGAAGCACGTGCAAGAACGAAGGCAGTCGATGATGACGGATACGATTACGCCGAATTTAAACGACCCCAATATAATTTAAGAAGACTCTGCGAATTATTAGACAACAACACATACCATAGAAGATGTTGCGAAGTCGTAGCGGAAGACGCCAGTGGATATGGGTACAGTTTAGTCCCACGAAACCAAGTGGAAGACGAATCTAACGAAGCAAAAAACCAGAAACAATTCATAGAAGATTTCCTACTACAATTATACACACCCATAAACACGGCATTATACAGATTCTGTTATGATAAAAGAGCTCTCGGGTGTGGATGCATGGAAATTCTCAGAAGGAACACAAGTGAAAGCGACATAGTCGACCTTAACCCCACACCCATATTCAACATGAAAGTACACCGAGACGGAGTACGAGTATTACAAAGAGTTGGAAAAAAACATAGATGGTTCATATTATATGGAAAAAACACCACACCCGATGGAGTCAAATTCGATGTCGACTGTGACACTGGAGAACAAGTCGAATACAACAGTTTAGACCCAAGCGAAAGAGCAAACGAATTAATATGGGGAGTAAACTATGCACCACACGCACCAGTATATGGAAGTGCAAAAGTAGTACCAGTCATAAGAGCCATCTTCGGAGACCTTGGAAGAAGCCGATTTAACAGTAGTTTCTTCCAAAATTATGGAATGCCCTCATATGCAGTAACAGTCACAGGAGACTTCGACCCAGGGATGGACGAAGAAGACCCAGACTATGATGAAACAAAAACCCTTAAATACAAAATTAAGGAAAACATGGAACAAGCCGTTAAAAATCCTCACAGTGCCTTCGCCATGCTCGTACCATCCACCGAAGGAAACGTGCATGTAAGTTTCACAAAACTAAACGCAGGAGGAAGTAACGAGGCAAGTTTCAGATTATACCGAGCGGACAACCGTGACGAAGTCCTAAGTGCACATGGAGTTCCACCATACAGGATAGGTATGGCAATAAATGGGAGTCTCGGTGGAAACACTAGTGTAGAATCATCCAACATTTACAACACAAGTATCATTCAACCAATTAAAAAGAAAAATGAAGACATAGTAAACCAAATACTCAGTGACGAATATTATCGTTTACACGGGGAAAAATACCTCTCATGGTTATTCAAAATAGAAGATATTGACAAAAGAGACTACGCCCGTGACCTTCAAAGTGCGAGCATACTTTTCAGTTTGGGAGCGATGACTCCAAGACAAATAAGTGAAAGCCTTGGAAAACCATTAGGGGCAGTGGCAGACCCTGACAACCCATACCTTGATGAATATTTTGTCGGAGGAACACCATTAAGTTTAATGTTTGCCAATGCAGGAATGAGTCAAGAATCACACAGTCTTGACACACAAAGACAACAGCAACAAATGTGGATGAATGACATATCCACAAAATTACAAATGGCACAACTAGGCATTAACCCTGAGAGTATGGAAAGTCCAGTAGACCCTAACAACCTTGATGAAACCAAAAATTATGGAATGATACCAAATGTACCAACCATAGAAGAGGAAAAAGACCATCGTGAAAACACAGATGTTATAAAAAACATAAGAAATCCCAACGACTTCAAAGGATACTGGAGTAATGACTAAATAAAAGGAACATGGCGAGCAAAGGTAACATAACATTAAACACCCAGTTAACATTAGATGACTATCAAACTAATTTCTCCCCTATTTTACAAGACGACCATACTCTCACACCATCCGAACTTAATTACAATGAAGAACAAGCCGAAAAAATGAGAAAATATAAAAAGTTCTCAGAAGAAGACATTCAGAATGTTCTTTCATCAGCAAATAGTGCGAATATGGTTATTCAAACAATTAAAAGTGATGGAACAGTAATATTCGAAGGAAAAACAGACACTGGCACATACATTGTAGACTGTAAATTAGGGTTTAGACAAGAAAGTATGAGTTCCCACTCTCAAGCCACCCTCGAAGACTGCTTAACAACTATCGATAAAATACCAAGTTTGTTCAAAGAGACATTAAAAGAAGTAAAACTAAGTGGTAGAACTGGGAGTAGTTATTATGATGGACCAGAAAGAGATGGAATTGTTGAAATCAAAAAAACATTTTTATCCTATGAAAAAGATGATGCATGGGATGTTAGGGGTGTTATTATTCATGAAATAACCCATAACTTTGACTATAATGGAGGACACCAAAACGAATTTACATTATCCTCCAACCCCTCTTTCCGAAGATTAATGAAAACACAAAAACAAAATGTGTCCACTTATGCTGGAACATACACATATAACTATGAGAGCGGTGGTGAAATGGTACGTGGCGTACCGAATCCTAGATATTACACAGAATCTCTTGCAGAAATCATGAAAGTTGTGGGTTCTCATAGGCTCGGATACGACGATGCCCGCATACGAGTAGGTAACCGTTATTATATTACCGATACTTATGCAGAATATAATGGAAACCATGTGAAACTAATGGATTATAATAGTTGGGAGAAAGAATTCCCCGAATCTGCAAAATTGGGGAACAGACTATGGGATTGTAAAACAAGAGAGGAAGCAGAACAAATCTTCAAAGATTTAAAAAAGATAAAATGATAACATGGCAAGTAAAGGAACAGGCGGTGGAGGTGGAGGAACATCATACACCGACGAAGGAATAGATGACTATGCAATATATCTCAACAGTGAAGGTGGTGCACAAACCGAATCCACATGGGGAGAATATATGGCTAACGTAAGAAACAACACACAACAACAAGAAAGAGTTAATAACCTTCGAAATGAATTATATTTCTTAGAACAGGATTTACAACGACAACAAAATACAAATCAATGGACAGTAGGACAACAACAAGATACACAGTGGGTGGCAGAACATCCCTTAATCACCACAGAATATAATAACTCAGTATATAATGAGACAAAATCATTATTAAATGAAGCAAGAAGTAAACTGGACAGTTTACAAGAAAAACTTGACGGCTCCTTTGAAGTAGAAAATATTAATGACACACCCGAATTAAAAGAATATTTAGACTTAACATCAAGAGCAAGAAGTATTATTCATCCACAATACAATTTATAACCACGAGTGATTAATTATTTACATTAACATTATCTTGGAATATATCCACATTTTGAAGTTCAGGTGTCATTTTAGTTAATTCAATGTTTGTATGATATTTTTTGATTATGTCTTTGATTTGAATAGTCATAATACTTAATATATTCCCCATATTTTTTATATAAATTTAGTTTTTTGAAAATAAAGGAAAAAAAAAATCATGGCAAGTAAAGGAACAGGAAACTCTGGAAATGGAACAGAAACAACTGGTGAAAGTGAACTGAATTTTGTTGAATTAAATAGAAAATTAGGGTTAATTCCATCTGAAACAGAAGCACTTCATCAAGAGTTAAACGATAAATGGGCAAGAGTATGGGATTTAGGTGTTGAAATGAACGTCCTCCGAGCCGAATTAGCGGGTGCAAGAGAAGACCTAGAAAAAATCAAGGCACAGATACAGGTAAGAGGAGAATCCGCACCACTACTCACAACACTCGGACGAAGACAAAGAATATATGATGAAACAAGGGAAGCACATAACAGGGTGAGGGATGAAATGAGAGAACTCAACCAGAGAATACAAGAATTAGAAGAACAAGGAATCACATTATAAAAACTCCTCTAGAAAAATGAGAACACGAAGAACAGTATGTCTAGTAAAGGAAGTACCATCTTAAACACAATAACTACAACTAACATCTTAGACAATCCCTACATAAAAAAGAATTCTGCAAAACTATTGCTCGAAGCGAGTAAACAACAAAATTACATAATAAATTCATATGACGAAAAAAAAATATACCTCACATCACCTGATGGCATACCTGTAGAATTCACAACACACTACCTTGACAATCTAGAATACTATCAACGAAAAAATGATGGTGAGGTACCATACACTATGGAAGACCTGTTACGGTATGTTAATGAGGCACCAGATTTGATGAAGAAAAATGTAGATAAAATTATCTTTGATTATGACCCTCAGAATTATCTAGCAGAGTATGGGTCGGTTCCTTATGGAACTCATGATGTGTACATTGGGAATAAATCATTGTTTTATCAAAATTATAATTCGCCCCAAAACACATTATATCATGAGATGGCACATTGTATGGAAGACCATCCTAAACTCAGAAACATTCCTAGTATGGATTGGTTTAAGAACCTATCTGAAACTGAGAAATCAAGTGGTTATGCTAACGCCACATTCGATAAAAATAGTAAATTAAATTATGAAAATAGGTATTCTGAGAATTGGGCAGATGCCTTTAAGATTGTTGCGATGCATAGAACAAATCCTAGTATGGCAGTAGTATCTAATCCAAATGGTAATCAGTATTCTGAGCCCGTATCCTATGCTCAATGGAAGAGGATGAATCCGAATCTGGATAGGGTTGCGAACACTATTCTTGATTGTAAAACAGATGAAGATGTTTTTGAAGTTGTTCGTGGTTTCTTTTATGAATTCGATAGAAAAAAAGGATAATCCCCTCTTTGTATCATGGGGTGGGGGTGGATGGTGTGTGGTGGGGTCGGGTCTTTTTTTTTACATGTTCACTCGTTCTCTTGGTACTGTTATTGTGAGTTTTTGTGTGTCTTGGTTATGGATTAACCAACGAGATACTTTCACTTCTTTTTCGTTTATAACCGTGTAAAGATATATGTCTCTTCGGTCTAAGTCAATTCTCAGAACCACCTCATTGTTTTCAGAGTTTGTGAACAATATAACATTGTCACCATATGACATGTCATCAAATTGTACATCACCCAACTCAATTGCTTCCACGTTATCTGCAAATCTATTCTTACACTTAAATCTGTCTAAAAAATATTTTAAAGTTGTCAAATTCTATTTCACCTAATAATATATTACAAAACAAGAGTATATAAAAATATTCATTTCATTATCAAAAAAAAATTCAAGTATATGGCAAGTAAAGGAAACACTACACTGAACTCGGAGGCAAGTGAAGCATTTGTGGAGGAACACTGGGAATTTGATAAATGGGTGTATGAATATGGTACCAACTTTAATGAACACTTTAAAGAATTAATCCCTTTGATGAGAGAATTAATGGAACCTTCTAAAGATGAATTATACCGTTTCACTTACCCTACCATGGAAGAATTAAGAAATCGTTCACCTACCAAATATTCCCAGCTACAAGTAGGGGATACAGTTCCCTTCACTCGTAGAGACATGTCATCATTCAGTTATGACAAACAAAACTTCCAAAATTTTGTAGTTGACGATTGGGTTTTAGGTTCGAGAAAGAAGTATTTTGAGCAGTATCCAACATTAGATATTCTAGTTGCACCCAAAGGAACACCTAATTTCCCATTGGATGGTGTTCCCTTTGCACATCAATCAGAAACATTTGTACCTTCAGAAAACTGGGTTGTAAAAAAAATTGAAACCACAAAATACAAAGATTATTTTCCACCATCCTTGTTTAGGGATGAGGATGACCAAAAAATACTCAATAACAAACCCATCCGCTTGATATATATTGAACAAGAAGATAAGTGAATCAAAAAGATATGGCAAGTAAATACAGTGAAACCGTACTAAACACATATGACTCAGATAACATAATCCAAGGTGTTGAAAGTTATTTCCCCGAACACATACGAGAACAAATTAAAAAACATCCAGATTTATATGAAGCGATAGGCAGATGGATTCTTCACGAAGATGTCCCCGATGCATTCGGACACAGTGCTGCACCCTCCGACATCTTAACCGACGACCAATTAAAATATGTTTATGAACACATGCAAAATGACCGTGAAAGTATTACTCGAGTAGAACAAATTGGCACAAGTGTCCCTAAGGAAGATTTTGTAATTGGAAAAAACATCAAATTTAACAAACCATTAAAAGCGTTTAGTGAAACTGAACATGGCACTCAAGATTACATGGAATCAACATTTCAACCAGATGATGAGTTAGTCATATTCAAAGTGAAAGGAAATCCATCCTACTTTAAAACATATGATTGGTCAGTGGTGAAACATGAGCAAGAGTTGTGGTTGGATTGTCGTAGAGAATACAAAGTAACCGCAGTGTATAATAAAAATTACAAAGACCGTGAAAACCCAAAATTAATGAGAGAACTTGAAGAAATATTAGGTGCAAATTTTGATTACAATGTTACTTTTGTTGAATTAGAATAAAAAAAAAAGATAATGTGGAAAAAACCATGGCAAGTAAAGGAAACAGCACTCTGAACACATTATTCTCAGACGAAACATTTACCTTGAAAAATGGTGACAAAATACCTCTTGAAGGACATACCCCACAATTCTTCCAAGATTTAACTCACATCATCCAAATGTGGCAAGACCACATAACCGTCCCCGACGCTCATGGACACAGTACTGCACCATCAGATTTATTAGGTGAAGAAGAAATGGAATATGTGTTATCACATATGGAACATGACTTGGAGCATTTGACGAGGGTGGAAATAATGGGAACATCCGTACCCAAAGAAGACATAAAAAAAGGAGAACCAATCCATTTCAACAAACCATTAAAAGCGTTCAGTAGACATATAGAACAAACAAAAGACTATGCTAGTTTCATGTTCGACTCTGATGATGAACTTGTTGTTTTCAGAACAAACAACCGTGTAGGACATTTTAATATCACTCGATGGACTGATTACGCAGTTAATGAAGGAGAATCATGGGTTAACACGGAATCATTCAAAGTAAAAGACATACATAAAGAAAAATGGTTTAGAACTCATTGGTCAGAGAATAAAGAGTATACTGTGACCATAGTTGACATTGAATAAAACTGAAAACATAGAAAAGAATTAACCAGAACATTAATTCTGAGGTGGGTGATTTAAAATAATTTGACAGAAATAAAACAATACCCTGTAGTAACAGCACCTGTCTTGATACCATACGCACCTGATTGTGAATATCAATACGGTGAAGAGGTACTTCCACCAGACAAAATAAAACTGTTAGCAGATAGTTTTCAAAAGTATAAAATAATAGATTTACAACATGAATACACTAAAAGATTAATAAACCATCAGAAACCAATACAAAGAGGAAAACTACTTAACAGTTACATCAGTGAAGATGAACTATACCTCAAAGGATTAGATGGATTTAATCGAAAATACCCCCAAGGGACATGGATAATTAGCGTAAAAATTACCGACCCTGAGGCAATGAAGTTATACAATAAGGGACAACTAACTGGTTTTAGTGTGACTGTGAAAGAAAGAAGTCACGCCAATGCCATCATGGATTATGTAAGTCAAAAAGAATTACTAATCCCTGAAAGTGTAATTGAAAGCGAAAAGGCATTCACAAAAACACCTAAAAGAATACTTATGAAAGATGTCAAAGACCCCGTTGCTTTCACAGTTTCATTAGTTCGTCAACCTTGCGTTTACGGAGCCAAATTTTGTCGGAAATCTTGTCTTATTGTAAACAAAGATAAATTAAAGGAGAACACAAAATCAAACATGAGTCTTAAAGATAAAATAAAAGCAGAATTAAACACTTTCATTGATGGATTAGATGTAGAAGAAGAAAGTGTAAAAGAATACAAAAGTGAAGCAGACCTTGAAGAATTAGAAGAAGTATCACCAGAAGAATCTAAAAAAGAAGATGACGGAACTGAAGGTTCTGGAGGTAACGGTGGAGACTCTACAACCACTGGTGGAGACACCACAACTACAAGTGGAGACACCACAACCACAACTGGAGAAGGAGAAAACGAAACCGAAACCGAAATGCCAACAGACAATGGCGGAAATGGTGGAACAAGCCAAGGTAAAGTTAAAGAAGCACAGAAAGAAAAAGTAACCGAAGAAGAATCAGAGAAATGTGGTGGAAAAGAATCAGAAAAATGCAAAGGCAAAGAATCTAAAAAATGTGTAAATAAAGAATCTGAAAAATCAGTATTATACCTTGCACAAGAAGATGTAGAAGACCTCATCAGAACCACATTACAAAGATACGCAGAAGAAATTGAGCAGATGGTGTTTGATGGAATACAAGAAGCCCTTGATGATTACGAATTCGCAGGAAGTTTCAAAGAAACACCACCAAAACCAGAAGAACCAGAAAAAAAGGAAGAAGATGAACAGGTAGAACCCATAGAAAAATATGCAACCAAAGAAATGGTTGAATCCATCTTCGAAGAACAATTCTCTTCATTTAAATCTGATTTGATGGGCAACATCAAAAAAGCCCAGAAAGAATCCATTAAATCCTATAGCAAAGCCATCAATCCAGAATCCGATGGTTTTCAAGAAGAATCAAAAAAAGGGTACACCTCAAGAATGAGTGACCGTGACGTGTACGGTAGAAGATTAAGAAAAAAATAGATTTGGAAAAAGGGGGATTAAGATAAGATTCAATGTTATTACCGTGTTCCATCCTTTTTTTTACATAGTTCATCAAAAAAAATATATTCTCTAAAAAAAAAATAATGGAACGTCACAAAAAGAGAGGGATAACAGTATAAAGCACCCCACTACCAAAAGAAGTATAAAAAAATAATAAAAAAATAAAAACCAAAAAAAAATACAACAAAAGGAGAATTATTTACAAATCATGGAAGACACACAAAGCATAATGGATAAAATAGAAGAATCATACAAATCAATGGTAATTGACAATTTCGGAGCAAGTGTACTGCAACCGGAATACTTCGACAAATATGTTGAATATGCAACAAGAGATACTTCTATACTAGTAGACGCAAGACAAATTGTGATGAATAACCAAGTAGTCAACATAGACAGAACTGGATTCACAGGTCGTATTCTTGAACCAGGCAGAGAAACAGAAAAACCAAGAAGAAGTAAACCTGAAGTAAGACAAGAAAGACTTGTTGCCAACGAACTTATTGCTGACGTTGCCATCACAGACCAAGCCCTTCGTAGAAACATTGAAAGAGATGGATATGAAGACACCCTTATCAACATGATGGCAGGACAAGCAGGGGTGGACTGGGAATCCTATGCAGTACTCGGAAACAGATTACTTGCAGATGATGACACAGTAGACCCATTATTAACAGAGCAGAATGGTTGGATTGCAAAATGCAGAAACCACATTTATGGTGGTGGAGCCGACACAGACTTTGATGGTTCCGCAGTAGAAGACGGAGATGTCAAACTCATGTTAAAAGAAATGCTCAAAAAATATCCACAAGAATATAGAGGAGACAGAAGAAACCTCAGATTCTACCTTGACAGTGACACCTTCGACGACTATGTAGACCAAGTAGGAGAAAGACCAACTCTTGTTGGTGACGACGCAATCACCAATTTCATTGCAAGACCATACAAAGGTATTGAAATCAGAGAGGCACCTGTATTAAATGAAGCCTCCACTCTAGAAGGAGTAGGTACAACCGCAATGCTCGTAAACCCAGACAACCTTGTATATGGTATCTTTGAAAACGTAACTATTGAAAGAGATAGAAATGTAAGAAGAAGATTAACCGACTTTGTACTTACAATGGAAGTTGACCAAGCATTTGAAAACCCATATGTATGTGTATGTGCACACCCAGAAACCGATAAAGCGGAAGCAAAAATCGTTGAAGAAGGAGTTGACTACACTAACTTCCACCACAATGGTAAAGGTACCTATGAGTACATCAACAAAAACGCTTACGAGCCACTCCGTGACCAACCAAGTCACAATCCAAACTATGATGCAACTCATGGAACTAGTGGTTCCATAACTCCAGGTAATGGTGGAAACCCATAAGGAGAATAGGCAAGACTATTTGAAAAAAGAGAAAAAAACGAATCGGAGCATTTCTCTTTTTTTTCTCTTTGTTTTTTTTAGAATAAAAACGTAAACCGTTTCAAACTTGTAATATAAAAAATAAAAGATAATTAGTTTAGAGGTAAAAGAATCGTGACAGAACATTACTTGAAAGGTGCCAAATGGAGATTAAAAAATGACACATTTGACTATGATGGAGAGTTAGATGAAAATGGATGTGCAGACCTAAAAAATATTGCAGTAGGGCAATATACATTCACTCTATCAAAAGCAGGTTATCTGAAAAGAACAGAACAACTCACAGTGGATGGGTCACCATTAAATATAATTGCAGAACTAGAACCAATTCCAAAAGAAGAAACAACCAAAAAAACAACTAAAAAAACTGCAAAAAAAACAACCAAAAAAAGCACTAAAAAATCTTCAACTTCCAAAGAAGAAACAACCACAAAACAGTCTAAACCAGAAGAATCAGACGAAAAAAAATAACACCCTAACATAAAAAAGGGGAAACATAATTAATCAAAAAAAAAACACGGAAAAAAAAGAGAAGATAAACACACAAATGATAAGATGGTTATTCATAATAACAATCATGTTCTACTTACAAGCGTGTAGGGAGTTGAATAAAAACGAAACAACTAAGCATAAGAGAACAAAAAATAATAAATGACGTACTCTTCCATTTAGATGGATGGAAATGCAATGACCATCCCAAAGAAACACGAAGAGTAGACTCCTTCCTCGACGAAGAAGAAGCAAGAATCAGTAACATGACTCGTAAAGAAGTTTCCAGTCGAGAAGTTCTTACAAGTTATGACAAAGCCAAAGTACACGCATTAAACTACCTTCGCAGAAGTCAATTCCCAAGTCATCCTTCTATACACCAAGCCATCTGTTACTGGGCAGCTGGACTTTTAAGTGAAAAAGCCCATTTCAAAGACGAAAAAATACAAGAAAGTACTCTCCTCATAGAAGAAGCCCGAAGACTACTTAAACCTTATGTTCGTAAAGGTGAAGACTTTTTCACTGTCAGTGGTGACGAATGGTACTGGGAAGAATATATGAAATCCGAAAGTGTACCTCGACCAAGAAGGAACCGTGTACCACCTCCACCTCCACCATCAAAAGATGACCCATGGGGTGGTGAAGAAAAGGAGCGTTTAATTCATGGTCATTACCATGAAAACCCCTATTATAAACCTTATAAACCTCATCATCATAAGAAGCCGTTTCATAAACAGTTATCTCCACACAAGCCACATGACCCATGTAAACCAGAGTATACTGAGCCATTGTGGATAAAAAGAAGATATGAGAACAAATACAAACTAACCATAGAACCTGTTATCACGGAAACTGGTGGGACTGTTCATCTTAGAGCAAGAGTGTATGAAGGTAGTAAACCATGTGACAAAGGCAAAGTCACATTTTACATTTATGAAGAATAAAAAAAAGAGAAAAAAATGGATTACTGATTGAAAAAAAAACGGATTATAAATAAAAAAAAACATAATTTTTTAGAGGATAAATGATTAAAAAAATAATAGGAACCGCCACAGTAAATGGAGGTAATGCAGAATACATATGGGAAGTACCACATGGGATACAAACAGGTAAACGAAAACTATATGTAACTTACACAGACTCTGACGACTACCTTCTAAGTGAAAACTGGGAAAACATATATATTAAAACACCAACCAACATCCTCTTTGAAAATGAAATAATCAGAGCAGGGGCACCAAATGGTGAAGAACCACGATTCATAACCTTAACAGTCATATTAAACGATTTAAATACTCTTGAACCTGTAACAGAAGGATTAGTACAATTTCAAGCAAGAAGGGATGGACAAGAATCATTCACCAACATAGGACCATTAGTAGAAGTTACTGATGGTGTTGCAGTCTATGGGTATGAATTATCCGAAGAAGAAACAACTGATTTTCAAGTAAAGGCGATATATTGGGGTACAAACAAATATAGTGCCTCTGAAACACATAATTATTGTACTGTTAGCACTAAACAATCGTTGACAATTAACACAAATAATATAAAAACAAAACCTGACCAAACAGAAACATTCCATATAGAATTAGGTGCGTATCCTCCTGAAGAATTAAATGGAGGAGAACTAAGCATAATTCTAGATAACACCCCAATATACACTACCACAGTCTTCTCCAATAGTTTAATATTATATGATTACACAATTCCTTCTTCGATGAGTGAGGGGGAGCATGTGTTTAGGATTGTTTATTCGGGAAACAATAAATTTGATGAAAGAGAGGTTGAAGGAAAACTTTACATTAAACCACATGTAACAATTGACGATTCTCCCGTATACGCCACGCCTACACTCATAGAAAATGGAACACTCATACAACAAACTGCAAAAATAGTATTAAACATCACAGCAGATGGTACTAATGTACATGAAGGATTCGTAGAGTTTGAATGCAATAATGATAAACAAACAATTTATTTAGAACAAGACTCTCAAGAATATGAATATGAAATACCATTCGGATTTAATTATGGTGACGAAATCCCATTTACATTAACTTATCTTGAAAATGAAAATTATCAAACAACTAGTATAACTTCGAGCATATTATTAAGACACCAAACACAAGTCTCAGTAGATGCAGTGCAAGGAAATGTTGGAGAAACAGTGGATGTTAATGCAACAGTAGTGGATGAGAACAATACCAATGTAAATGAAGGACAAACACAATTTGAAATGGAAACAAACATTGATGATAATAACTCTAATGATACAGGATGACGATACAGGTAAGTAATCTTGATGAATATATTTCCTATTTAACAGATTCATTGGTTGTTCCTGAAAGAGTTGTTGTTGGGGAATCATGTATATGTTATTTTCATAATACCGAGGGTGTAGAATGGATTGGGTCAGGCACAAGACCTATTATATATTTGAGTTGTTCTTTCACAGAAGTCACAGATACTTCAGCTTATGTCATTTCACAGCGTGGTGAGGTTGCAATTGCCAACACCACATCCATTCCTAATGGAGTTATTGGTCAATGGGATGACCTTGTTAAAAGTACCAATCATACAAAACCCAATTGTGTTATGTGGGAATCCACTTATTCTCAAACTGGTACATACAATGTAACAGTTACTTTCAGAAGAGGGGGTACAAATTATAATGTTACTCGAAGTGTTGAAGTTACTAATGATATAATTGCAACCGCCACCACAACTGTTAAAAACGGGATAAGTACCACAGGATATGATGTTTTAAAGCCATATTCCGTGTATCCTGCTTTTTATTCTAATGGTTTGGTGGAATGTTGGGCTTTTGATTTATCATTCCCTATTGAAAATGTTGATGTTGAAGGAGATTGGGGTTGGAGTGATGGCGATGACCTTTTACTTTATGTATATCCTACTAGCAATATTCAGACATTATTTAATGACATAGATGTGGAAGGGTATACGATTGACCCTGAAAATGGGATTAGTTATGTTCCACATGATGATTTGGAATTTGTTAGTGGAGCAAACACTGTTCTTGTTACTTATATGTCTGGTATGGAGTATCCTGATTATTCTTATCCTTATGTTACTTTGAATGACCATGAGTATATATGGAATTATTCTGAGGAAACTATTACTCAATCAACCCTTACTTTTGAAAATGGTCATTCCAGTAATGATTTTGTTGCGGGTCAGACTTATCAGATTACTGCACGGTATTTGGAGAATGATGGTTATGAGGGTTCAGTAGGAATTGGTGAACTGGAAATACTCCGGTATCCAACCACTACAACAATAAGTGGTACTTCGAGTGTTACAATAGGAGAAAACTTGACTTTATCAATAATTGTAAAAGAAAACAACAACAACACAACCCTAACCACTGGATACATAACCGTATACGATGGAACAGACATAGTACAACAAAACTATGCAATCACAGGTAACAGTACACAAATAACATTCACACCCTCAACCACAGGAACACACAACATATATGCTATCTACACAGATAGTGGAACAGAATACAACACAAGCCGAAGTAACACATTAACAGTTAATGTGAATAAAAAACCATCAACAATTACCACCAATGTAAACACCATAGAAACCATATCTGGAGAACAGAAAACAATCACTGGAACATTAACAACAAATGGAACAGGTATTTCTGAAGCAAACATCACAGTAAGTGATTCCAACAACAATGTTTTAATGACTGTTACAACAGATTCCAATGGTGATTTCACATTCAATTACACGCTTGAAAATCTCAATGATTATAACAATAATTTAAGTGTTGGATATGGTGGAACAAACATAATTTCAGCATCATCTAAGAGTATTCATGTACTGCCATATCAGGGAATGATTTATGATTTATGTAATTCATTAAATAATTGGAATGTTACTGATTCTGGTAATTCTGCAACATTGGCTACTGTTGGTGGTTCAACTGCTGTAAAATCACCATCTGGTGATTATCAGAGGGTTTATTGGAAATATCCATTGGTAATTGGAAGTGAAGGTTTGTTCAAATTTAAGATTTACAGTAATGCTTCCAACAATGCAATCATACTAGGTACTATGAAAAAATACAACAATGACCATATGACTAATGTAAAGAGTTGGTGGTATGGTCTTGGAAGTAGTAGAAATTGGACTAATGGACCAAAAAACAGTCAGAACAGACATGGTGGAACAAGGATGAGTAACAATACATGGCACACCATCGAGTTCAGATTAAATGACCATCAATTGGATACTTTACAGGATGGAACAAGTATTGGAACATATACTATTCCTACATTGGATGAGAACAACACTTATTTTAATGATTATTTGTTTTTGGCTATTACTGGTGTTATTCATATGAAGGATGTTGAGTATATGTGTGATGTGTCGGTTTCTGATGGAACATTGCAGAGTATAAGGAATGCTCACTTATCACAATTTTAAGGAAATGATGATTTTATGATTAAAGAATATATATTAGGATTGGGAATTATTGGTTTGTTCATAATGGTATTGATTATTTTATTTATTCCTTTGATTATTACTATAGTTGTTGGTGTAACTTTGGCTAATTATTTAGGATTAACTGGTCTTGTATGGTGGTGTTTTGTTATATTATTTTATCTTGTGATTTCCACCATACTAAGTGTGAGAACCAAACCCTAAACTGGGAATAATATCCTCTCAATATATTAATAAAATTTAATGAACTAATGGATAAAAGATGAAAAAGCAACAAAGAGATAATGTATTGCATATTACCTATGGATTTATGGCAATTACTATACTTGCCCTATTGATAATTGTTTTCTTAGTTAGGCATATGGTATATAATGATTATGGCTTGCTTATGATGGCAGATATAATTATTTTAATATTGGATGTTTATTTAATTCACAGAACACATAAACAGTTGAAAGAGTATTTAGAACGAATATAATAGGTAAAATGGTGTTTTTATGTCTGATTGGTATGGACACATAATAAGGGTTGAAGTTACTGCAACATTAGACACGGCTCTGCCCCCAATATGCAGGTCAATAATAGAAGAAGAAATAAAAAAAACAATCCAAACCTTAAACATGGCAGGAAGTGTAATTCTTGACACACTAGGTTCTACTAGTCAAGAGTTACAAAGAGGATATATTGTGGAGCATGATGCGGTTAGAACAGGTAGACTAAGAGATAGTGTAGATATTATGGCACCTTCCGATAATGAAATTCGTATAGGTACCAATATACCCTACGCTCCCAAAATACATGATGGTACTAGAAATTTAAGACCTCGTCCATGGAGTGATGAAACATGGACTCCACTCCTCGCTAATGTGGATGAAGTAGTAGACAGTGTTCTAAGTAGATATTTTTAGGAGAAAGAGTATTTACTGTAAAAAAAATTCTTAAGAAATTTACTTTTTATAACCACACACACATATATTAGAAAACATTACATAATATGGAAAACATGAACACAAGAAAAGGATACGAATGGCTAGAATCCGACACCGAAATATACAACTTACTAATCCAAAAACAACAAGAAGGCGACCAAATACTAAACCTATTCCAAATACAATTCATGGATGACTCCTATACATCGGAAGACATGGAAGAAATAAACAGAATATACATAGTAAGAGACCGCATGACCACCGACGGCAAACCCACCACAATGGAAGGAGACGGATACAACACACTCGTAGAAATAATAATAAGAACAAGCAACTACAACTACATACAAGCCCAACAACTACTAAAAACAACCGTCAAATGCATAGACCAACACATAAAACTATCCCCATTAAGTAAATACTGCAAAATAAACCAAGTAGTGCCAAGATACGAAAAACCAGGACACCTAAGAGAATACACACTAGAACTACTAACATATGAAATAAACGAAAAAACAGCATACCCATCAATATGCAGTAACGACCTACGAGTAGACCTATGTGTACAAATAGGAATCGAAAACACAGACAAAGAATGGCACAAAGTATACCCAGACATACTAAGAAAAGGAGAACTCATACAACTACACCAAAAACAAAACACACATAAAAAAGAAGACGAAATAGGCTTTGGAGGAGGATAAATACAAAAAAATGACAAACGTAGATATACGAACAAGAGTCGAACTAAGAAACGAAACACAACGAGAAACAAACAAACTCGGAACCGCAGGAAAAGTTGCACTAATCGGTGCATTTCCAAGTAGTAAACAAAAAATATTTGCTGCCGAAAATTACTCACAAATAGTAGGACATTATGGAGTAACCATAGGAACCACAGACGTATACTGGTACGACGGAGTAAGAGCTGCACGAAGAATATTCATGGAAGGAATAAGAGGATACGGTGGTGCAAACAGTATAACCTGCTTGAACACATGTACCCTCAAACCAACAAACCCAACAGAAATACAAAAAGAATACATTGACAGTGTAGTGGAAGAAGAAAAATTCGACCAAGTGACAGCATCCATTGTTTCAGGTAATGACACAACATCACACGCAGATATACAACCAAGTGAAACAATCAAAAATGATATATCATTATCATTCCCTAAACTACAGAACGCATTACACCAGATAGCCGATGAAGATATGGATTTACTCTTCATCAGTGGAGACCTACGTGAAATATTCAACCACCCTCTGACAGTAAATGAACTGTACGACCAATATGCCGTACCTCTTGGTGCAATCCCTAAAAAAACAATAACCAAAGAGGGAGAAAAAGGATGGTCAGTAATTCTAGATAAAGAGACCAACGCTCTCGTAACAACAATATCTAATGGAAAAATTTATCTCAAATCACCATACGACTTAAACACTGGAGAAGAAGTAGAATTAGATACTACAGAGAAAAAGGCAGTGGTTGTTTTCAGAGAATACATTAATGGAGAAAAATATCCTCAGAAAACAATAGAACTTACTAATGCACAAGGAAAGGTCGTTGGAACAAAAACAATGCTTGATTACACCAGTCCTGAGTTAATTCGGTTTGTTGTATTCACAGGTTCTTCCGACACAACTAAAACAGTGGAAGCGTACTATCAGACAAGTGTACCTGTAGGAGCCAAGCCAAAAAGAACCATAACCAGAACAGGTGTTGAAAAAACATGGAGAGCACTCCTAGACAAAACAACAGGTGAATTATTAACAGTCACGAAAAATGGTAAAACCTACTTAAAACCAGTATATGATAAAACAACGGGAGACGAACTGCAACTCGGAACAAATGAACAAAAAGCGGTCATAGTATTTCGAGAATATGTAGATGGAAAAAAATACCCATCATACCAATACACTGCGGAAGATGGAGGTACATACTCAAGATTAGCTTATGATGACCCAGAACTTATAAAGCATGTGGTGTTCAATGTACCTGTAGCCCAATCATTCGTAGTAACAGACGAAAACGATGAAACAGTCTACGGAAGAACTAACCAAGGAAAATACATCAGAAACCTTGGAGATGTATACAATTACATACTAGACTTCGTCGACAACGAATTTACAAGCCACCGTCCAGTAAATTATGTGGGAGCCATATGCACCCAAGGAACACCAGAAGGAAGAGATGTAACAATAACATATGATGGTGTACCAAGTAACTACATTAAATTAAATTCCAAACTAAAAACCTTGTACCAAAATGAGGACGCCGAAAACGCAGCTGCCAAAAGATACAACCCCGATGGTTCCAATCCATTCTGGAACATCGCAGAATTCGGAGCGTTAGATATTGCAAAATTATTCAAAAGAAAAACCAACGAATTATCTACATGTGGATTGTTCTACCAAGGAGGAATAATAAACGGAGAAACGGTAACTCCAATGGAACTGGCAGCACATATGTGTGGATGGATATGTAGTCTAAACATTAGTCAAGACCTCACTTATCAAACAATCCCTGGATTAACTTACATCGATGAAGAACCATTCCTCGGCGAAAATGATGCGGGAACACTATTGAACCAAGCAGGTATACAAATTATAAGACCTAAAAACCGTTTAGATAAAACATTCTATGTTAACAACAGTATCATGCCAAGTGGATGGCACACAAACCATATAAGAAGTGTAACATACTTACTTAAAAGGTTACAATTTGAGAATGGTCTTGGAATAAACAATTTCACAACTAACATAGAATCCTTCCGTGCACTGCTCGAAACAGTAGCCAAAGAAGTATTAGATGAATGTGAAGTTATCCGAAGTGTTAACATAGGAGAGATTGAGGTAATAAATAGTTATCATATATTTGTACCAGTATCTATTGTTCTTGCAGGTGTTGTAACACTTATTAACGTAGGTGTGAGCATGGCATTGGATGAAACTGGAAAACTTTCCACAAGGGTCAAATCCACCTCCGGATATAGTTTAGAAATTTAATTCACCCCCAAAAAAAGACAAGGAGTGAAAAAAAGATAAAAATTGACTAAAATACCTGCGGGAACCTCTACAGTGTCTCAGGGAAGAGCAGAAGTGTCATATGTAATTCCTGGGGACACTGTTCCTGGAACCCATACAATATATGCAACATACGTCCAAAACGACCATTACATGGAAGGTACGGGATATAATACCGCCGAAATAAGAATTCCTACAACAATAACAGTGGACGACGTACTTGCCAGTATTGGTGAAACAGCAACATTTAGGGCGTATGTAAAGTACAATACAACACAAAATGTAAATGAAGGTACAGTACAATTCCAACTCGGCGGGACAAACATTGGAACTCCTGTGAGTGTTTCAAACGGTGTGGCAACATTACAATATGAAATACCATCCAACACCACAAATGGGACAAATATTAAGGCAATATTCATAGAAACTAACACATATGGTGCCTCTCAATCCAGTAATGGAACATTAAGTATTCGTGAAGGAACTAATGTGGTGGTAAGTAACGTGTCCGCAAACAGAGGGACACAGGCAACGATTACTGCGAGCATAACTGATAGTGAGGGTGAGCCAGTAACTTCTGGTCAGGCACAATTATACATTGATAACACGGCAGATGGGTCACCCGTCAATGTAGTTAATGGAGGTGTTGTGTTCACTTATGATGTAGCCAACAATGCCGTCGTAGGTGGACACACCATCAAAATATCTTATCTTCAGAATAGTACATACGACCCTGCCGATGGAACTGCAACTTTAACTGTTCGTACACCTACCACTCTTGTACCAGTCAACGTATCTGCAAATAAAAATTCAAGTGTTGCACTTGTAGTGAGAGTGAGTGGGTTGAATAATGCACCTGTACCTGAAGGAACGGTACGGTTCACTGTAGGTAATGGTGAACCTATAGTTGCAACTGTTGGGGTGAACGGAGAAGCTACCATCACATATGAAGTTCCTTCAACTGCAAGTGGTACTATAACCTTTACGGGGGTTTATGTTGAAAATACTAATTATGAAGGTGGAACTACAGCAACAAATGGTGTTTTAACTATTCGTAAAGGAGTTACTATTGTCGTGGACAGTGTTAAAGCGGAGTTGGGTGATACAGTTGTATTGTCCTCCACACTTACTGATGAAAACAGTGAATTAGTAACTAATGGTACTGTGAATTATGAAATAGAATAAAGGAAAAAAAGAGAGAGAAAAAAAATTAATTAGTAATAATAGTTTTTTTTTTCTCATTTTTGGGAGGAAAAAGTGAAGTAACATGGCAAGTAGCCAAACATTATATAAGACAGATATATTAATCAATAAACAACCAGTTGGTTGGGCTAAAGAAATCAGTTTTGATATTGACTATGGTAATGAACAAGAGGCAACCCATAGTGGTCGTATGACTCATAACAGTAAGTTTCCAGGTTGTGAGGTTAGTATTACCAAACTCACAAAATTCGATGCTCTGGAAGAAAATGCATTTATACAGGCAATTGATACCTTGAGGGATATGGGTGGTACTGTTACAATGATTACTCAGGAACCTTTGGGAACTCTTGTTATTAATGCTTATGGTTGTCGTCCTGATAGTGAACAGTGGAGTAATGAAGCGGACGCTTTTGTTGAAGTGGAACTTTCTCTCCAAGGTGAAAGTTGGGATAGAGAATATAAATAAATAAAGAATGGGTTTTATACTCTTTTTTTGGGGGGGGAAGAGTATGGTGGCAAGAGAGGAAACTTTCTTGTTAATTTGTGGGTGTAAGAAGTTTTTTTTTATTTATTTATTTTTTTTCTTCTGGGTGTCTTCCCATTTTTTTTCTGTTTAATAGTATATTAGTGAAACAATATTTAAAATGCTCTCTATTAAAATAAATTCTAATCAACATACTACCTATTTTATGGTGTGTATATTGTATTATATTAATAGGGGGCGTATTTTTTTTTAAATATCCTCTGTACCATGTACATTAACCACCATAATAATTCAATGTTTTTATCATTCGTTCAAAAAAAAGCATACAATCTCTTTTTCAAAAAAAAAATAGAAAAAAAAGAAATAAAAAGAAAAGACACAACCCCCCTTCCAAAAAAAAATAAATTAACTATTTTTTTCCATAAATAATTACCCAAAAAAAACAGACTACACAAAAAAAAGAGGAAACAAACAAAAGGAGTAACTATAAAAATGAACGAAGCCGAATACACAGAAAAAATGGCAGAAATACAAGAAAAAGAAGAACAACAAAACAAAGAAAACAACACACAAAAACAAGAATACATCCCCCACGACGCAGAATCACAAAGAGTATCCCCAGATGAAATCAACGACTTAATACAAAAAGTACAAGACATCAAAAGACCCCACGAAATCGAAGAACACGAAGAATACGACAAAAAACAAAAAGAAAACCTACAAAAACAAAACGACGAAATCAAAGGAATGGTATCACTAAGAGAATTCATGAAAACAGAAGAATTCCTTAGATTAGGAACAAAAGCAAGGATTCCAGTACCTCTAGACTTGAACGGATTCAAAGTAAAAGTATTCGTAAGAGCCCTAAGCCGAAACGAAATACAAGCATGCAGGATACAGGCAAACAACACAGATGAAGACATGGACTTCATTGCAGTTATGAAGGCATGTACTGACGAATACGGAGAACCATTCGACAAAGAAACACTCGAACAATTAGGATACGCTCGTATACGTGACATAAGTGAAGCAATAGGAATTGCAAGCGGAGAACAACCAGAAAACCTAGAAAGTAACCTCAGAAAACAAGTAATAGACAACTTTCTACAAAAAATTGAGAATGAAACCTAATGGCGAACTCTCACACATAACATGGTTATACTGGAGTAGCAACTATGACCCAAGAACAATATATGACAACTACCCCGACCTAACCATAATACAAGAAACATGCCTAATCTACATGTTCAACCACATAATATCCTACAAAAGTAAAATGAGTAAAGGAACAGTATTCCCAATAATGCCATAAAAACCCATCCCAACAAGAAGAAAAAAAAACATGACCGACGAATTTGAACTACTAAAAAACAATATCAAAAGTATTACAAGCCAAGAATTCAACACGAGCTTCCCATTATGTGGAAAAATCGTGGGAAACACAGAAAACTATGAATACTGTGATGTTGAAGTCGAAATGAAAGGAGGCAGATACACCTTCAGAAATGTACCTGCACATGGATTCCCCGTGCCTGGAACCAGTGGAATCATACATTTCCACAATGGTAACCTTGAACAACCAGTATGCGACTGTGCATACAGATTAAACCCATCTGACAAAGTATTGAAAGAATATTATACAACAGACTGTTATAACTGGGCAAACAATGGTGACTTCACCTTCGGAAAACAAGATTACACAGAAGACTCTAAATTTGATTTAGTACCCGAATCCAACACCATGGGTGGAACCCAATGCTGCCGACTAACACAAGAAGGAGACAGTATCTCATTCAAAGTTAACATGAAAAAATGCACCACAGAATACTTCAAATTCCAATGTTATTACATGGGAAATAACGCCCTAAAAATCGAATGCTACGACACAGACACTCAAGAAAAAATTCAAACATTACCTTACACACTAAGTAGTGACTATAAAATATGGACATCACCATTCGGAAGAAACGGATGGGCATACAACAAAGAAGTATACCCATACCTCACACAAGACCATAGTAAAACTCATGAAAACATCATGATAACCATAACCAACTACTCCTTAGAAGACACACCAATAATGGAATACAATGATGAAACATTTGATAATGATGGAAAATCCATAAGTGAAAAGGAAAAAAGTAAAACTGTGAAAGCACCGACGAGTATGTTAATAGATGGAATACTTGTTTACTCAGAATGTGAAGACATGAATTATTACCGAAGTGAAACAGATGCTCTTAAAATAAACAATTTAGATGAAGAAAAAGAAGAAGAAGAAAAACAATAAAAAAAAAATGAAATATTTCAAGAGAGAAGGAACGAGACACAGTTAAGAAAAAGCAATATTCTATTCTCTTTTTTTTGGGGTAAACTAGAAAAATGGCAGGTCATGAACACACAATAAAACTCGGAGTAAAGGTAGATACAAGTGGACTCACCGACCTTGAAACAAGTATAAAAAAATGGGATAACCACACACTCAACATAGGAGTAAAAGTTGACGAAACACAACTCTCCAACTTAGACTCCTTACTCAAAAATTATGATGACAAATCATTAAATGTTAAATTAGACGTCACAGGAAACTTCGAAACTGCTCTCAAAGATATAGGCGGATTCCTAGATAGTATTGATAAAAAAATTTCCCCTCACGTTAACATTGAAGGAAACGCCGAAAACGAAGTACGAAACCTACAAGATGCATTAAACAGTTTAGAAAAACCTATAACAGTAAACATTGATGCAGACTCATCCAACCTCGACCGAATGAATGACAATCTAAAAACCCTCGCAGAAGGAATGAGTCATAGTATAACAGAAGGATTGAGCACTGCATTCAACATGATAGAAAACGCAAACTTTGGACGTATCTCAAAAGACATTGCAGACGGCATCGCACGAGGCATGAAAGACGCCACATCCTCCGTAGGACAGTTACAAAGAGAACTAAACAGTTTGAAAGCACCGGAGATAACACCAAAAATCAACATGCCCGATATGGGAGAGTATTATGGAAGTTATGACGACCTAGGACACTTATCCCTTGGAGCCATAGGAGGAAGTCGACTACTTTCAACAATAGGTGTGGGCACTTTCGGAAAAGTAACATGGCAAAACGCAAGTCAAGAACAAACAAACAGTATACTTCTACCAAAATTCTTCAGTAGTAAAGAAGACAATGAAAGACTCACCGCAAATACATATGAAGGTGGAACAAACAACATTGCCCACGCAGCATCACAGAAACGTACAGTAAGATATGGTGACCTTGTATCACAGGGTTATGGATTCACCGTAGCAACGGATGCAAAGGCAGACGACCTTATGAAACCACTCTTCGGGGGAAGCGAAGACAAATATTATGGAAGTGGAACAGGGTTTGATGTGATTGCAGCATTTGGGGAACACGTACAATTACTCACAGGAAGTGAAGAACGAGCCAGAAGTGCAATGTACGACCTCTCCAAAGGATTTAAAGGAGGGTTCTCTTCTATTGACCAATATGGTATAAGTGAAGAAACACTTAAAAGATACGGTTTTGACCCTGCAAAGGCAAAGAAAGGGCAGGAAACCGTTGGAAATTATCTGCGAGCCGTAGGACAAATCATCAAGGCAGACAAACCTAACGAGTTACTCACGGAAACCACTGAAGGTGGACTTGCACAACTTCGTAAAAGAGTCAATGCTGCGGGAAAACAAATTGGACAAGTTTTCATGGAACCCGTAGCCGACCTCGCTAATTTTTACACACGTATAGATAAACAATCCAAGGGTGTACTTACTAAAGGAATTATATTGACTACAGGTATTACTTCTTCCATAAAACCATTACAAGACACTCTTAAACAGTTGCAAACAACTTTTGGACAGTTAACTAGTGGTGCAAGGGCATTTCGCAGTTCCTTAGTAGGTTTGGGTGATAATCTCACACGATTACTCACAGATAGAAGTGCAGGTGATAGTGTACTAGGTGTAAGTGGAACTGGAATGCAAGGAATACTTGAAGAGTTACGGATGACTCGAGATGGGTATCAAGAAGAAATGGTTGAAGGAATGTTTGATTTCACAAGCCATGATATAAACCAATCTGATTTAACAGATAAACAAAAAAAGAAACTCAATAAACAAAAAAAGAATGCTCACCAAATATACAACCTACAGAACAAGGATGCAGAAATAGAACGTAAAGCCCGAAAAACCAAGGGATACGCTTCCATGTCCAAAAAAGAACAATTCGAACTCAAAGACCGCCTTAAACGTAACGAACTTAACAAAATATCCAAAAAAGGAGTCGGAGGAAAACTAAGAGGAATTCTTGGAGGGGGAACTTTAAAAACACAAGGAGGACTCGTAAAAGATGCATTTAAAACAGGAGGACTAAAAGGTGGTGCAAGTCAATTAACCTCCTCATTAACATCAATGGGAAGTGCACTCCTAGGTGTTGGAAGTTCAATCGGAATAATCACCGCAGCAGTAGCGGGATTTGCACTTGCATTGGCAGCATTGGGTGCAATATTACTCGTCGCATGGACATACTCCGAAACATTCAGACAAAAAATAGCCACACTCTCCACAAAAATACATGAATTATTCGACATGTTGGCATTCGCAGTGGGTGATTTCTTCCAAGCAATAGGTCTTAGTAAATCTGGAGGTTTAGACGGTGTTATCGAAGTCGCAAACAATATTGTTGACCTCGTAACACAAGGTGTAGACGTACTCATGCAAATATTAGGCGTGTTAACTGGTCGTGACGTAAAACAAGACAAAGGTATTCAGAAAACAGACCAAGCCGTTAAAGAAGCCCATGAGGCAATCGAACAAGAAAGAAAAGAAAACGGTGGAACAGTTTCTCATGAATCATTCAAAACATTAGCCAACGCAGTTGAACAGAGGGCAATGTGGGATGAAACCGTCGCTAAAGACCCAGGTACATACCTCAATAAAATGGGTATTACAGACAAATTAGAACAAGAAATTGTTTTAGAAGCGATGGAACGTCAAGTTACCGCAGCACATGAGGGTAAATCATGGAGTTATGTTAATGAAGAATTACTCCCTAGAATGAATGAAGAGTTAGGTACTGAATTAACCTTTGAAGATTATTATGCGGGAGTAAACAATGAATATGACCGTAAACAATTTAACAAAGATTACAATGGTGCTCTCCTCCATCAAAGTGGTATTCCTTTCTTTGACCAGATATTTGGGGATTTCTTTGAGAGCCCTTGGGCAAAATCCCATGACGTGAAACCAACACAAGGTTACCTTAAAAAACAGGAAGATATTGAAAACGCTCAAATCACTGAAAGTAGACATAATATAGAGGCAAAAAAGAAGAACCCATCCATATGGGATTTCACAACGATGGGCGTGCTTGGTTCATTGGGTGATGGTTATAATGTGATTAAAGGTGATTTCAAAGATTATGGCAAGGCAATGGAAAAACACCATGGTGCCGAAGCTGCGAATAAAAATTATGAAGAAAGAGGATTAGGTGCATTCCTGAAAAGAGTACAAGAACCAGACTGGTTAAAAGACATATTCGGTGCCAAAAAATTAGGAGACACTGTTGAGAAGGTAGATAAACCTGAATCTGGAGTATCTGGCACTAGTAGTAGTCCATTAACAAATGTTACGGGTGGTGTCGGAAAAGAAGACCCACGCAGACAACAAGAACCAGGATTACTAGATTCCATGACTACTGGATTCACAGACCTTCAAACACAAGCAACATCTTTCTTAACTTCATTCACGGCTAATCCAAGTATGCAATCGTTCATGTTTAATCTTCAAACAATTCAATCTATATTCACATCACTCTTAACCATGGACTTTGCAACTGCGTGGCAGTATCTTCAAAATTTTAGAATACCATACTTTGACACTCTTGGTGGACTCATAAGTACTATTGGAAGTTATATGCATCAAGCCTTTGATTTTATCATTGGGAACAATATTTTTCAGGCAGCAATTGGTGGTATGCAAACATTACTCGGATTGATTGCACAGGCATGTGACGCCATTGCACAACTTGCCAGTGCTGCAAGTAGTATACCAATTATTGGTGGTGTTGCAAGTGATGTTGCGAGTGGTGCCAGTAGTGCAGCTGCGAGTGCGAGGGGTGCCAGTAACGCTCTTGGAAGTGCCAGTGGAGGCAGTGGAACTGCTGCGTATCATGGTGGAGGTGCAGGTGGAGAGGTATTCAACCCATCTTATGGTTCTTCAACATCAATAAATACTTCTAATCTTTCCACTCCTACTGTTTTACAGAGTAACCGGTCTTCTACTAAAACGGGTGGTAACACCATAAATAACAATTTAACAATTACTGGTACTGGTGATGATGAGGCTTTGGCTAAGAAAGTGGTTAATGTGATTAATAACAGGTTCTTGTGGGACGCACAGAAAGCTGGAAGAACTGTTGACTCATAATAAATGTGAGATTTATGTGGGTGGACATCATATTATGAATTTACAGAGGATATAAACTGTAAAAAAAAAAGGATTTATTAGTATTTGGGAGGGTTGAATTTAGAAAGAAAATGGTAGCACCTAGAAAACCGTATTTTTATATTAATGGGCATGATTTTCCAATTAACATGTCCGCAGATAGTGAGAGTACAATTAATTTAATTAAAAATAAGATGTATGTTGCAGGAAAAAATTGGGGTTACACGGATATTCAGTGGACAAATTTTACGGGAGAAGAGATTACTTTGGAAACTTACTCTCGTAATACTGATGTGTATCAAGGTGAACCGGCACAACCAAACAATGGTGGTATATATGATTTCTACAATGAATCTAGAACACCCCATGCAGTTCTCAAGTATTGGGCACAGAACTTTGTACAATGCATAGTTAAAACAAATCTGGAAGCGTTTGAGAATGGAACATATGTTATAGACACATTTAAACAAAGTAATCCTTCGGATGATTTTGTAACAACACAATTCACATTAATACAATACGAAAAACCTGGAGAAATAGAACAAACATACTGGAAACCAGAGGACATAGATGTTCTAAGAAGTACTGCTCAACTATCTGCACAAAGTCAAGAAGTTTCAAATTTAACGAATCATACACAGAACTGTAGTTGTACGGAGATAACACCTAAAGAAAAATGCACTGCCACATTCAATGTAGAAGTGGAGATTATTCAGAAATATTTACAGCAGTGGGGTTATTTTCCAAGTTATGTCTATGGAAAAGGGAACATAGAAGTGAACGGAAAATTTTGTTACTATACAACACAAGCGTTAAGAAATTTTCAAGAAGATTGTGGGATAGATGTTACTGGAGAGTTCAATGATTTGACGAAGAGTTATTTCATTAAAAAATTAGAAGGAATTTGGTAATTATGGCAAGTTATAACGTGAATACGATGAATTCTCAAGCCGATAGGAATCAGGCAAAACGAATTTTAGATAGTGGCAGTAGTAGTAGTGGTAGCGGTAGTGGAAGTAGTAGTGGTGGTGGGAGTGGTAGTGGTAGTAGTGGAAATAAAACATCTAGTGGAAACTATAGGGTAGAAAACTTAACCGCCGAAGCCGAATCCAAAAAACTGGAACCTATAAAAAATGTAGCTAATGAATACTCGGACTTCTGGGGAAAACAAACAAACGAAGAACAAAGAATAACTGGAAACACTCCCTCCGTCCATATATACATTAGTAAACAAAAATTAGATAGCAACTTAACAAGAATTACCACACCAACAAACAAAAAAGAAGAAGACACAGATAAAAACAAAACTGAAACCACCAAGAGCACGGAAGAAAATAAAACAACCGTAAAAGAACCAACAAAAGAAGAAATATATGCATTCTCTGTAATCGATAAAATGAACGCAGAAGGAAACTAGAAAAAAAAGGGAAGCCATGGTAAACTTTAACCAAAGTGTAATAAATGCAGTAAACAACGCAGTAAACAGCATGACAAACTCTTCCACAACCACCTCAACTGGAACAACAGTGGATGCAGGAAATAATGTTGCAGGGTACTCAACAACAAGTGGAACACCCACATCATACACAGTCGTAGTAAACAGTGATAACATAGATGGAAAATCCACAGACAAAGAAAGAATTAAAATAGTATGTGATGCACTAAGACAAGCAGGATACACTGCGGTAGAGAGTGGGGTGGGACCAAACTGGCACGTAACTGACATGAGAACACATAAAAACAGTTACATTGTATGTATAGTTGGAGGACTCTGTGCGGGAACCATTCAAGATTATGGAGCCAAATACTATCAAAATTACATGAGCCAAAACAATAATCGTGGGGGACAGGCACTTTACGGGAAACATAGTAAATATAAGGTGCCCCTTGACCAACTTACTTTTCTTGAAAGAGCATGGGATGATAATTTCAGTCCAAGCGGGTTTAAAGGCATAAATAATCCTGCACAATACATGAAAGAACATCACTTTGACTACTGTATTGGTGGAATTGATGGTGACAACAACAACTTTGCACAATCAGTTGTAAACATGGTAAAAACAGGTGTAGGAATTGGAGGAAATGGTGGTGGAGGCAGTGTTAATGTAACCCCCGTTGAAGGAACATTATTCTCTGCAAGGGGAGAAACTCCCCAATTTTGGAACACAGAAAACTTCCATTTCCCTATCGAAACAAGATTTACCAACTTTGAAATACAAGAAGAAAATCCTCGGATAAGAACTGCAACATTCGAATCACCAGATAACATAGATTTAACAGAAGGAAGAGTAGCCGTGCTAATCACTGGAGACTGTAATGATTTTGGGGGAATCATTATTAAAAAAGAACATGACGCTAAAACAGGGTTATATAAATATCAATGTCAAGGATTTATGGAACGTATCATGGCTTCACCAGTGTACGTCGTTGCAAACGGAGGAAAAACTGCTCATCGCTTAATCCAAGAATATCTCTCCGATATAGGGTTACCAGACACATGTCTTGGAAGTGAAGATGACTATGATATATTTATAGAAGAAGAGTTACGACGAAAACTTAAAGCAGATGAAGATTTGGCAGAAACAAGTGACATCTTTGTAAACCAAGAGGACTATAAAACTTCTACAAACAATGGTGGAACCTCCTCCTCCTCTTCCTCTTCCTCCTCCTCATCTACCTCTTCTTCTTCAGGGGGTAGTGGTGATGGGTCATCCACAAAAACAATTAAAACAGTAACAGAAACGTTGAGCAGTGATGAGGAGAAAACTATGATAAACACTTTCAAACGAAAACCCGTAGGAATATATGATAAAGTAACAGGAGGAGACTTCATCCGAACACTAATATATGACTATGGAATCAATGTGGATTTCTATGGAGACATAAACGGGATACCACACTTTGACATAATGGATATGGATGTATGGACAAGAAGTGGATGGATACTCATGCCAGACATGGGATTCGAAGAAGACTACAATTACACATTCGACATAACCAACATCGTAACACAAGTAGGAGTAAAAAACATACAAGCAATCAATGGGAACGGAGAATTATACACAAGTGAAGAGTTACTCGGAGTAAACATAGAAAACTTTGTTGGAAGAATGGGAACCATTGTAGACAACCCATCAGAAAGGTCGGCAGTTAATCAAGGAGAGACAGTACAACAAATAACCTCAAAATACCAAGACAGTAATGGAAACACATATGAAAACTCAGAAGTACTTAACACCGAAGGAGAACCTAGTTGTGGAAAATGTGCATACAAACAAGGAGGACTACAACCACCACAAAAAATGTACCAGAAGGCATGGTTAAACAAATGTCCAGGTTGCGAAACAAAAGGCAAATTAAAAGCAGTTACGAAATCTAGTGGTGAAGACCCTCACGGGGTAACAGTATGTGAAAGTTGTGGATTAAAATACTGTCAATTCTGTGGATATGAAAGAGATAACGGAACCTTCCAACTAACAGAACTCTTCAGAACAGATGCTGCATCACAAGACAATTTAAAGAGTAGTAACGGAACCGAAAGTACAAGTAACACTAGTACAACGAACAATAACACAACAAATACCAATAGCACAAGTTAAAAAAAAAGGGAAACAGAGAAGTATATATTTTTTTTTAGGAGTAAAAAAAGGAACATGGCAACAAACAATTATGTGGTTCAAACAATGAACTCCCAAGCAGATAGAGACCAAGCCAAAAGAATATTATCTTCAGGAGTATCTGCCGATAATTCGGGGGGTAGTTCCGGTTCTGGTACTAGCGGTGGTGGTAATGGTACTAGCGATGGAACAGGAGAAAATGGTGAAGGAGACAACACCTCAGAAAATGTGAAAGAAAATGACCCAGAAAAAAACAAAAAACTCGCCGAAATAACCATGAGTGAAGCCTTAAGAGAAACGTATCAACTCACATTCAAGATACCTCGAATACTCAAAGGACTGCATACCAATCAGTTTTTTTTCGTACCACAAATAAGTAACGAATTTTATGAAACTAATTATCCACAACTTATACAAAAAATTGCAGACGAGAAATTCGGAAGATACGCAGGATTCGAATACGGACGATTCTTCGTAGACAAAGTAGTAGAAAAAGGTGGTATAGATGGATGGGGTATGGAAATAACAGTGAATCCTATTCCACCAAGCCTTGCAACGTACAGTAAAATACAAGAAGAAGCGAAGAAAGCTCTGATACAGGCAATGAATGATGAAACCAAATATGTTGGAACCGAAGGAAACACGGGCATGGGTGGATTATCCCAAATAGCGGGGGAAGATTGTAGTGAAACATTCAATATCTCAACAAGGTCTTTTGACATAAACCAAACGGCAAACCATATTATCGGAAACAGTAGTGCTAACTATGCAACGGACACTGCAAGTATGAGTGGTAAAGATGCAATTATGGACGCATTTAATCGTTTTAGTTATGTGTACTATTATGATAACCGAACATGTCCTCAAAAGATGTGGAACAGTTCAGGCAGTATCCGAGGTAATTGTGCTGATATTTCAAGATTAATTATGTGCATTGGTCAAGTCCATGGTATGAAAGTGGGTATAAGACATTGTCCTAACCATTATTACAACTTGATTGAAGTAGATGGGAATACTTATCGTTTTGATTGTTGTTTTAAAAGTAGAGGTTATACCTCTGCTCATTATGGTGGAGAATTATGTAATAATCTTAGTATGAATGGTGGACCATGGAGTTAAAAAAAAAGAGAGGGGTGTGGAAGAGAATTTATATATATTAATTTAAGAGGTGTAAATGATTTGGTATGATTAGTGATAAATTAAGAGGATTTATAGAACCTAATTTGTTGTTGCATTTATCTAAAAAGGATTGGGGGTATGTTGATGACATGTTTAGTGAGGTGTATTTGACTAACTTTGATGGTATTGAAAGAGTAACTCTTAAACCTCATCCTCATGCAGGACAAATTGCGTTACAATTCGCTACATTAAATGGTGCATTTTTAGAGATAACTGATTGGGAGTATATTAAAAAGGTTGGAACATTACTTTAAAATGAAAAAGAGTGATGGGAAGGATAAAAAAAAGAAAGAAAAAAAAGGGGATAAAAATTACAGATTATGGTTAAATTAATTCCAAGTTTATATGTGATGAGTACTGAGGAAGAAACGTATCCTAGTCCTATAACCATACGAGCAAGTTTGGCGTATTATGGTTCTCCATTATCCAATCAAGAAATAGAATTAATATATGATGGAGATATAATTCAACAGGCTCATACAAATAATGAAGGTGTGGTTGAATTCATTGATTTTTCACAATCACCATCGGAGAGCATAGAATATACTTTGCATTATGTAGGTAACAATTCATATGATGAAGTATATGAAACATTTACTATCAAATATAAGAAAGGGAATGTTCTCATACAAGAGGTGCTCCCCGAAGAAAAAAAACTGAAATCTTATGTTGGTGATGAAAACAAAATTAGTTTAATGTTTCTTTCTGATTACTATTCAAACACGACACCTATAGAAAATGTGTTAATTAAGTATACGGGGAACGTAATTAATGGTGATGGTGTTGTGTTAGAAGAGTTAAATGGTTATCTTAGAAGTGATTCTCATGGAATAATAACTTATTTCTTTTCTTATAATCAGGAGTCCACAGTAGACCTTACATTTAGTTTAGTTTCCGAGGAATATTATAACAACACGGAGTACACTGTTACTTTTGAATGGGTTTTAAAGAAGGAAACTAACATCACAATTTATGCTCTAGAAACATACCACCCTGATGAACCACGTGTTAAGGGTACTGTTTTAGATAATGAACGAAATCGTGTTAATGGGGTTGTAGATTTTTATGTGAATGATGCCCTTGTCGCATCTGGTGAAACGGAAAACGGCATAATATGGTTCAAAAATAATCAATTACCATCTAATTCTAAGTTTAATTATCGACTAGAATTTAAAGGTAATGATTTTTATCTTCCATCATCCAAAAGTAAATCTGTTGGCTACTATAAAAGTCAGGTTAGTCTGATTGAAACAGATAACACGGAGAGAGCCTATGTGGGGGAAGAAAATGTTGTAAAATTTTTATTTGTAGATGGAAATGAAACTCCTCTAAAAAACAGTGCTCTACGACACACAATATCATACTATGATTTAAATGATGAATTGATTACTACAACCACTCATTCTGGTAGAACAGATTCTGAAGGGGTATATACCATCCACTGCTCACGAAATACTCCTTGTAGGGCAGAAATTACTTGCACATATTCTGGTGGAAATTATTTTGAACCTACTTCTTCCATGGCTACGTGTATGTGGCGTGAACGAGGAGAAATTTCATTGTCTTATGAACTTGTCTCTAACACTCCAGTTTATCCGGAACCAATCACTATCAACTGTTCATGGCAAAACAATGATGACCCCGAGGATGTGGTTGCAGGACACCTTATTCAATTATTCCGTAATGATATGTTTGTGGATGAAGCAAGAACTAATATTCAAGGAACTGTCTCCTTCACAGACACACCACTCCCTAATGATTTGAATGATTCTTCAGATATATACGAATACGTGCTCGTTTATGTAGGAGATAATGGTTATGAAGATATAAGAGAAACAGTTAAGACAATAAAATATTTGAATACTTCAAAAATTGAAGCAATAAACACTCCTTATGAAGGGTATTGTGGAGAATTATGTGAGATAACTGTGAAATTATCTGACAATACGGGAGTATTAAGTGGAGAACAATTAAACCTCAACATAACAGGATACGAAAACGGTGCAAAAATACCAATTACGGAAGAAGTAGCAACACAGGTTGTAACAGTAAATCAAGACGGAATTACAACCATACCATTCACATCAATATACAGTGGAGAATACGTATTCACATTCACATACAATGGAAACGGACTTGCACCGAGCACAGTGGAAAGTACAACCTTGCAACTAAACAAAGTACCCACTGAAATACAAATCATAAACCAACCCCAAGAAATAGACATCACAGAAGAAGCAGAGATAACGATACAGTTATTGAATTCATTAACACAGGAACCCATAGGAAATAAAAAAATAAGATGTGACTTAACATTATATGATGGACATAGTACTACACCCCTCACAACAATACATAGTACTACAGTAGATGAACTCATAAAAACAACAGATAGTGATGGTTACATAACAATACAATATCTGCCAAACCTATGGGGAGACATCACAGGAAAATTCACATTCACTAACCTTGTTTCATCAAAATATGAGGAGAGTAGTGAGGAAGTAGAAGTATACTGGGAACTTGTAGAAACAGAATTAGTATTATCTTCATACTCCCGAGACCTTGAAGTCACAACCAAAGGAATAATCGTTGCTCGACTAATAAACAAAAGAACAGGTGCACACATCTCAGGAGAAGAAATATCAACCTCCGTGGAATTTTACAACCTTAACTATGACCCACCCGAAGAAATAGTAGAAGGAACCAACATAACATCCACAAAAACAACAAACGAAACAGGAAGAGTAACTGTAGGATACCTTCCTACAAATATAGGAAACATCATAGGTGTATTCCATCTCAATTTCTATGGTAACCTCAATTATGCACCAGCATCATTAACAAAAGAGTTAACATGGGAAAAAATCACAACGGCACTGATAACAGAAGACGTAACAGTATATGAAGGAAGATACACAAATGTTGCAAGAGGAAACATTGACTGGTCAAAGGAAAGTCCAGGCACAGACCCTAACTACAAAAACTTAAAAACAATTTTAGAGTTGCCTTCTACAAACACGGAGTTTAGCACGGTTATTGGGGGAGAATTAAAATATTACTCTGATGAAAACATTCACATGTTCACACTCCCACTTAATGATGAGGGTGTTGCAGAAACAAGATGGATAGATGAGGGTAATTATATTCATCCTAGAACACATAGTTTTGAGATAAAAGTAATCTTTGAAGAAACATCATTATTCAAGGGATGTGAAGAAATATTCACTTACTCCGAGCTAGAAAGACAGACACCTACTGTTAACCTTGAATACATACTTCCCGAAGGAGAAACAACCATACAATATCGTGTACCTTACCATATCAAAATCACAATGCTCGATGCAGACAACAATCCTTGTTCAAAGTGTACCATAACTTGTATATCAAACCATATCATTCAAGGCACGTATAAATTAAACAATCAGGGTGTTTATGTTAAGGCACATAAACATATGAGTTCGGGAAATATTCCTTTTGAAGTGGATTTTAACTTGGATGACAGTATTGATAAATATAAGCCTTTAGAGTTTGTTCAAACAATACAAGTTTTAAAACAGAATCTTCGTGTTGCATTCACTAACTTACCCACTACTCTTGATATTAACAGTATTTCCACTGCGTCTTCTCCAGAGACTTACACGGCAGAAGTACAAGTAACTGACTTTAATGGTTCACCCGTAAAGAATGTGGAAGTAGACTGGCTTGAATGTCTAGGCGATTGGGTGGAAGATTATGTGTGGGAAGCACCGGAGGAAAACCCACATACTATAACAGATAGTAATGGTAAAACGTCCCACAATTTCACTGCAAGAAGTGGTATAAGATTAATAAAAGTTGATTATGATAGTACAGGAAATTATGAAGGTGGGTCAACAATATCTTATATTAAATATGATATAAAGGCACAATATGGTAACAATACTGGTTCCACTACTCAAAGTACAGAATCCATTAATAACAACATTTACAAAAACACAACTCTTATTCCTGTAAGTAAGGGTAGAGCAAGGGTTAATTTGAATAAATATGTCCCACAAGGGTTGTATGATATAAAGATAGAATACATTGACAGTACAAATAATGGTTGCAAAAAATATGCCAACAAAACAATCTATGACATGATACATAAGAAATATGGAACAGAACTCATAGATATTAACACCGGAATAAATCCAGAAACCAACTGCTACGATGTGGAAACAGGATTATCCTGTACATTATCTGCAAAGTTACTAGGGGAACATGAAGAATTAATGCCCGACAGTCCAATTAATATGAATGTAAGTGGATTGCAAAAAGAAACAAAAAACACAAACAACGAATCCATCGTATCACAGAAACACACCCAATATAATGTGGGTGCAATGGACGAATATAATTACAAATTTGAACAAACAAGAAGAATAGCCCAATCCTATTTAATTCTAAACAAAAACTCAACCAAACATAAAGTAGAATATGCATTAGTAGTATACTCTTCTAACACAGTACATTATGATTACTTAAGAAGTATAACAGGTTTGAGTAATATAATAACGAGTGAGACAACAAAACCTTGCAGTATTTATAAACGAAACAATAAATATTATGTGGAACTATCCTCACAAACACCCGTAGAAATAACAGAGGAAACATTTAACAAAGCAATAACAATTCCATCCTTTGTTAACTGTGAAACAGAAGTAAATATATTAACATTTTATAGATTTGAAGACAAATTCACAAGAATCCCAAAACCCGTATTAACATTTTATGATGAAAAAGGGAAAAAACTAGGAGAAAGCACGGGGAATGCGGACGGAGTAGTTAAATACAAAATAAAAAAGACAAAAACCGGAGAAACACCTCTAAAAACACAAATCTCCAACAACCCCTCATTCACAGATGACTCATTCACCGTAACATTAAACACAACCGAACAAAGAGTTCCTAATGTAACGGCAACTAATGTAACTGCACAATATAATGTACCATGCACATTAAATGCAACATTAAAAGACCCTGTAAGTGGAAGAAACCTTCAGAACATAGAAGTAATATTTAAAGTAGGAACTGTAGAAGTAGGAAAAGTAAAAACAAACAAAAACGGATATGCTGAAATTAAATACACACCAACAACATCTTCTTCATTTAAATACACAGTTCAAATAAAACATCAACAAATTTATGCAGAAACCACAAAAACATTTGACGTAAGTAACTCTAAATCAGGCATAACATTAACTATCACCACGGACAAAACAACATACTCATCAGTAGATGACATAAAATATTCAATTAAAGCCGTGGAAACAGGGACTAACAAAGTATTATCTGGTTTGTCATTAAAATTATATCTTTCCAAAAATGGAAAAAAATACAATGTAGGAACTGGAAATTACACTACAGACAAAAATGGAACAATAACTGTCACAAATAAAATGAAAAGAAGTGGTGTATTCACACCAACTATAGAATTAAGTAACCATTCTAATTATGCAAACACTACTAAAACAGGAAATAATATCACATTAACAGAATTGCCTGTTGAAATAAAAGCGTTGAATAATTCATTTGATGGATTGGACTATGATATGTCTAAAGTAAAAGTCACTTCAACCGTTAATAAGAACACCCAAAATCTAAAATATAAAGAAGTTGTCATCCAATTATATACTGCTGATGAAAAGTACTTACTCGAAAGGTCGGTTGAAACAGATAACAGTGGAGAAACAGGAGTTTCTTTTGTTTCCTCAGGAAACAATGCCCGTACAAGTCATGGAATCCAATTTAATGCAGGTACATCTAATTTTAACAAGAAATATATTGCAAAATATATATTTAATGGCGAAAAAAAAGGTGAAAAACCATACCCCGAATATGCTACGGCTTATCTAACTGTAAACATAACCTTTGGCAAAATACCAACAAAATTATCCACCCCATATATAAATGAAGAAGGATTCTCAACAACACTCACTAGCCCTAACGAAAACAATAAAACATTGAATAACATGTCCATAGTCTTCAAAGAAAACACATTCACATACACCGCAAAAACAAACGACAAAGGAGTTGCAACATTACCCTCCTCTAAAGTTCAAGGAGGAACACACAAATTCAACATAACCTATGCAGGAAACGATGATTACCAACCAACAGAAATCACAGGAGACTGGGAAAACGAAATCATCGACGACTGCTCCGACATGAAATCCTTCGACACATTACACGAAAACTGGTATGGAAACTGTTACGAAAACCGTAAAACATGGGCACACAGAGTACCTAACCTCGGATACACATACCTGTGTGACATTTGCCATAAGAAAAAAAGCAAGGGAGAATTAGACACAGAAAACGGAATTCATGCACCAACAGGAATAGTACTCCGATGCAACAAATTAACCACAAGCCTAAACTGTACAGTCACATTCAAAGTTAAATTCGTATGCAATCAAAAAAATGGAATCTTCGGAGGACACTTCGGATTAGTCCAACCTAATTATGTTACGGCAGAATATGCACCAATACGATACGAAGAGTATGGTGGACCAAATTGGGGTAATGGTTATCTTGTACAAAACAACGACCCTCAAAAAACACAATGGTTTGACAGACTTCGTCCAAACCAGTTTTATGATGTTGTATTTGATATTACACAAATAAATTCTAAATCTGCAAAAGTTAAAACAAGTGTTAATGGTGGAACTCCTAGGGAAGCAAAATATGCAATCTCCTCAGGATTACATCCATATTGTATGGCTTTTGTAGATGACTGTGAAGTAATCTTGAGAGAAATTCGGTTAAAACAAAAATAAGAATACTCTCAAAAAAAAGGGAACAATATTATTTGGAACAGGGGTTCTAGAAAAAAAAAGATAAGGAAACACATATTGTTCTCATAATCATATTAAGAAAGTTTTTTTTATGAAAGATACTATTTTTTTTCAGGAATGCTTCCCCTTTTTTTTAGGTCTCATAAAAAAAAGAAGAGTAAAAAAAATTGGTGTAGATTAATAAACGTTATTCTTAGAGAATAAAGGATACGATAATAATGAGCATATTGTGGGTAAATTTAGTGAAATAACTAATATAACACTCAATTTCAATTATATTAACATCAGAAAACTCACGAACACGAAAAAGTGATGGATAAACGCTTGAGGGTGTTTATTTTTTTTTATTGAATATATTAAATTAATTAAAGAATAAAATAAATATTGCCTAATTTTATAACAGATATTTTTTTTTATAATTTAATTTATTTTACTTTATTTTATTTTATGAAAATTTATTATGATTAGTAATATAACAAAATGACATAATAAAAAGAACCATTTACTTTTTCGAGGTCAAATTCTTATTTTCGATGTTTTAATTGTGATTCGAGTTTAATCAAACCAAAATTAACATTTATCTCCTTTTATTACTCTATCTCCAATTATCTCTTCCTTTTTTTTGAGATTGACAAAAAAAAGAGTAATATCTTTTTTTTTATTTATCCAATATCCTTAAAAAAAATTCCTAAAAAAAATATATATCTCAAATGGCTTCCGCATTAATTAGAGTAGATATTAATATGAACAATTAACATTATCATATGCTGTGAATCAAATGAAAAAAAGGAAGAAACCTTCTTTCCGAAGGGAGGTAGACTAATATGTGCATAAACTGGTAGGAACCATCACTTTCTCACCAGTAATATACATGACCTCCAAAGTAGATTTCTTCCTTATGTTTAATATATCGGTAACAATAGGATTTCCTTAAAGTTTTCTTTTGGGTAACATGACAAAGTAAGCAAAAACTTACTTCAGGCTATATTACATTTAACTATTATATTTTTAATATTATTTATATTTTATCATAAATGAAAATTACTTAAATACTAAAAATAAAAGACTAAACCGCATTTCAAAACAGAACACAGAAAAAAAAATCAACAAAAAAAAAAGGATAAGAACCAAAAAAAAATGACAATAGATTGCACAAAAATAAATGTACAAAAAGGAAGCAATGGCGAAATAGTTAAAGAAGTACAAAAATACCTCTACTATTACAAGTACTACGATGGAAACATAGATGGAAACTGTGGAACATACACAACAGAAGCCATCAAAAAATTCCAAAAAGCCAATGGATTAGTAGTTGATGGACATTTCGGAAAACTTTCTTGCCAAAAAAGTAACATCAATGGTAAAGATAAGAGTAATAGTAATGACACAATACCTTTAGAAACATTTCTTGACATAAAAAAAAGATACAACAATTATGTAACTAACTACAGCAAAGAACCGAACATAATATACATTAACAAAGAATACTCTTACGAATACATAACGTTAACCAAATTCAAAGAAATAGACAAGAGATACAACACATGGGTTAAAGAACATGGAAGCAATCCTTCATTCATGTATATAAACAAAACAAACACCACCACAAATACAACAACTAATACGACCACCAATACAACAACCAATTCCAACCAGACAACATTTACCATCAATTATCTCTGTGAAAAGAGTGGAGGGAACTGTTTAGGTCAGATAACGGGTTATCATTGTGGTCCCCACAGTATAAAACAATGTCTTAGAAAATTTGGAATCACCAAATATTCAGAATCAACAATAGGCAGTTATGCAGGAACAACCCGTGCAGGAACAGGACACGCAGGACTCGAAACGGCAATTGCAAAAATAGCAAAACTGGAAGGAATAAAACTGAAAGTTGAATGGAAAAATTTCAGTGATTTAGGAAGCACCGTTTCAGAACGATTTAAAGAATATGGTAAAATAATAACCTCTCCTAACAAAGCCTGTTTCTGGCATGAAATGTATCGGAACCAATATGGACATTATAGTCTACCAAAAACAGTTAACACAAAAACAAGTACATTAACAATCGCTAACAGTCTTGGAAATAAATGTTCCTCCCCTGCATACTGCGGATATATGGAAAGTAGGAGTTTTAGCACACAAAGAAGTTATCTTGCAGGAATAAGCCAAAAAAGTATCTGTATCATAACAAAAGTATAAGAAAAAAAAAAGAAAATATAAAACGATTTATAAATTAAGGTGAAAAGATTAATGGATATTATGTCAATTGATAGTCTCATAGTTAATTTGGTGGAAGATTACCCCACAGAGAATGCAAAAATTAATGAAATCAAAGTAATATTTGGTGAGTTAAAAGAAGAAAAAAACATTAAAGAAAATATTGAGAGGTTACAGCAGATTTGTAATGAATTGTATAATATTAGTTCCACAGAAAATCTTATAGAATTGCAAGTAATTATCAATAGTTATAGGTATAAGTATGACATTACTGACCCAAGAGAGATATTAAACTGGGACAATGGTAAAGGGTATGTACAATAATTAAGCACAAATTGTGGAATAATAACTTACCCTCCCAATTTAATTAAGAAAACCCCCCACAATATACATAAAACACGAGAAAAATGGTAAACGAAGAAATAGTAGGAACAGACATAGACAGAAACTGGGTACTAAACAGTGAAGGAGGACTCCAACTAGTCAAAGGAAGTGACAACCTAAGTCAAGCAATATACCTGAGACTAACCGCATACTTCAACAGTTTATGGTGGGCATACAACAACTACGGTAGTTACACAAAAGACTGGTTCGGAAAAAACCAAAACGAATACACCCGAGAAACACTCACAGATGAAATACACAGAAGAGTATTACAAGACCCCCGAATAAAAGACGCAGAAGTAGAACTAATAAACTGGACAAGTAACTCCATTGGAATAAAAATAAGAGCAGAGGTACCAAGTTCAGAAACATTTCAAGAATACTTTATCTTCAGTAACCTTCCTCGTAAAAACGAAAGTGTGAACAGTCCAGACTACAAAAACACATACATAGACACAAAAGAAAATTACTACGCCAAACATGGAGAAATGGTCTCCATCCACTGCTACGTCCGTGATAATGAAATGAAAAAAGTACCTATCGGAGAAGTCAGTCTTAACATTGGAGGATACAGAGTAGAAATAGAAGATAACCCTCAAAAAATAGCACAAAGTGGAACACCAGACCCAGGAGGATGTTTATTCTCATTCAGAGTACCTAAATTCATAAAAATGGGAAGTCACAAACTAATATTCACATACAAAGGAATAAGAGGGTACAATAACTGTGTAGGAGAATCAAAATTAAATGTAGTTGAAAGACTTCCAACAGATATGGAATTCGTATACGAAAAAGGTAAAAACAGGGAATTCTATGTGGCAAACAATAATGATATACTAACCACACCAATAGTACACGTAAAAGACGCCAACGAATACGACGTGCTTCACGGAGAAGTAAAATACTATGTAAGTGATTATGAAGACTATGGAGACCTCATACTCATAGAATTCCCATTAATCTTCCGAAACAACATTCTACTACAAAGAACAGTGTATATGAGAGTAAAACCAAAAATACTTGACTACACCACCAAATTCATGTTCGAAATTAACTACATGTTCCGACCATTAGACATCTTTGATTTAGTGAGCAAGGAGGGAGAACTCATAGACACATTAGAATGTGAATATGATAACAACGCATTCTATTTAACATCAACAACACACACCAAACAACACAACTCCACATTCCCCGATGAGCATGATGTCAATAAAGACATAGACACACAAAGATTAAGTAACTGTAATATTATCATGAGAGTGATAGAATGACGAACTGGATAATACATGGACTCATCTGCATAAACCATGAAGAAGAGGGTTACTCATCCATAACATTCTACGGACGAACAGACCCCAAACTAAAAATTCCACCCGACAACGACACATACGTTGCATTAGGGTGGAAAAGGCTCACAGCAATATACACGGATGATGAAAAACAAGTATATGCGGGAACATTATCACGAACATTACTCTATTTCGGTGCAAAAGTATGGATAAACTGCCCAGACCTGTTCCATATAGAAGGAGATACGGACATAACTTTAAGAGCAGACTTGTTTGCAAACAACAGAAGAGTACCAGGAAACTATGGTAAATTCCAGTACAACCACAAAACAGTTAGCCCTAAAAAACAAGTGGTTGCACATGGACATGCAGAAGAAACACACAAAAAACTAAACCTCTTCGACAAATCAGAATACTCATTCCAATATGAATTATGTGAGCAGTATAAACTATCTGAAGATGAAGGAAAGGGTATGGTATACATATATACTGTACCTAAGGGGAAAATACCTTTACAAATAGATGTGCCCACAACCATACTTAATTTTGACCAAGAAGGACGGTTATCTGCAAGAGTATATCATAAAAACAGAGAAAGCAATGAAATTGGGTTAAACGACGTTCCACCAAGCGGTTATCTTGTTTTTTATATTGACGGAAAACGATTACAAACTAACACTGGTAAATACAAATTTAATATTTCACCCAACGGCTTTGCTTCCATACCATTCACACCCACCCTCAAAGAAAAATGGGAAAAAGGAACACACAATATAACCGCTTCATTTAATGTAGACACACCAGAATTACAAGAGAAATATGTTTCAACAAACGGTTCAGGAACGTTATACATTGGGGATGACACTAATTATCCTACACTCACCTCTACAACACCATGGTGTACCTCTAAAGACTCTTCTAAGACCTTAACATTCCTCACAAACAAAAAGATAAAGGGGAAAATATCCTTATACATAGATTATGAAAAAGTACCATTAATCGGGTGTGACGAAAACAAAGAGTTAACAATCAACGTTAATGCTAACCAAACATTCGAAATAAGTTTCGACGCACCAGATACGTTACCATCTGATGAGTGTCACTGGAACTATGGTGGATACCATGTAATATCTCTTTTATACTCCTTAAATGATGGTGGTGATTACCCTATGGAATACATATCTTATTTCAAAGATTTCTACATTCAATCACCTATATCATTAGTAATCGATGGAGAACCTGACATTAATACATATGGAAACAACTTTTATTACTTAGAAGGAGACACAATAAAACACCACATTTCAGAGAAAAAGCCGAGCACTGTGATTGGACACAAACTAACCATAAATGTAACTAACGAAGAACATAAAGAAGACATAGTCAATGAAGGATATGTACGAGTAACATTCGTCAGTAGGAATAACGAGGAAAATATGGAGGAAAACACAAATATATGAGTATTCAAGAAGAATGGAACACCACAATAAAAGAGAACAGCATATCTGATGTAATCGTTAAACCAAATGGTGACAGAATCACAAGACAATCCATAGTAAACGATGGAGAACAATTCTACGAAGAAGCGTACCAGAACAAACTCTCAGAAATCTGTGACTTTAGTGTGGGAAGTGAAATAAGAACATTACATGAAAGTTTCGCAGTAGAAGTCTTCAGTTTATACAAGGAAATGTACCGTATGGCAAAAATGAAATATGTTTTAGACAGTGAAGGAACATACCTTGACAGATTAGGATGTGAATACCATCTCACAAGAAAAAAAGCTTCTGTTGCAACGGGAATAGTCACATTTTCCACAGATGAAACATTACTTGGTGATTATAAAATATCAGAAGGGACTGTTCTGTTAGCACATGATACAGGTTATGAATATATTTTAACAGAAAATGTGGTACTAAGAAGTAGTGCGGTACCTGTTAATGGTACAGTGGTTTCGAAATTACAAGGGTATCGTTATAATGTAACTGAAACAGATAAAGTAACAGTATTTCAAGAACCAGACCGTGTACAAAAATCAATAAAAGTAACAAACCACACCCCAATTATTGGGGGAAGTAACAAAGAAAGTGATGAAGAGTTTCGAAAAAGAATACTTAACGCCAAACGGACAAATGGGTGGGGGACAGTTTCAACCTATAACGAACTGCTAAAAGAGAAAGTAAACGGTGTTCATGATGTGCAATTTGTAGACCCTCACGAATTATTAGAAAATGAAAATTATCCTCCTCATATTAAACACTCCAAAGAAGTTGATGCTCTAATTGCAAAAGTATTGAATGGGGAAGAGGTTACTTTTGAACAATGGAAACCTCATTATTGTACTGATTGTACAAGAGTTCTATTTATCAATGGATTTAACAAACCGATAGATACTACTACACTGGAAATGGCAGATTATGTTATGACCCAACAGAATAATTTAGTTATTGGACAAGTATTCCATGTGCAACAAGCCGAAGTAATACCATTATACTTTAAAATTGAAATGTACTGTAATGCAGATATAAGTGAAGATGTTGTGTATGAACATTTATGTGCATTCATGGATGGTGGTGTGATAGAAACAAAAACTGGTGACAAAGAATACGTAGGATTAAATATCAACGAAACACTCTCCAAAAGAGACTTGCTCAACGTACTTGAAGATATTCCTGGGGTAGACCAAGTGGGTGAACTAAAAATATTAAAATACAATGATGACCTAAGTAAAGTCACATGGACAGACAATGCTGATGGCAGTTACACTTACACCGATGAAGAGGGATTCATATTCACAAAAACAAAAAATGACAAACTAATGAGTCCATGGGGTGAACGAAATTTCGTATCAATCCAAAGTTACAAAGGACAAGTATTTCAATGTGGACAAATGAAGAACGAGGACAACACGTTAAAAAGCAAGATTATGTTAACAAAGATAATTGATAACAAATAATTATATTTAATAATGAGATAAAAATCTTTATATATTACTTGTAATACATTTTTAATTGTAAAAACAGTTGTACTGTCCAAAAAAAAGAGGATTATGAAAGATAAATATTTCCCTTTTTTTGACATTACTTTTTTAACTATTTAATCCTCCTAAATAGTGATATAATTATCCCCCCATCACTTTCCCTATTTTTGGGGAATAAAAAAAAAGAGACAATACAAAATTTCCTTCAAAAGTAAATTTTTAAAAATCATAGTAATATCTCAAAAAAAAAGCACTGGAAAAGAGAGAAAAGAATGAAAAAAAAGTAATACCCAAAAAAAGAAGAGTAAATTTATCTTTTTCTGTATAATAACCTATTACAACAGTTCCACATGTTTTTACTAATCTCTCTCTTTTGTTGATTTTAAAAAAAAAGGGAGAGACCTATTCTCAACGAACTATCACCCCCCACAAAAAAAAGATATGGAAGGTAAAAAAATATGGCAGAATTACCAAAAGCACCAATAATAAGAATTATTAAATCATGCGGTGAAAATGTAAGAATTAGTAAAGATGCAGAAGACAAAATAGTTGAAGCAGTAGAACAGTACATTAAAAATTTTGGAACAGTAATTATAGATGTGTCAAAACACACATCAAGAAAAACAATACAACTTGATGATGTGGACTTAGTACTAAAACACTTCAACTAAAAAAAAGGAAACAGGTACAACTGTAATTAATTTTTCATATTAATTATCAAACAATCAATGATTAGTTACCTAAAAAAAAGAGAGAAACTTCTTTTTTTACATTCATGGTTGGAAGAGTTATTCCCTCTTTTTTTTTAACCCACTTTAATCAAAATTTTAAGCAACTGATTGTTTTTAAATTTCACCACCACACTAGAACAAGAAAAAAAAAAACATCAAACCAAACACAGATTCTACTTTTTTTAAAACCAATTTCTTTTTTAACTCAACACCATCTCCCACATACTCGGGAACAATAAACACTAAAACTAGATAAAAAATTAGTGAATACAGGTAATAGCAAATTAGTCGAGTAAATAATATTCATAAACAACAATATAAAAAAAAATAAACACTATGACAGATTATTGGAGAACCATCAAAGAAAGATTACATGAAGAAAGTGCACTTCATTATCCATTAAATGCGATGGCACAAATCTTAAACTCATATTTTAATGGAATATTAAACAAATTCGAAGAAGAAAACCGTGAATTCGTAGACCAAGGCTTTCTCATAACAACTGGAGGATACTTTTTAGACGCAAGAGGTGCAGAACTAGGACTACCCCGCAAAGAAGGAAACTATGCAACAGGACAAGTAACATTCATGTTTGTAGATGAAATTGCCTCAACAGCAACGCCAATAAGGATAGAACCACCTCAAATCAATGGAGTAACCTTCGACTACACCCACCAAGAAATACAAGACATCGTAGACAATATCAATGAACAAATCATAGATGACTATGAAAACCCAAAAATTGAAGAAACAGGTGATGAAATAGATGATATGATTTGGGATGGAACTTCATTCCACCTTGAAGACGATGCAGACGACATAACACCAGTACCAATCCCGAACCCCGAAGAAGAAGAAGACGAAGAAGAAGACGAAACAGGAGAAACACCACCATCCCCCCCATCAATATACCAAATACGTAAAGCAGTGAGTAATTTCACAATACCACAAGGAACAATCCTCCAAAATGACATAGGTATGGAATACGTGTTACTAGAAACAGTAACCATACCCAAAGGACAATACACCGCCACAGGAACAATCAAAGCCAAACAATCAGGAACACGATACAACACACCCAAAGAAACAATAAAAAAATTTAAAAACAACCAATTAAGCAGTGAATTGTTATGTGTTAACAGAGAAGACATCAAAGGAGGAACCGACGGAGAAACAGACGACGAATACCGTCACAGATTACTTAACAATATCAGTACAAACATAAGTGTAAACTACCTAAAAAGACAAGGCGTAATAATATACACAAAAAAAGAACTAAGAAACTCAGTAAGAACAAAAATGACCAGTTTCAATCCTTATTTAAACAACAAATACGTAGCAATACCACCATTAAATGAAGTAGAAGACTTCGTCAACAATGAACTCATCGCCGATTACTGCATGATAATATATAAAAAAGGATGGTGAACAAAAACAATTACCATGGAATACCTTGAACACGATTTTGCACAAATAGAACATGTTAACCAAATAATTGCAAACAACATCTCCCACGACTCATGGGAATGCTTCGACACCACCGAACTAATACGACAACAACCACTCTTCGGAGTATACAATGAAGACAATCCAGAAGAATCCACAATAACACTCTCACCTAACGACCCTACAGGATTAACACCATCAGCATATGAAAATATCAGATATAACTCCCTTCTAGTATCAATAAGTGCAGTACTATCAGGAGACAATAAAGAAGAGTACTACGTATACCGCTTCGAAGTAAGGAACAGTTTATGGACAGGAAACTTCGTACTCTCAAAAACAAGGAAAGGAACCGACGGAGAATATGAAACATTCGACAAAAAAGAAGTCACACAAAAAAGTGTCGACGGAACCAGTGGAAACATAATAGAATTTTACATTAAAGGCAACGACAGAAAACACATCCGAGTATGCTTCCAAATGTCCATGGCAGGAAACGGCAGAAAAATAGAAATCGAAAACCTCCAATTAGAACTAGAAACCGAAACAGAGTTTGAACACCAGTATGATGAAGAAGTAATTGAACCAGGAATGGTGAGATACAACACTCGTGAACCCGCAAGTAATGTTATTCTATCATTAAAACCATGCGACAAAAGTGGTCAAGAATTAACCGAAGGAATACCACCTCAAACTCTTTCAAAAGGTCAAATAGCTGGAGGACACTTCCGAATGCCCTATGGTGCAACCAAAAAACCAGGAATCTATTACTGTCTTATGGAAGCGAGAAGTAGTGAAGTGTTCCTACAAGACGCACCAAGTGTAACAAAATTAATCAAAGTACACAAAGTTCAAGATGAACAATTTGTAATAGATTGGGGTGAAGAGGAGCAGTATGAGATGGTATGGAGAGGATGTAAGAAAAAATACCATATCAACTTCGGATTATTAGACAAATACGGCAAACAAAGTAAACATGAAGAAAAACTAAAAGACACTTTTGTAAACGTATCTTTCATCAAATCTAATGGTAAAAGAGATACAGCATTAAGGGTACAAGTACAAGAAGAAGGCACAAAAAACAATGAACAATATTACATAGAGTTCACAATAAATTATCGAAAATATTACGAACCCACAAGTTCTCTAGAAATATCCTTTGACTCTACCGCAGGATTTGGTGATATTACCACAGTCCGAATGATTAAACATCCATGGTTCGTTGCACAAAATTATAATGAAATAATCTCACAATTATACCTTACCAACAATAATGGAGAATATATTGACACAAAAGGCAACAAAACAACCAACCCTATAGAAAATCCATACGGAGTAGACTGGATATGTTTAAGAAAAGATGTAGAATATAATGTTACAACACCATTACTAATCAACCGTGACCTTACCCTTGAAGGATTATCAGATAGCCGTACTTCACGCATAATGCTCAATGGAAACGGTAAAAACATTATTAGAACATATAATGGTGACACCGTAGTTTCCAAACTAATTAAAGTAAACCTAGTTGGTATAGGATTCACCAACGCCGAATGTGCCATATACGTTGGCTCAGGTACACGATTACTTGTCGACCGTTGTTATTTCACAAATAACCGTAACGAATCCCGTCACCACAGAGGAAGTAGTATATTCATGCCATGGACTGATTGGAGTGTTAAAAACAAATCCCTATGGAAAACAGAAATACGCAACAGTTACTTTGTGAACAATAAAGGTAACGAAATACAAAGCGTAGGTTCTACAAAAATAACCGGAAACCTCTTTAAAACCACAGATAGTTCATTCTTACAACAACCAGAAGTTAAAGTGGTAGCAGTGAGGGCGGGCACAGTAGAATACACATACAATAAATCATATATTAACACAGGCTCCGTCCCAATGAAATCAAACCACAGTTATGCAAAAGCATTGGCATATGTTGAATCTGGTGCAACATTTAATGGACGTGGACCAAGCGGATTATGGGGTGACATGACTCTACCATTATATGGAAAATACAATAACCAAGCCTACACATACAGTATATACTACTACCCATATGGAAATGTACGGACAGAAATTGTATGCAGTCCAAGAAGTGGATACGAAAGACAGGCAACAGGACATGGAAGTACTGCGAAAAACTGGATATTCTATGATGGATATTATTTCGTCCGATGGGAAAAAGGAAGGAATAAAGGAAACCGTAAAAATCCATGGACAGAAGAAGAACTTACTGTTCCAAGAGACCTCGGAGTACATAACACCGTCGGAGAAAAATGGCTCGATGGTTATGACCCACGATTCAGTGGAGCTAAAAGCGTGACCAGTTCCTTCGATTAACTAAGAAAAAAGTAAAAGAAGAAGAAAAAAAAGAGAGATATAAAACAATTATTTATTATTATTTTTTTTTGATGGATGGTTGAAGCAAAATATGACATACTTCAGAAACAAATTTGACAAAGAATTTCTATTCCTATGCAACAAACAAGAGCCCAAAGGAGGCAGTATAAGATTAGACGCCCCTATAAAAGATTTCTGGGTGTTCAGACAAAGAGCGGGGAACACTCAACCACAAACAATACAAGTAATACCCCTACTATTATACAACAAAATCGAAAGTGACAACAAAGGAGACCCACAAAACGGAATACAAGGAGACATAAACGTCGATGACTACATGATGATATGTCAAAACCTCAGTGAAACAACAGTAACATGTAGTTACGACCCATATTATCAGACAGAACAGAGCACGGATTATATATGCGATTTCGGGGTTAAAAACATCACAGGTGATTTAACTAATGAGGATTAAACCCAAAAAAAAAGAATAAAGGAGTGTAAATTATGAGTGAACAAAGTAATAATGAACCAAAAAGTTATGATGAACTAATCGAAGAGTTCATCCAAAAATACCCATTAGACATAAGAATAGTGAAAAACTACCTAGACAGTATATACCTCGATGACAAAGCAAGTGTGGAAGTATATAGTTTACTCTTATACAACCAATGTCCAAAACAAAAATTCCAAGACATGAGACAAGACCTCAGAAAAATCATAGACAAATACATGGAAATTCAACATGCGACTCAAAGCTAAAAAAATAGGAGACGAAATCAGTTTAGACGAATACAACGCATACCAATACCTCCTCTACCATATGGACTGTTGGAAAGACCCTATCCATTTAGATATGGCAACAGAATTCAAAGGAGAATATGCAACATACATCCTCGAATACAACACAGTACTACTCAACGAAAAACAAGACACATACAAGATAACCACACAACTAACTCATGAAACAAACATGTTCTCAATAAAAGTAAGTGACATAGAAACCTTACTTGACTCTCAGCATTTAGATTATACAATAACTTACTACTATAAAAAACCATTAACTGATGAAGATGGAACAGTCTACGATGCAAACGATGACGAAGAAGTAAATGACACACCAAGAGAACAACCTACAACACCTAACACTGAAGAAGATTATGAGAAAAAAACAGTACCCTGTTCTATATTCAACAACAAAATTAAATTCCCATTACTAGACGAAAAAAACATATCCCTCCCACCACTCACAAGGATAAATCGGATGGTAACATTAAACATAATACCTAATAACGTACCATGGATAGATATAAACAATGGAAAGGCAAATGAACCCGACGAAATATTAATAGACCAACTAGAACACCTTGAACACATACTAAAATATGCACCACACGACAACACAAACACAATCATAAGACTAGACAGTAACAAAACATACAACATAACACAACCATTCATAATTAACAAAGGACAAAACATAACAATCAGAGGAGGCACAAACCAACTAGCATGGTTACTGGGAGATAACAAACACAGAGCGTTCATAGTAAAACCAGGAGCCACACTCTCACTCCAACACGTGGCTCTCTTTAACAATAACTCAACTACCGAAGGAACATATGACATAGGAAAAGGAGGAGCCATACTAGTAGAATCAGACAGACGACTAGACGGGTCACAACAATTCGGAAAATTACGATGTAACAACTGTATATTCACACAAAACAAGGCAGAATATGGTGGAGCAGTGTTTGGGTATAACGCAGGAATATTCCTAGACACATGCACATTCACAGAAAACAAATCCTCAAAGGACGGAGGAGCCATATATTACTGGGCAAGAGATGTTAAAATAGATTTCCCAGATAAAACAGTGATTAATGGAACGAAAGCATCGTATACTGCAACAATAACAGACTACGCTAAAAAACCAGTTAAAGAAGGATTCGTAGAATTCTATCGTAAAACAAGTGGTGGAAACGAATTCATACAAAAAGTAAATGTAAATGAGAGTAAGGGAACCGCCACCTTAGAATACACACTACCAGAGAATAACACGGAAAGACAACTGAAATTAATAGCAGTGTTTTTGGGAACAGACTCATACGAACAAGAAGTAGCGATGAACACAGTCACTGTAAAATTCCCCGAAACATACAAAGCCAATTTCACTTGCACACTAGAAGGATTCATAGGAGACACCTTCCTCGCAACTGCAAGTGTAAAAGACGAAAAAGGAAACTACATCACAAAACCAAAAGGAACATTCACAATAAACAATGAAACATTCACAGCAAATGTGGAGGGCGATTTCTACATATACAAATACCCAGTACCCGAAGGATTAACAGAAACCAAGATACCCATATCCTTCGAAATAGAAAGTGGTGAACTCTACAAATGTGAAAAAATAACAGATAACCTCCAAATAAAAGATAACATAGTAGTCACAGAAAACAAAATAAACAACTATGTACAAGGATTATTCTTCAACGGTCAAGAAAGTGTTAAAGAAAACGGGGTGTGGGTTGACAAATCCGTCACAACCACACTTATAAATGGATGGGTTAACGCAGGAATAACAGATATATTTGTCATGTGTCGTGATTACTCTTCACCTAAAAGTAGAAGCACTCTTCTAAATGTTTTAGATAAAACTAAAGGAAAAGGATTAAGAATACATGCCATGATACACTGTTTCGCAGATATGACAAAAGACACAGGAAAAGGAAGATGGTCGAATGTTAATCCAAGTAAAAAAGAAAGATTAAGTTACATTCAAACCAACATGCTCAACCCAATGATAAACGACAAAATCGCAATAGATGGAATATGTTTGGATTACATAAGATTCAGTGGTATTGATGAGTACTGTGGTGGAATTGCAAAGAAAGACCGACAAACATATGTGGATAAAGCGGTGGATAGTATCTGTGCAAAAATCAAAGACCAAAAACCTGAATGGGTAGTATCAGCATGTTTAATGGGAGAATCAGGTACTGCCTCCACTTATGGTCAAAACTATGAAACAATTGGAAAAAAAGTAGATTACATAATCCCAATGCTCTATAAAAGTGCATACGACTTCCTTCCATCAGATGGTGCAGTGAAACAGGCAATAATAAACTGGATATTGCCATATGTGGATAAATCCAAAATAATTTGTGGAATGGACACATACCGTAACGAGAAGAAAGCATATGACACACGAAGAACTAAAACAGAACTAGACGCCACAATAAGAGTTCTTGCAGAATTAGAAATAAAAGGAATTGCAATGTTCAGAGAATTCCTCCTACCAGTTTATCCTATGACATACCGAAACGCAATACTTGAAAGAGGAGGCAAATAAGATAACATGGCAGACCCAATAAAAACAGGATGGAAAAACCCATTAGGAGTAATTCAGAAAACTAAGGGCGTGAACCCTGGACACAAATGCTACTCATTCTCTAACCTAAACAACATCCTAAAAAATGATTACAGTTACGCAGTAATACCTGTATCTGGTGGAGTAGATAGTGAACATAAAAGTCCCATAATTTACACTTACAATTATGGTTTCAAAATACCTTCTGATGCAACAATAACTAAAATAAGTTTACTTGCAATAGTACAGCAGAGTAATTCTCCGAAGCCATTATATGACCCATATGGAAAATACAGGTATAGTATAAGTAAATATGAAATGGTGAAACTAAGAGTTGGAACCGATAAAGAAGGGGGAGAACTAGGAAATAATTTTGCAGAAAAAAGTGGTTCAACAAAATTACCTTACTTACAATGGACTACTGAGAGTAATGGAGTATTTAGTGGCACACCTGATGAATGGGGATTAAAAAATAACGACCTTGTAAGTGTAATAAATGATGGAGGATTTGGAGTTGCAATACAGTTTGTAGGAACACTTAAGGACAAGTGGAATGACCCCGCCGTAGCTCAACTTAAGTTAAACATTGAGTATACTCTTCCAACCAAACCTGAAACAGTTCCAGTAGTGTCAGAGTTCACAAAAATGGTGGTGAAAGTGGGTGGTAAAGAAATTACATTTGATAAAAATAACACTGCCAGTATTGGAGAATTACAACGAAACTCTGCATCATCCATAAAAGTAACATTTGTATATACTCATAAGGGGATGAGTGGTGAAACTCCATACATTCAATTGAAGAGTGATACTATAGGATTTAGCACATCGGATAAGGGTAAAACAAATGGAACACTCGTAAAAGACAGTTTCGCAATACCTAAACTACATTGCAGTAAAGACGACCAAGAAAAAGAATACTCACATGATGTATATTTATTTGCAGGACTCTTAATCGGTGAAAAAACAGTAACCTATGAATATGATGGGAAGAAGTATACGCTCAAAATTAAAATAACAGAAAGTGACTCTGATTACACAGATAGTATCAAAGAAAACTTACGTTACGCAGACCAAAAGGGTATGGTGAATAATTGCAAATTCTACAACAATCGTGCAATAGGTAATGGTGGTGCAAGTTACATTACAACAGAATACTATGATGGAAAAAACAACACTTACGGAGAAATAGTATACACTACCGAAATGGAAAAATATGCTGGACATAAAACTCATCCACTAGAATTAAGTGACTTTTGGGGTGCAAGTGTTGAAGGAACAACAATGCAGGAAAGAAGTATGACTAGTGATGGTAAAATTAATTTGGGTCAGAAGCATAATACTGGTTTTGATTATCCTCTTCGTCAAATATGGAAAGTGGGATTCAGGATACAAATCTCAAATAAAGGCACTGATTCTGATGGAAACATACTACTCTTCGATATGGGAACACCATTTAAGATGAAAATAACCACGGGTTATATTACTAAAATGAATAATGAAACAGTTCCTTCATTTATAGATTCTACTAATAAAATGAATTGGTTGTTTTTTGAAAAGATATATGACCGATTGTATGTGTCTTATACAGCAGTTAATGGTGTAGATGTGGATAAAGTTTTTGTAGGAACTAACAACTGGAAATCTTACCTGTACATGGTGGCAGGCGTTGGTTCCGAGGTTAACATACTTAGTTATAGTACTAAGAGGGGTGAGGATTATCGTAATATTGCAGATAATAAGTATAATGATGGTTCAAGGTGTAATAATGTTTGGTGGCAAGGCAAATGTGCTAAAGTTGTGAACACTGTTGAAAAAATGCCTTAAAAAAAAGGGAAGAGTCCACTCCCCCCTCTTTTTTTTATGGTGTGGTATGATGGTATGGTGGGGTGAAATATATTTATAGTAGTGGGAACATATTATATGTTGTATATAATATTTGAAGTATTATATATTTTTTTTCAGTAAAAAAAAAACACTAATAATATTGGAAAAAATTTTTTAATGTTATGTATTCTATTTTAGGTTATGTTGTGGACATAGGCGACTTGTTATATTAAACTCTTTTTTTTTATGGGATGTTTATTCTTTACATGAAAGATTTGAGTTTTACTAAATATTCTTCGCTATACCACGGTATTACGAGGAATGGATAGTAATCCTTCCTTTAAACAGGAAATAAAACAAGCAACACTCTTTTCTACACCATAACTTAAATAGATATGGAACAAAAAAAAAGACACTGAAAAAAAGGGAACACATTAAAAAAAATAAAAAAAAAGTTTTTGGAAAAAAAAATAATTTTTATACAAGAGTCTCTCTAAAATCCTAAAAAAAAATAACAGAACAAAAAAAAAAGGGAAAAAGGAGAACTGATAAAAAATGAAAACCCAAAAACAAGAAACACCAGACTTCGACAAAAAATCACAACAAATAATAAACCAATGGTTCACAATAAGAAGCCTATCACGGAGCACACAGAAGACATACATAATATACTTCAAACAATTCCTACAATACAATAAAACCACACCCTACAAAATATACAAAAAAGGATACAAAGAACAAAAAACACAAACACCACTACAAAACAGAACATTAACACAACAAATACTCAACTACAAATACTACATAGATAACCAAGACTACACCGACGCCACAAAATATCTGAAAATCAAAACAATATACAGTTTTTGCAGAGCATTCAAACTGGAAACACCAGACATACGAATAAAAAGACCAGTATGTGAAAACAAAAACTATGAAAAACCACTCACAAAAAAAGAATTACTACTACTACTTAACACATCACCATTAAGAGAAAAAGCATTTCTTTCAATACAGGCAACAAGTGGCATGAGTAGTAAAGAAGTACGAACACTAACAATCCAAGACATAATAACAACAATAAACAGAGAATGTGACACACATTACAATACAATCAATGAAATACTACAAAATAAACAACACATACTTTCACATAAAATATTCGAATTCAACATAGTACGAAAAAAAGTAAACTACAGGTACATCACATACATAACAGATGAAGCAATGGAGAATGTACTCACATACATCCAATACCGACAAAACCATGACAAAAAAGAAATTCAACCACACAATAACATAGGAACACCCATATTTGTAACAAACAAGGGAACACCTATGACACAGAAAACAGTAACTGCAATGTATAGAATAATGGGTGAAAGAGTAGGATTCAAAACAACACCTAACACATTCAGATTCTGGCGAAGTCATAATATAAGAAAATATTTCTACAACCTAGCCGAAGACATAGTGGGACAAGAATATGCCGATGAATGGCTAGGACATGTACCTTCAACAGTGACAAGGGCATATGCGAGAAGAGAACATCGTATGAGGGAAGCATACTTGAAATGTTACCCATATTTAACTTTGAATTATAACGAGAGTAACAAGGACAATAATATAAAACAAAAAATTAAACTCCTCGAAAACGAAATAGAAAAACTAAAACAAGAAACAAATTAAACATAAACTGATGAAAAGTTTTTTGGATTAAAATAAGAGAACACTTGGTAAAAAAAAGTAGAGTTTTTCCATTAAAACAAGGATTAGCATGATAATCCTATAATTATCTGGATAAACCCTAATTACTAAGTAAAAATAGTTAAACAATACAAACTCGCATAAATTATGCCAATAAGAGCAATTCAGAGGATTATTCTAACAACACCCCTAAAAAATGTAGAAAGATTTGCAAAACAAAAACAAAAAGAAAATGGTATAGGATGATTTAAAAATGAAAAACAACCCAAGAAACGAATTTATAGGAGCGAAAGCCACCCTCGAAACCAAAAACTATTTTAAAAAACTAAAACAAGACACGGGCAAATCATTAGCCGATATTCTTGAAATCATGGCAGATTCCGAAGTAACCGGAGTTGAATTAAACCTATTATACAGACAAGGTAGTTTGCAGGAGCAGTTGAATTCTAATGAAAAAGTAATTCGAAGACTCGAAGACACATTAGAATTTGTAAAAAAACAAAATGAAAACATACTCGTGGAACTTAAAGGGTTAGAAAATAATAAACCTAAAAGAATGTCACGAAATATTGAGAACGTGGAAGATAATCTTAAACGGTCTGTGTCCTCATATTATCGTGTGGTCTCAGATAATACTAATTCGTTTGGGTTTTTAAAACCTACTTTTGATTCATATAAGGTTGGCAGAACTCTTTGTTTATCTAATAATGTTGATTTCTTATTGTTTAATAAGTGTGTTGACATGATTGATTCTGGTGAGATGAGTTTGGATGATTTTGTATGTTCAGATTTGAGTGAAAGAGGTATTTTATAATACTACATAAATTACATAGATTGCAATTGTATTTTTTTTGTGGAAAAATAAAATCATAAAACAATATGTGACACAAAAGTTAAACCATCCTCGAAAACAAGGAAAAAAGTTTAACTTTGATAGGATGTTTAACAAAAAGTTTAACCACAATTTTGAGATATTGGAAGTGTATTATGAGCAAAAATGTATTACCATACCAACCAGACGGTATTAAACATTGTTATGGAAAAGAGTCTAACAGTCACAGATACGCTTGTACTCTGAGCATGGTTGCAAGTGATGTAATCATTGCAAGTGTATCTGAAAGTATACCTTCGGAAAAAGTTAAACAGTTAAACTTCTAGAGGTTAAACGGTTAAACTTTTTTTGTATATACATTTTTTTTTACACTTGAAACATTTGCAACAGTAAGATTGCAAGTGTATACTACTACTACTACTACTACTACTACTACTACTACTACTACTACTACTACTACTACTACAACAACAAACAAACAAACAAACAAACAAACAAACAACAATGATAACAACAACCAACAATCCACCATGATAAAAAAAAAAAACACAAACACACCCCACTCCCCACCACCATCGCACCCCCCCCCCCATAAAAATGCTATAAACATAAAAAACAATAAAGAAGGAGAATAAACCCTTATGACAAAACAAAAAACAGAAACCCACACCACCATCACAAAAGAAGAATGGGAAAAAGCAACAGGAGAAACAATAACCCACCCAACAACACTCATATACGACAACGAACACGGAGACAACTGGTACATCCACATATACTAAAAAAAAAAGAAAACAAAAAGACAACACCACTATAACCCACTCCTCTCCTATTCTAACTCCCATCCACTCAACCCCCCCCATGTCCTCCCAAAAAAAACAGTCACCTCTCTTTTTAAAAAAAAATAAACTCGACAACATATTATAAACAATAAACAATAAAAACAAAGGGAACACCCATCGTGACAACACCCTAAGTTTTACAACAGGAACCCTAAAAGCATAGAAGAAAGGGGAGTTTATAATAATAATGTTAGAACGAGAAGAGTTACAAAAAAAATACCAAAAAAATATCCTCCGAATATGGAAAAAACATCACATACAACCAAGTATCATACTAGAATACCTCTACATGAAACAAAACGATGAACAAGAAGCCCTCCAAATGCTCACACTAGAAATTCAACGTTCACAAATATACAATAACACACTCAGTTACAGTAATTTCACAGACACCATCAACCAAACAACACAACAAGTACTACAAGAACTCAAACGATAAAAAAAAAAGGAGAGGAAGAGTAATAAACACCATGAACAAACAAACAAAAAAGTACTACACCCAACTTTACACACACAAAAACAACATACCACAAGCCCCACAAAACGAACACATCACACACAAAGAACTCATAGTAGACAAACTACCATACCACATCACAAAAAACAACATAACCTACACAAACAAACTACCACTCTACAAAATAACAAGAGGACAATGCCCCGAATGCAACTGCAAAACATACTCCTACGACCAATGGAGAGGAGAAAAAGTCTGCCCCCAATGTGGATTAGTACTAGAAGAAAACAGAACCAACTACAAAGAACCACTACAACCAAGACCACGACCACTCAAAACCCTAACCTACGAAGACAAAAAATTCCTAAAAAAACTAGGACACAAACACTACACTGCCAACAAAAAAGAATGGACACACAACTATAACAACATAACCATCCAAACACTCTCCAATCAGGCACAACTAAACAAAAAACAAAAAATAGAAACACAATACATAATAGACACACTAGGATTCAAAAAACTACACAGTAGGGCAACAAAACCAGAAATAATCGCAGGAGTAATAAGATACGTGATGAAACAAACATACTCCAATCAGGCACAACTCAGATACAACCAAGGAATATTCAAAAACCTACTAACCAAGGAAATATACAACATCATAGAACGAAACATAAAAAAACACCTATACCTACCCACACTCACATAAAAAAAAAAGGGGAAAGAAAGAAAGAGAAACCCCCTCAGAGAAACATGGGAATAAAAAACACTATGACAATAACACCCCACGAACTAAACAAACTAAAAACAAAAGAAGTAATACTCACCAACGACGGAATAAACTACTCCAAAAGAACATACAAACTCTTCAACCCACAAAAAATAATAATACAAACACTACCAGACCACAACAAAATATCCACCAACACACCCATACAAACAATAACACACACCACACACACCAACAATAACACACACAAACTAACATTCACCGACACAACACAACAACACACACTAACACTAACCACCAACAACATAGACAACATACAACTAACACTCATAAAAAAATAAAAAAAAAATAAAAAAAAATAAAAAAAAATAAAAAAAAATAAAAAAAAACAATGAAAAACCCCAACCACGAGATACAAAAACAAAAAAATCCCTGAAAACAACCCCCAAAAAAAACTTAGAACGCCTCTGGAAAATACCAAAAAACAATAATGTCCGACAGATGCTATAAAATAAAAAAATAAAAAAAAAGAAGACGAATAAGAAGAAAGAATATAAAAAAGAAAAATAAACTATTATACTCTATTATGAACCCAAAAAAAGTGTACTCAAACTATTTTTTTCACAAAATTTGCAAAGACATGGATGACCTAGTACTACTTGAGCAACTCATACGCTCATGGTCAAACAATAATAATATAACACACCATTACTCTGATTTTGATAACAAAGAATTGTTAACAGTTAATAATTGGATTAAGCAGGGATTATTGGTTGAAGTGGAACCACGATTAGTGCAATTAAACACTAGTAATAATATCACGTTACAATTAATTCAACTTTATCAGTCATTGGATGATATGAATAATGTAGCATTATTGGAGGAATCTAATAAAGCGTTAATACAAAAATTGTATCATAGGAGCAAAGGTCGTGTTTATGAAGAAGAGACAGTTGAAAAAAAATTTTTCACTCCTTCTTATAAAGAAAGTATGCTAAAACAATACAAACCCTACAAAAACAACACACACTGGACATAAAACAAAAAAAAAGAAGAAGAAGAAAGAATAAAACAGAAGAAACAGAAGAAAAAAATAAAAAAAAGGAATATAAACTAAAAAAAAAGGAAAACCCCAAAATGCAAAACAACAACACAACACAAAACAACAACACAGAAGAAAAATACCTACTACCCTCCGAAAGAAACACATACCCACCACACAACAACACAAACAACACACAACCCACACCAGAAGAAAAAGCACAACAAGAAATAACAATAACAGAATACAACCTACAAAAACAAGAAATAACAATACTAGTACCACAAACAAGCCACAACACACTCTACACACAAAACACAAACAACAAATCACAACTACTAACCACACTCGAAACAATAACACAACAATTCCTAAAAACACACACCAACAACAACACACACAAAATAATAAGCATACAACAAAAAACAAACACACACAACACACAAAACACACACACATTATACACAATACAATACACAACACACACAAACCAAGAAGAATAAAAAAAAGGAAAAAAAAGAAAAAAACTAATAAAAAACACGAAAAATAACACAAAAAATAAGATAAAAACAAAGAAAACAATACAAAAAACAATACAATAATACACTATGGGGGAACGTAATATAATACAACCCACACAACTATGAAAACATGGGAAACACTCTGCACACTACCAAACAACAACACTGCTCAACAAAAAAACAACACCACCACAATAAACAAAGAACACCAACATAAACCACAATAAACTAACAAACACCTATAATATAAACAACCACAAAACAAAGAAAACAATACACACCCCCCACACACAAAAACAAAACAAAAGGAGATATACATTAACAATATGAATACAATACATTTAATGGGAGAAGAAAATTCCAACCACTTAGAACCAACAAAACTGAAAATAACAGGAACCAACAACAAACCAACACGACTCTACAAATACATCGGAGTAACCGCAGGACAAGACTGGGATAAAGTGAAAGACTATTTACTCTATATCACACCAGAATTTGTTCTCAGAAATGGTGTAACTGGATTTGAGGATTATGGAGATATTGGTTGGTACTGTAAGCATAAGGATGTGTTTATTGTGGAACAACGGTTGGAAGTTCCTCTGCATTTAACTGTAGGTTATCGTGAAAGAATTAAACGCACCGAGGCAGAGGGATGGTATAACTCTATGAATCATCAGCATCAGGAGACTGTGGAACGCTTGCATGAAATTAAGAGTTGGTTTACGGAGGCAGTGTATCCGGCAGAGGTTCGTGATTATATTGGTGATATTATTAATTCTAGTCGTGTGTATTTGCCGTCTAGGGAACATTTTTTTGATGAGGGTGGTACGTGTTTCCTTGTTCGTGAGGACCAAGATTTTATTGCGATGTTTGTGAATTTAGAGTTTAGTCGTCGTTTAGGTAATTGTCGTGGAGTGCTTGATGGTATTTTCTGTTACCTTGATTTTGACCCTGACCTTGCGGATATGATTAATGATGTTTGTGTTGATGAGACTGATGAGTTTCGTGTTTTGTTTGTTAAAGGTAGGGAGCATTATGCGTTTAGGCATGACCCTCCATTGCGTCCTCATCATGGTCATAGTCATCCTCGTAGGTGTCCTTATAAATGTCGTAAGTCTTTTCCGTGGGAGTATGATAAATGTCATTATTAACTGATTGTTCTATGGTTATGGTTGAGGATATTCGGACTTTGCCCGTGCTTGAAATACAGACGAAATATTATAGGACTTGTGAAAAGGATTTTGAATATTCTTTTGAAGATGGATATTTAAACATTCCTTTCATGGACAAAATTCGAATGCTTGATTTTAACAAAGAATTGACGTTGGATTATTATTTGAATTATGGTGGTGAGGATGTTTATACTGATGCAATAAATTATTTGGAAACGAGTCCGTTATTTGAGTTAGGTGATGATAATTATATCTGCTCCAGTGAAGTATCCTGTATTAACACGTATAATTATGAGTCTTATCTTTCACGGATTTTGCAGTTCAGTTATGCCTTTGACACGCTTTCTCAACGATATATTGTGTGTTTGGAGGTTCATGATGGTGTCTCTGATGCTAGGGCAGGGTATAGTCCTATTTTCATATATACTACTAGTGATTTGGATGATTTCTTGATGAATTTGGAGTCTTGTGTTGTGAGGGTTAATGGTTTGGACACTGTGTTCTTCATTAATGGTGAGGAAACGAATATTTATCGTGAGGGCGTGTGTGATGAATATGCTGATACTTGGAAGGTTTTAGAATGTCTTGAGTATATTGATTCTAGTAAAATAGTTGTTGAAGATTAGTTAATATAAAAAAAGATAATAAAAGGAAAAAAAATAAAGAATGGGAGTGTTTTTTGGAAAATATGGTTTTGAATGTTGCTATTGATTTTGATGGTGTCCTGAATACTTATGATGGTTGGGCAGGTGAAGGTGAGTTGTTTGAACCTCGTGAGGGTGTTTGGCATTTTCTGGCTCGGTTGAGTGAGAAGTATGATGTTATTATTTTCACTGTTCGTAAGCCTTTGTTTGTTTGGGAGTGGCTTGTGGAGCATAATCTTGCGGAGTATGTGTCTGACGTGACGAATGTTAAGCCTCATGCGTTTATTTATGTGGATGACCGTGGATATAAGTTTAATGGTGATTTTGATGAGGTTTTAAGAGATATTGGTACGTTTACTACTCATTGGGAACCAGAGATATTGGAATTTGTGGATAGTGATTGAGGTAATTTTTTTTTTGGTCATGACTAATGGTGATAAATTTATAATTTTGTTTATTGTATTCCTCATATTGCTAGGTTTGAGTTCTATCCCGTTTCATCAGAGTTCTCATGGTGTAGATGGTAGTGGAGGAAGTGAGAGTGGTGTGAGCATGATAGGTATTAATTCGTCTGTCCATACTACTCCTTTCACTTCTTCTAATTCTTCTACTTATTCTGGTGGCAGGAGTGATGCTCCTTTGTCGGGGGTTAGTAGTGAAAGCGTGGATGGTGTGAGTTCAACAGTGGATGATGTTAACAGTGTAAATGGTGGTGAATAAAGTTAATGGATGATAAAAATGCATCTTATGTATTTAATAAGATTAGTGTTGGTTCAAAAAGGATGGGTTCGGAGCATGTGGCTTGTTTAAAACAGTTCATAGGATTGTCTGATGAACTTTTGAAGAGTATTGACTCTTTACGTTCTTATCAGGATGATGTTTTGTTAAACAGGGAATATCAGGATTTTTCTCGTAAGGTTATGTATATGCGTAACAAGGCAATCATCGAATGCTACGAACATAAAAAATTAAAATGGGACTAAAAAGAAGGAGGATAGAGAGGGTTATTTATGGTAGATGTAATGTTATCTGTGGAATCCAAGTATCATCAGTATACCTTGTTTAGTTTACATAATTCTAATTGGATTGCAAATTGGTTTTATGGGGAGCTTCCATGTTTAAGGAAGGAAATGGAAAATTCTTTGGAAGTGCCTGTGAGTAATGATGTGGTGTTCAAGTTTTTACAGGATTGTCTTTTAATCACTTTTAATCCACGGCAGTATTTTAGGGATAATCCAGAAAAACTAACTGTTCCTTTTAATAAGGATACTGAAGATAGAATAATTTATGATACAGTTCAAAGGGTTCAACATGTGGCTTGTAAGATATTGAGTTTGTTGTATGATAATTATGATTCAAACCTTGCAAATGCCACATTCTTACTTAGTGTATCATAGCATTCCTCCTTTTTTTGGGGTTTATATAATAAAATGGAATAACTGGAAAGAAAGTGGGATAAAATTTAATAGGAAAACTTTGTTAAGTAAAAAAAAATGTTGTTATGATGGAAAAAGATGATTTGTTATTGATTGATGAAAATAAAAGTGTGGCTTGGAATTACGTTTCACGAATAGATTATGAGTTGGAGTATAATCATTCAGCTCAGTCTGTTTTACTGAATAATTTGATACCTTATTCGTATCGGAAGGTTATTGGTATTATTACTAAGGCTTGTAACTTTTCTAGAACTGCGTTACTATTAAATGATGAGGAAGACCTCGTTGCTTTCACCATTATCGTGGATGACTCATGTCTGCCTTTCTTGTTGGATGAATTGGATGATGTTGTAACTCCAATGATGGCGGTTTATAAAATTTTTTATGAGAATGATTTGGCAAGGGTTTCTGAGGATGATAAGAGTCTTTCGGATTTTATTGCAAATACTGTGATTGAAGATATAAATAATAATTTTGAGTCATGGAAATCATTTAAATACGATGCTCAACAAATTATATAATCATAAGAAGAATTTTCTTTTGTAATTGGTGTGAAGGAGCATTCTTCTTTTTTTTTAATATAAATATTATAGTTGAGTTGAGAATAAAATATGAAAGATGAGATTAATATAGACTGTAGTATGATTAAAGAAATCATACAAAAACTCATCCACTCTGACGGGATGGAAGTAACAGACACATACCTAATTAAACAAAAAATTTATTATATCGATAATGTGAAACTTATTGAATTATTAGAAAAACAATTGTTTGAACATTATTATCGTCAATTAATGGAAGAGCATGGTTATGTGGATATTTCCAAGTTATACAAAATGTATTCACCACAATACATTAACTCGGATAGGCTTTATAATGAACTAGAAACAAAGTATAATATCAGAGACAATGAAGATGTTGCAGAAACAACAACAGAAAAGAATAATTGTTTAGACCAATACTTTTGAAACCAAAAAAAAAAGAATTCCCAATCAATCCCCCCAAGTCTAAAAGAAGAGAAACAGGTTAAGGGGGAGAATAAGGGGAGAGGAAAAAAAGGATTATGTATATTGTATTTGAAGGAATAGATAATAGTGGAAAAAGCGTTCAAATAAAAAGAGTAGAAACAAGAATTAAGCAAATACTTAAAAAACAAAAAATCAACTACATAGATTTAATTACAATAAATGAACCTGAACTAAAAACAAACAGTAATGACTCTGTTGAGCAGACGTTAAGGTTTGCATTGCAACGCAGAAAAATACTTCAACAATTTCCCAAAGAATATTTTAGTAAAAATAATCCCACTCTCCTAATCTCTGATAGGAGTTATTACAGTAGTCTGGCATATCAGGGCGTGTCTAAGGATATGAGAAAATATGTGGAAGATGTGAACATGTTTGCACCAGAACCTTCTATGGTATTCTTTTTTGACCGTGGTAAAGGTGATGACATGATAACTAAACAGGCATACAAGAATTACTGGGAAGTATTACCCTTGCATACTATATATGTTGACACAAAAAACCATTCATTGCATGAGACTACTAATTATATTACAAGCAAGATACTGGATAAATGGTCTGAAAGGATGGAAGTATCATTTTAATCATAAAAAAAAAACTTAGGGGAATAGTTTATGGCAGTACTTAATGACAAAAAATTGGAAGAGTATTTGAGTGAAAAAAAAATAAAAATCACTCCAGCTCCGAGGGAATTACAAATTCAACCGGCTAGTATTGATTTAAGGTTGGATAATAAATATATGACTTTTAATACTACTCAATGTGATGTGATTGATACGAGGAGGAATCAGCATTATGGGAGTTATCATACTTTTTCGGAGAATGTTCCTCTTGTGTTGCATCCTCATCAATTTGTGTTGTGTCAAACTTTGGAAAGGGTTTGCGTTCCCTCTGATTTGTTGGCAAGGGTTGAGGGTCGGAGTAGTGTTGGTCGTTTGGGTGTTACTATTCATGTAACTGCGGGTTTCATTGACCCAGGTTTTGAGGGTAATATTACTTTGGAAGTTGTGAATTTGGGTAATTTGCCTGTTGTTTTGTATCCGTTTCAGAGGGTTTGTCAGATTGTGTTTGAAGAGTTGACTGATATTGCTAGTAAACCTTATGGGTTTGGTGGTCGTAATAAGTATCAGGGTCAGTCTCGTCCGACACAAAGTACTATTTTTGATGATAAATAATTCTGATTTTTTTTGTTACTTTTTTTATTTTTTTCTTTTTTTATTTTACATTGTTCATTGCTTCTTTGTGATTCACGGTGTTTTCTGTTTTTCTATTGAACATTGTTTAATTTATTGTGTTTTATTATGAAGTAGTGAAACATTTATATACTAATTTTTCATATAACTATATATTATACTCCTACTAATCACTTGTATTTGGAGTATAATTGGTGACATACTTTTATTTATTGAATCTCAAACAGTTCACGAAAAAAAGGGGTAGTATTCTATTAATTTACTACTCTTTTCTTTTTCTATCTTGTACTCCTTTTTTTTAATGGACGTGTATTTCAAGTGTAACTATTTTATTGTGAAATAAAAAATAATAAAGTTTATATATTATATAAGTTATATTGTAAATTAACATTCATATCAACCTATTTTATGGCTATGAATGTAGCAGACGAACGGCTATTTTTAAATAAAATTTTTTCGTTCCTTGTTAATGAAATAAAGACGACCTACTTATTTTAAATAGTCTTTATGTTTTCGTATCTGTTCTTAAATCAATAAAAAAAAGCACATTGTTAGTTTTTTTTGTTTTCTAGTAATCTTAGTATATTTGGTCAGTTTCGTTATAATAAAGTTTCTGGAGAGGAAATTGGGATGTGGATGTATTTTTTTTCATCTTGTTCTCAGTTTCCTCTCTTTTTTTTATTAAAAAAAATATAACATTGTTATATCTTTGTGGTTCCATTGCTCCAACATCAACAACTATAAAACCACACGCCACATAATTAGTTATACCTTAAAATAAACTAAAAAACACTACAAAAAACTCGTAAATCAACCCACACCCTTAATAATATCTAAAAATAAAATATAATAACATAAAACGAAACAGCACTAAAAAAAAATAACAAAATAGGAAACAAGAAAAAAATGTTAGAAGTAATATTATCAGAAAACAATGTCATATTACATGAGGGTTTTCGTTTAATAAAAAGCACAACAACAATAAAAAACAAAAATGGACAAACAAAAACATACCATAACTACAACTGTAGTTTCCCCTACATATTCTACAAAATGTTCAACTGTCCCGATGTAGTATATTTGTATGAACGATTTAACAGAACATACATAACAGATGAAGAACCATCACACTTATATGATTATAAAAAATTATCTCTCCACACTCGCAAAAATTCTGCACAAAAATCAAGCAAGGAAAATACTAAGAAACCATGGGCAAAAATCATTACAGTATCCAAAACAATATTCGGTGACGAATTAGAATTGTACACCTCCTTCCATTATGAATTACATTGTAACAAGAGAGATTACATTACAAACAGGCTAGGTTTACTTGAAGTATACCTTTCTAAAAGAGATGTATAAACTCTTCTGTTTACTACTTCCTTCCTTTTGATTTTTTCCTCTTTTTCTTCCATAATAAAATATAAATACTTATTAAATGGATACATAATAATTGTTTATGACTGTGTTTCGCAACCATAAACATGAAATTTTTTATTTAATCAAAGTCTAAATTGAATAAAAAAAAAGAGAAAGAATGATATATAACATGAAATGAAAGAGATTGTGTTTGGACGATAACGGTTACATTCTTTTTTTTCGGAGTTGAGCTATGAAACCCACAACCACACCATATCTATGATGAAAAAGAAGAATATATGTGCTTGTTATCGTTCCCCCCTCTTTTTTTTGTGTAGCCAAAAAAAAAGAATAAGTTTACTTTTTTTTTTAATCTTCCTTTTTTTCCATCACGTAATTTTGTTTTGGAAAATGTGGAAGGTTAAGAAAGAAAAACATGGGAAATTAGAGTTAAACATTTTTTTTTTCGGAGTCGGAATGAGGTCTCGTTGTTAAAAATTAGTTAATCTGTAAATGATAGTTTATTATGCTCTCTCATTTTTGACTCTTAATTCTTGTTTCCTGCGTCTTTTTTTTATGGTTTTTGTACTCTTTTTTTTTGGTTTACTCCTTTTTCCTGTTTTTTTATTGTTGTTTTCTTTTTTACTTTATTATGAAATAAAAACCTTTATATACTATCACTTATATAAATATGATTATAAAAATATTTTTTCCAAGCATGGAGGTGGCAAAAGTACACAAAAAAAGAAACAAAAACTCAAAATCAAATGGATTTATCATACATAAACCCATCGGAATAAGAACAATAGAAAACAGTCCTCAAGGAACATACATCCTCCAATATAAAAAAATGGGTGGTTGCATAAAATACCATAAAACATTTTCCAACCCTCATAAACTAATAAAGTGCGTACACGTACTTGAAAGAAGAAGATACACATACCAAATATACGAGGAGATTGATTTAAATTAACGAAGAAACAATAATAATAGAGTCAACAAACTCAATAATACACATAAACAGACTAGGCAGAGAAGTGTTCATAGACATATGGGATAAAAACAACAAAAAATACACAATAACAAACACACAAATCGACTACAACATATTCCAAAAAATACTCGCACCAACAATATGCAAAAAAGCAGGAACCACATTCACAAGAGGAAACATAAAATACCTAATACGAAGCCACACACACACAACACAAAAAGAAACACACAACCCATATGACCCACGAATAATGAGCAAATGGTGGGAAAAAATCATACCAAAATTAAAAGAAACATGGCTCAAAATTTAATAGGAGAAAAAAATAGTATGGATTTATCAGAAATAAAACGAATTCTGAGAGGAAAATGGGAATTCAACATAAACCAAAACAAATTAATATGCAAACAAAAAGAAACACACTATATTTTCATAAACAAAAACAACGAAGTATTTCAACAAATCATTTCCCTACTCACAACCAAAGGTATTCCCAACCCAGAACTACAAAAAAACATACCACAACCAAAAATAGAAGTACCTCTCGAAACGTTCCACAGAGTAATGAGGGCATCAATGTCTGTATACGACTCCATGATAGAAATCTGTGAAACACCTCAAGGATTGATATGCAAATCAGAGCATATACGGTTTAAATTAAATGACTACAAATACTCTGAACCAACAAAAAGTGTACGCATAGACCCTCAAATAGTTTACACCGTATCTCGGTCATTCAGAACAAGAGAGAGAATACTAACACGAATAAAATTAACTGAAAACGAAGCAATTATGGAATTAGAATTTCCATGGGTAAACTTAATACTAACTGTACCCAACACACCAAAATAAAAGAAAGAAAAAAATATTGTAAAAAAAAACACTTTTACCCCCCACAAAAAAAAATAAATGTAAACAGGAAGGAATCCGAAAATGAATAAAACAGAAAACAAAAACAAAAAATTAATAAAACTAGACTCAGACCATAAATTATTACAATCCGAAAAAATCCGAAAATCAATAGAAAACTTGGAACTATCCCTCGGAAACGACACACAACTAGAAAAATGGACGTTCAGAAGACTAAAAAGAGCAATAAACAACAAAAACATCATTGTAGACAAAGAATTCCAACGAGACGAAGTATACAAAGTACCCCAAAAAAGTAGTTTAATTGACTCAGCATTGAAGGGAATCTACATCGCACCACTCTTTGCATACGAAGAAAGAGATGAAAATGGACAAACCATCCTCTCAATCATTGATGGACAACAAAGATTAACCTCTGTCAGAGACTTCATGAACAACAGATTAGAACTTTCCATACCATTCGGGGAATATAGTATGTTAAATGGGTTCACATACGACCAAATACAGAAGATTAACCCTGACCTAGCCGACCAAATAGGAGATAGAACACTAGACATTGCGGTTGCAAGAAACATTACAAAAGACCAAGCACAGGAATATTTCTCAATAATAAACACAAGTACGGTCTCTTTAAGTCCAGGAGAAGTATTAAGAGGAATGCCAGACCCTGTTAAAACAATACTAAAACAAATAGTAAACAGTCCATATTTCAAAATTAAAAATTTACGAAAAAGTCGTAAAGGAGAGTATGTTGTGGCAACTAAATTGTTATGGAATCACATGTTCAACGACCCAATTAAACATGAATTCGTAGGTAATTCTATAAAAACTTTTGTTGATTATTTTAACTCTGTCACAGATGTTGAATTATTAGAATATGGAAGAGATGGTGTCTTAGAATTACTTGAATTATATTCTGAGATAACAGATAATTGTCAATTCTCACCAAGGACACAAGGAGATATATATGCCACATTATGTTTCTTATCTTTGCAGAAAGCAAAGGGTGAGGTTAACATAGAACATTTGCAGAAATTCATAAATTGGCTTTTCAGAGGAATTAACAAACAAATATATCCTTACAGATTAAGAGATTCTTTTGATAAATTATCTCATCATCGTGTTAAAAGTAATGGACATACATCTGCAAAAGAATTTGTAATCTTACTAAGTTATTTGTACAAGGAGGAAAGAAAAGCATGGCTAGATTCGCTATAAATTTACCAGAACCTTTACTTGAAAAATTGGAAAATTATTACAGTCATGAATACAAATATGATTTGAGGACACAAGTCATAAACTATATGTATTCAGAATATTGTAAAATAAAAGATTATGATGTTCCTGAACAGGAAGAGTTACCTCATCCGAAGATTACTCGTAGTTGGAAGAGGCGAAAAAAGAATTGGTTACTAACTATCATGTATCCGGATAGTAGTAGGTCTTTTGTGGAACATGATAATTTTGATAAACTAATTGAAGTTATGAACGAATGGAGTAAATACTCTTATGATAAAAGTAAGAAAGAAACCGTACTTGATAAATGTGGTGTAGGTTTGCCTAAGAATATATGTGTCCGTGGGGATAAGTTTAAGGTATATTGTACACACGAATCTGGTGTAAATTCCTTTGGGATTTATGGTACGTTGGATGATGCACTGTGTGTTTGTAATTTCTTAGAATCTAATTCATGGAATGGGAAATACACGTTTTCTCGTTTGAAACGAAAAAAAGTATTAACTAATTCATCAGATTATCCGAATTATATGTTGCATTTAGCTAAACAACATGAATAAGTGACTCTTAAACTGATGGGGTGGAGAGGTGGATAAACTCTCTGTGTCTTCTTCTTTTTTGGTCTTGTTGGTGGTATTTTTTGTTTCCATCTCTTTTTTTTTATATTTACAAAGGTATATTTATTGTTATGAAAAAATATATTATTGTTTTCTAAGTAAAAAAAAAGTTATTATTCTTTTTTTTTTATTTTACTTGTTTGTTCTTTCTTCTTTTTAATCATAATAATATTTTAGTTCAGAGGTTTTTGAATAAGTCATGCCAGAATCAAGATTTGTTTATGAAAATAATAAAGGAAAATTTGTTGTTAGAAATACTGAGTTTAATGAGATTTATGGTACTTTTAAGTCTCTTGAGGTTGCTCTAATCTTTGTTGATATTTGTGTTCGTTTGGGGTGGGATAAGAGTGTTCTTAAGAAGGAGAGGATTAAATTGATAATAAAGTATGAATCTCCTAATCGGTATATTACAGAGACTTGTGGTAAGTTTAATGTTGTTAAGTCTTCTGTTAATGGTCGTTGTTTGTCTTATGGTCGTTTTGATTCGTTGAGTGATGCGAGGGAGCATAGGGATTTTTGTGTTGAGAATGATTGGGATGTGAGTTGTAGGCGTATTTCTTTTACTCGTAGTCGTAATTTGGTTAATGAGAGGTATATTTCTAAGTCGGGGGATAAATTTTTGGTTTCTAAGAATTTTGGTGATGTGCTTGAGAGGTTTGATTTGTGTAGTACTTTGGAGGAGGCTATTGAGTGTCGTGATTTTTGGGTTAGTGTTGATTGGTCTTGGGATTGTGTGGATTTATCTTAATTTTTTCTTTTATTTTTTTTATATTTTATTGTGAACTTGTTGTTTTTATTAGGTTTCTTTTTGTTTTTTGTAGTTATGGTATGTTTTTTTGTTGTTTTTTTGTTGTTTGGTGTAGGTGTTTTGTCTTTTTTTCGTGTTTTCGTGTTTTTTATGTTTCAGTTTATTGTGGATTAAAAACCTTTAAATACTCATAACTACATACTATATATTATACCATTAATATATTCAATGAAACCAAACACAAAAGGAGGATAAAAAAAATGACAAAACAATGGGAAACTGTCAGAGAATACAAATTAAACGCAATAATCAAAGAAGGAAATACCGACCACAACTTTGACTTAATCCGTGAAGAAATAATGAAACAACCCCACAAAACCTATGACATAGAAGAAGGAGACTACTTAGAAATAATCCACAAAGGAAAAACATTGGGATGTTGCGACGGAGTACAAAAAGACACGGGCACCTCAATGTACATATTTAACGATTTAATAATATTCACTGACGGAATAAACGAAGAACTTTATTTCAGAGACAATATAGATACATTAATCTTTATCAAAAAATAACCTCCCTCCCCTCTCCCCCACCATCTAAATATTATTCCATCACAATTTTTCTTTAAAAAAACATGAAGGACATCAAATAATGGAAATAAAACCCACCGAAATAAAAGAACAACTTGATTATTTCTTTGAAATAAGAGAGCATAATACTGGATACAAATACATTCATGAATTTTTAACACTTGTAATCGACAACAACATACCCGTAACTGAATATGAAGAGTTCTATGAAGCCCATAAAGACAAAATTGGTCAAAAATATAAACCACAAACCAAAATGGTGTATAATGGAATACTAAAACAATTTATAAGACAATTAAATCCAACAACCCCTAAAAAACAGGAGGATAACTTGAGTAAAAAGGAAAACACACAACTTAAACCACAGAAAAAACGCATATACGACACGTTCTATGAATTACAGAATGAGAGTAAGTATAAAGTAGATTATTAAGCAGGGTGTAGTTATCATGACAAACAAAAACAAAACATTTACAGAAATAAAAAAATTAACTAAGCAAGTGGATAATTTCACGAAGGAAATACATAAACTAAATAAGGAAAGGGAATTATTTAATGACGATTTATCTGAGAATAAGAAAAATCTTAAAAAAGAGTTATACCTACTGATTTCACAGTTGGATAAAAAGAGTTGTTCTGGAATTAGTGATATAATTTATGTTCAAGATGAACTAGTTATTGATTTTCATGAAAAAAGAGCAAGGAGGGATGAGGTCATCACGGTTAAAGAGGAAAATACTGTGAAATTTGTGGCAGATTATCTAGGTTTATCTGAAGATGATTATGAAGTCTGTGTTGGAACTGTTAGTACATCTAAACTCAGATGCTTTGTATATATGGATATTCCGTTGAAATAGGTGAATGTTGTAATGGGAGTGTGTGTAATAATGAGACGAATAATATGTTTAATTTCTTTGTTAGTGTTGGATGGGTTATGTTTGTTTTCCTTGTATTTTGTACCCTATTCTTTTGTTGTGTATGGTATGAGTTGGAAGGTGAATTCTTTTCTCGGTGCTCTGTGGAGTGTTTGTAATCTTTGTTTGTTCAATTATTTGTTCAAAGGGGAAGAAATGTGTTTGGTTGAGTTTTAGTTGTGTGGGATAAAAAAATAACAACAAGGTATATATTATAGAATATACATAAAATATAATTATATGATTTGGAGATGGTAAAAAATGGACGATTATTATAGTTTATACAATAACTTACTAGAAAACCCAAGGGAAGTAATATACATAAGTAGACATATTATTCAAAACAAAAATTTAATAACACCAAAAATAATTGAAGCAACAGTCACATTACTCGCACATGACTGCCTAGAAAACAAAACAGAGTTTGAAATCAAAGAAATAATGAACACCCTATCGGAACATGAAGAAGAATATCATGATGCCGAAGATGTAGAAGACATCAAAAACATCTTAAAAACACACAACCATGAGGTAGAAGTATATGATATACTGGAATGAATACCATGCACCGACGATAATTGAAGGGGCATATGAGGAAACAGAAACCTCAACCAACAACACCATAGAATGGTACAACTTTTCAATAAAAAAAATAAAAGAACAATACGCTAACAACACAAAATTACCCCCACACATACAACAATTATATTCAGAAGCATTTGCGTATTATATGTCTCTATACATGTCAGACACAGGAATAAAAACGGCAATGGTAAACAAATATTTCACAATCAACTTAGATAAAATGATAGAATCCATATACAATGAAGCATTAACCAAGGACACGGATGAAACAAGACAAAAACAAATATTTTGGCAAGAGACAATGACCAAGTTCCAAACAGATGAAATACGGAACACGGAGAGGAAAATGTTCTTCCACCACATAAAAACTGCAAAAGTGGTTAAAGAGTATTTTCAAGATAAAAATGTGAGAGAAACTATTATTGGAATTATAGATGAAAAAATAGAGAAACCACATATTAGTGTTGGTTATGATAAATCAACTGTGGTAACATTTAACTTATCCATTTCGGAAGAAGAAATGTGGAACTCCCTATCTGATGCTGGGGAATCAGATAAGTTTAGAGTGTTACTCTTTTAAATACAACTTTTTTTTTCTTCTTTTTTTTAAGTACTTTTTTTTGGGGTTTTTTGATTATACTTTAACTCCATTGATGCTTTTAAATGAAAATACTTCATAATAAAGTATAAATACTATTGATTATATAAATATAAAATAACAATTAAAATACTAGGAGATGGCAAAAGAAAATGACCAACATCAAACTACAACAAAAAATAATGAAAGGACGAGAAATGTTCGAACAAATGGAAGTAAAAAAAAGCGGATACAACAAATTCCACAAATTCAAATACTACGAACTCGACGACCTACTACCACCACACAAATACATCTGCAACCAACTAAAAATATACAGCAGACTAGACAGAAGCGACGAATCCATGGCAAAATATATAATAACCGACATGGAACAAGGAGATGACCAAGAAATAGAAACGTACTACGCACCTACATGCGAAGTACTGAATAGTAACGTAACACAAGGACAACAAGAAAAAGGAAGTGTACAAAAATACGCACACAGATACCTCCTAATACAACTATGGGAAATAAGTGAAGGAGATACAATAGATGCAGGAAAAACCGGATTAAACACGAAAATAACAATACCCCCTGAAAGAATCAAAGAACTAACTGCACATATCGGAGACACAATATACAAACAAGGTGGCAACAATAACAACAAAAAAGAACTCATGGAAGAACTCAACAAAGAATTCAAAGCCAAAGAAATAACCTCCCAAGAATATGAAGAAGTGAAAAAAGTTATATTCAATATGAAACAATAAAAGAAAAAAGGAACTGAAAAAAAACTATTTGGGAACACATATGAAAGGAGAATAACCTAAAATTCCCCTTTCATATGTCATTGGGATTTAATGTAAAAAAAAAGATAAAAAACAAAAACTACTCTTTGGAAGATGTCAAAACCATATATTGGAATATGTGCATGTAATGGCAGTTATCAGAATAACCATCAAACCCCTTGTAACTGTCTATATAAATTTTTCGTGATTTCTCCATTTACCAAAAAAAAAATTAACGATATTAAAAAAAATATAATAATATAATTATTCCCTAAATTATAAGGACACTCTTCCATATAATCCCATGTTGTTTTTTATTTTTTTATTTTTTACATTAATTATGGATGGGAGTTTTTTTTTCAGAGTATTCTTTTTCTGGAAAAAAGAGCAACAACAATATTTAGTCAGAAAAAAAAGTCCCCAGAATGATATATTTTCAAAGATATATGTCAAATCATTTTTTTTTTTCAATTGTTGGAAAAAAGCTTCAATGTAGTGCAATAGAACAAAAAAAAAAGAAGAATTCCTTTTAAAAAAAAAGAAGACGAAGAATTATCTCATAAAAAAAAAGGAGAGTACTATGAAACTTGGAGGCATAAGAAGGAAAACAAATTTGGATTTTACTGTCAAAGTGTGAGAGAGAATGGGAGATTAGAACAATCCTTTTGAGTCAAAAAAAAGTGAAATCGTCATTATCTTCCTTTCAGATATTCTTTAAATTGTTTTTATGTAAAACCAGTACGGAATGAGTGTAGCATTTTCTTCAAATCAAAAAATATTTAACACCTAAAATTGTTAATTAAGAAGATAACTAGATGTTGTGCATGATTTGTTTATCCAACAAATTAAAAAAAAGAATGGGTTGGGCTTGTTTCTCATTGTTCTACTCACAAAAAGAAATGTTTTCATTCTACTAATATTCCGTGACTCCACAGTTTCTTTGTGATACCGGAAACTGTGGAGAGTATTATCCTTCTTTCATCTCTACTTTTTTTTCTCCTTCTTTTTTTTCATTTTTATGATTAATTTGCTTTCTTAATTTTTTTCAGATTATAATTAATTAATTTATTTAACTGACTTCTACTAAACCTGTTATATAATGTTGGACTATAATACTCTTAAAACAATACAAAGAAATGAAAGAGACAGTACGTCTCTAACAGAGTTAAAATATGATTTTCATGAAGAGTACGGGCAGTATCTTCGGAAGTTACAAAACGCTCCTGAGTGGGATATTAAACTTTATCGAAATACTGTTAACTGTTATGTGGATATTATGGGTTTGAGGTTGTATAAAATTAGTGGAACTGTGCATTATGGTATTTTAAGGGATAATCATGAGTTGATGGGTGAGATTAATATTAAACGGCTTTTAGAAATGCCTCCACTTAATTTGCATCATTCAGAAGTGGAGTTGTATCATGGGTTGCTAAATGTGTATAAAACTTTTTTAGAAGGGATTTAATGTGCACTTATTCAGAAGTGGTGTTAATGGGCATGTGTATCAGGTTAATGTTCCATCTAATATAATTAAAAGAAAAAAGGAGTATTTTTTGTTATTGGAGGGAAGTCTTGTTTCCAAATCTTCTTCCTTAGAGTATGTACTATTATTATATCAGTTGTATAGTAAATATGGTATAAAAATTGTTTTAATATTAACAGGGAGAGTTGGGGGAGGCATGCAAGACAGTTTGCAGAATATTTATAAAACGAAGAGTAATACTTACATTATTCAAAAACAGATTAATAACAAAAAATATTATTATGGTACTTACAAAACGTTGGAAGACGCCATAACCATAAGAAACGAGTTGCTCCAGAATAATTGGGATAACACGAAAATTAAAAGGGAGGGCAAACGAGTGTTGCCAAAACACATTTATTCTTATGGGAGTAAATACATGATACTGAAAGATAACGAATCTTATGGAATATATACTAAATTAGATGAGGCAGTGACTGAACGAGACTTGCTCATCCAACACAATTGGGATTACAATTTCATAGACTTACTTTAAAAATAAAATAGAAATAAAATGGGAGGTGGGATGATACTAGATAAATTATTAATATTCTTTGGAATCTTATTGGTACTATTAATTATAGGAATTTTGCCTTCATTAGTCAGTGAAGAAAAGTTACATCAATACATTCACAATGTATACCATGATAAAAAAACAAATTTAGATGTGATATTCGAAGAAATACATAAAAAACAATATTTAATAAGAAAACAGATTGTGAATGGTGATACTACTGGTACCATAAACAGTAACAGTACGTACTATTTTGTAGAACCAGTCACATTAATATTTGATATTGATAGCAAATTTGAAAACTGTTCCACTTACAAAGAATACGATGAAGTAGACAGTATGACTGTATTATCTTGGGGTGGAGATATTGAATGTCATATTATAAAAGGGTCATCAAGTAAGAGTGTGTTCCTATTTGCTGACACTCATAGACTGAAATTTAAAATAAAACAATGATTAATGGAAAAGAGGGTGTTATTTCCTTTTAACAATTTTTTTTTAGGATTGGACTCGGGTGGTGTTGTGTTTAAATGAGTAGAATGTTGGTTCGAGCTAAAACTTCTTTTAGGGAAGTTATTGACTCTGTTTTGGATGAGTTGTATAACGATAAAAATTGGGCTTGTGTTGAAGAGGTTATTTTCAGTCTCACAACGTTGAGACGAAAATATGCTTTTAAATTTAAAGAAAGTGTTTGTATTGAAGTGCATTATGGTGAGGAGTTGTTTTCTTTTTCTGATGTGCACTGCTTTGAGGTTACTCAGTTTTTGGATGAGTTTGTAGAGTGTAGTGTGGGGTATGGTGGTTGTTTTAGTAAAGTGTTGGTGTTGGATGCTAGTCGGTTTGGGTTTTGTGTTTTGTGAGGAGTGTTGTGTTTATGTGTGATTATTTGGAGCGGTTTTTGGAAGAGTATTACGAGTTTTGTTCTGAGGATTATAATCTTTTATTATATTTACTTTCTTTGTTGCCTAATTCATATCAGTATCAGTTTGTTGTTAATTTAGTTAATCATTCTCATTATTTGGTTAAAGGTGATTTGGAATGTGGTCGGAAAACGGTTGGTCATATATATTATGCGGATAATAAAATTGTTTTGGAAACTAATTCTTGTGAGGGTGATGTAATCTTGTTGAACTTGCCTTGTTCGTGGGATATTTAGGTTTTTCATTTTTTTGTTGTTTGCCCTATGTGTCTTGTTGTTTTTTCTTTTTTTTTGTATTTTTTTTTTGTTGTTTTTGTTTTATTGTGGATTAAAAACCTTTATATACTATAGGATACATAATATAATATATCCCCTAAGTATAATAATTGTTGTACTTATCAAAGGAGGACGAAACCATGAAAAATATAGAACTAATAAAAAACCTAGAACAAGACGATAACGGCTTCACAATCGATTATAACATCAACAAAGACGACAAAACGTTATATGTTTCCTACGACACATACCACATACTAAAACATGGATTCACAACAAAATACCTGAACACAAACGACTACACAGACATAAACACAATTGACATAAACACCATGAAACTATCACAATTAACCAACCCCATCCGAAGATGGTTAAACGAAGAAGCCAAAACAGACGAATTCGGGGACGAAATAGTCAAGATAGGACACATAACCTTAAACAATGTGAAATATCAATACCAAATAAGTATAAACCATTAATGAAGTAAAAAAAAACTTCATTATTTCATTTCTAGGAGGAATACTCCATGATAATACATAAAAAATATAATATTAACACAAAGATTCTATTAAAACACATAAAACAGAATCTAGACAGACAAATAACAATTATAATTCGAGAAAACGATTACAATTACCTAATCATAAAAAACTATTACATATCCTTAGGTGGCGGAAATACAACAATAGGATATGAAATAATCAGTGACGATGTACTAACAGAAATAATACATTGCCTACAAGAAGATAATTACTACTTCCATTACACAACAAACACAGATTTAATAAAAGAATGTGACATAATCATCAGAAAAACAGATTACAACGACCCTAACACAACAGGAACATTAAAAGAATTAAAAGACGAATTAAAAGAATATATTGTAACCTAAGGGGGAGGGAATGATGGATTTAAATAACAATATAACCTTAAGAATGAAAAAACGAATAAACACCCAACTAAAAAACGGGGAAATAACCAAAAAAGAACGAGACACAAAATTAAGAGAATTAAAGGATTTAACCGACCTATACAACTAAAAAAACAATATTTTTTTTTAGACAAAACCCACAACATTTTTTTTTACAAAGGAGGCAAAAAAACACATGACCGAAACTAAAATAGAATTCACAATAAAAATAGAAAACGAAGAAGACAAAGAAGTTATCAGTTTTCAACAAATTATTGACGAAAACGACAACATAACAGATGGATACAGTTTCAACCCTATCTCAGGATGGACTAATTACAAGAGTTGGGATGTAGGATGGAGTGAGCAGAAGGAAGAACTCAACGAATGGTTAAGGGCAATACATGATTTTTCAGAAAGTCAAAAATTATATGAAACACTCTGTACATTAACACATGAAAATGTTGGTGACCAGTTGAATGTAACTTATTTCTGTGATGGTCAAGTTCACGAAAATAAAGAATACAATTTTGTACTGATTATTGAGGACATAGAGGAATTGGAATAAAAAAAAGAAAAGAAGGATAATTGAAAACCCCACCTAAACAACCCAACCACTAAATGCTACAATACGGAGGTGCATTAAAATAACAAACTATAACGAAATATATAACAACCCCTTCCTACAACAAACAACAATCTCACCAACAACAACACAAATCAGAGCATATGTGGAGAACAAAAACATAGGAATCATAACCCTAAAATACAACTACTACAACGAACTACAAATAACAAACTACAAACCCACAAACAACCTAACAGAATATGAAGCAACACAAGGAAAACTAATCACTGCAAAAATACACTTATTCACAAACAAAGACAACCTACAAAACACACTACAATACATAACACAAAACACATACCAAAATGAAGGAACACACATAAAACTGGTCGTGGTATAAAATCATGACTATAAAAACACGTAAAGCATATTATTATAAATGCATAATAATCAGAACCCTACTAAAAAAAATAAGAATAATCCTATATAAAAAGGGAATAATCAAATAAAAGATTAAAAGGAGGAATAAACATTAGGATAAACCCACAATTATTACAACTCTTCGAAAAAAACACAAAAGACTTCGAAGAAACCACACCACAAGGCAACAAAATACAAGGAAAAATATTACTCAACCATGGAAAATACCATGGCTCCCTACTCATAGAATCAATCAACAACACACCCACACAACAATTCATACAAGGATTCCCAAAAATCAATTATTACAACCCCAAAGAACACAACATAACACACCTAAACGAAATTTACGGCTTCGAAAAATTAGACGGAACATGCATAGGAATATACTTACTAAGAGACAATAACGGAAACATAATAGAACATGTTCCAAAGAGTCGTCAAAAAGCAGTACTTGATAAACACTTCATAGAAAAATTAAACAACTGTGATTTACGAATACTATACAAATACATGCAACACCACTCCCTAGATGTTGTATACCTCGAACTCTACGGAATGCTAAACCAACATACAATCCCACACAAAAAAACATACATAGATGTTCGACTCATAGGTGCCATAGTAAATTATGATGGAACACATCCCTACCTTGCACCACCTGACCATCTTAAACGATTATCCTTTGAACTGCAAATACCACAACCACAAAAGTGGGTTAAAATAGAAAGAGTAAGTGGTGGATGGTATCATGTAACCTTCTTAGAATACAAATACACGATGGATGACACAATACCTCCACACTGTTTCGTGGAAACAATGGATGAAGTTATACAAGTAATAAGAAAGATGTTAGACAAATGTAATGTGGCGAGCATGGGTGAAAAAGGTCGTTTAGAATATGAAGGAGTTGTACTTCAAACAACAAATCCCAAAGAGATGACCTACATAAAAATCAAACCCGACTCCTTTTATGAAGCAGAGGGCAGAGAAAAAATAGACATACCCATCAATGAAATAAGAAAAGAAATACAAAAAATAATCAATGAAAACCTCACAGAATATGAAGAACACTATGATGAAACAGAAGTAACACAAAACATAAAAGAAAACCTACTTGAAGAGTATGAAGAGAAATATGTGGAGCATAGGAGGACTAAAAAAATAATACAAAAAGAGTTACACAAATACTTAAACCACATCACAGACACAAGTATAAACAAAATTGTCGATGAAATACTAGAAAACATCCCTAAAACTAATATAAAAGAAAGCACTACTAGTGGTATGAGATATTTTGCAAAAAAGTATCCACTCTTAAAACATAGGGGTAATGAAGTTTATTTCATACTTGAAAAACGATTAAAAAAAGAGATAACAAGTGAGCAATGAGGTGTAAAATGGGGGGATGGTATGTGGTGTTTACCACATATCATTGCAACTGAAGGCGTTAACATGGATTATGTTTATTTTGTCAGATGTTGGATTTTGTGGTGATTCTATATCCACATCTACTAGTGAATGGTTTTCTATGTGTTTTATGGCTTCTTCTTTAGTGATTGGTTCATGGTTTGTTAGTGGGTTTCTATATCCTAATCCATAGGTGTACTGAAATTCGTATAAATCAGTGTCTATTGATTTTAAGTGTTCTATTAATTCGGTTTTGTCTTTAAATTGGGTGTTTCCTTTGTTCGTGAATGAATAAAGTTTGATTCTGTTCATGGTTTTTACCTCCTTAATATGGTGTAGAATTAGAGATTTTCTAATTCTATGTTTTCTCCTTTTTCCATTTTTCTAAATAATGCATCTTTTAATCCGTTAATTAACCATTCGGGGTGTTCTTTTTGGATATTGTTTAATATGTATAGGGTTAATCCGTAGATTATCACGCTTTCGTCTGTTAAATTGGTTTTTATATTGTTTTCTATTTTTTCTATGTTCATTTTTTTGTCCTCCTATAAAATGATGTGGGGGGGGGGGGTTTATTGGTTGTCGATTAC